GGTAGTCTGACTAACTGGAAACAAGTTACTTGTGGGCGTTACCATAGTGCAGCTATTAAAACAGACGGCACTTTATGGGCTTTTGGCGATAATTATAGTGGACAATTAGGTAACGGTACAACCATTAAATATTCCAGCCCTATTCAAATTGGTAGTCTGACTAATTGGAAACAAGTTGCTACTGGTTTTTATCATACTGTAGCCATTAAAACTGATGGAACTTTATGGGCTTATGGAAATAGTGGTTATGGACAATTAGGCAACGGTACAACTAACAGTTATTCCAGTCCTATTCAAATTGGTAGCTTAACCAACTGGAAACAAGTTGCTTGTGGGTATAGATATTCTTTAGCTATTAAAACTGATGGCACTTTATGGGCTTTTGGCGATAATTATAGTGGACAATTAGGTAATGGTACAACCATTAAATATTCCAGCCCTATTCAAGTAGGTAGTTTAACTAATTGGAAACAAGTTGCTACTGGTTTTTATCATAGTGCAGCTATTAAAACAGATGGGACTTTATGGGGTTGTGGATATAATGGTTTTGGTCAATTAGGCAATGGTACAACTGACAGTTATTCCAGTCCAATTCAAATTGGTAGTTTGACTAATTGGAAACAAGTTGCTACTGGTTTTTATCATATTGTAGCCATTAAAACTGATGGGACTTTATGGAGTTTTGGTAAGAATTGGCAAGGACAATTAGGAAATAGTACAATTGACAATTATTCCAGTCCCATTCAAATTAGTAGCTTAACTAATTGGAAACAAGTTGCTTGTGGAATTGATAATACTGTAGCCATTAAAACAGATGGGACTTTATGGGGTTGTGGATATAATGGTTTTGGTCAATTAGGCAATGGTACAACTGACAGTTATTCCAGTCCCATTCAAATAGGAAACTTAACTAACTGGAAATTTATATATGCTGGTCGGAATAATAATTTTGTTATTTCAGCTTTATATTTATAGGTAGGTGAATTATGGCAACGTCAGGTTTTCAAAGTAATTCAGCTACATTAGAAGGTATTTTTGTTAAAAAGAATATTTTCCTAGAATCTAATTTATGGGCTTTTGGCGATAATTATAGTGGACAATTAGGTAATGGTACAACCATTAAATATTCCAGCCCTATTCAAGTAGGTAGCTTAACTAATTGGAAACAAGTTGCTTGTAGATGTACATATACCTTAGCCATTAAAACAGACGGCACTTTATGGGCTTTTGGCGATAATTATAGTGGACAATTAGGTAATGGTACAACCATTAAATATTCCAGCCCTATTCAAATTGGTAGTCTGACTAATTGGAAACAAGTTGCTACTGGTTTTTATCATAGTGCAGCTATTAAAACAGATGGAACTTTATGGGGGTTTGGTACTAATTCTTATGGACAATTAGGCAATAATACAACTATTGATTACTCTAGTCCTATTCAAGTAGGCAGTTTAACGGATTGGAAACAAGTTGCTTGTGGATGTACATATACCTTAGCCATTAAAACAGACGGCACTTTATGGGCTTTTGGCGATAATTATAGTGGACAATTAGGTAACGGTACAACCATTGGTTACTCCAGCCCTATTCAAGTAGGTAGCTTAACTAATTGGAAACAAGTTGCTTGTAGAGATAAATATACTGTAGCTATTAAAACTGATGGCACTTTATGGGCTTGTGGATATAATGGTTTTGGGCAATTAGGTAACGATACACGTATTAATTATTCTTCTCCTATTCAAGTAGGTAGTCTGACTAACTGGAAACAAGTTGCTTGTGGGAGCTATCATACTTTAGCTATTAAAACAGACGGCACTTTATGGGCTTATGGAAATAGTGGTTATGGACAATTAGGCAACGGTACAACCATTAGATATTCCAGCCCTATTCAAATTGGTAGTCTGACTAATTGGAAACAAGTTGCTTGTGGATATAAACATACTGTAGCCATTAAGACGGATGGGGCATTATGGACTTGTGGATATAATGGTTTGGGACAATTAGGCAACGGTACAAGAATTAATTACTCCAGCCCCATTCAAATTGGTAGTTTAACTAACTGGAAACAAGTTGCTGGTGGGAGCTATCATACTTTAGCCATTAAGACAGATGACTTATAACAGGATTTTATGAAAAAATACATATTCACGGCAGGACTACCTAGAGCTGGAACTACGCTCTTAGGTACTATTTTAAAACAAAACCCACGGTTTGAAGCCTCCATATCAGGGCCACTGGCACGGTTTGTCAGAGCTGTTATTCAAGAGTCATCTTCCCAAGGCGGATATCGCCATGAATGTCCACCTCCATTACGAAAACGGCTTATCCAAGGGCTGTTTGAGAATTATTACAGCGACCCCACCAAAGATGTTGCGTTCAATCATAATCGCGGTTGGGGTTTGTTGCTACCTACTATTAAAGACCTTTACCCCGATTGTAAGTTGATTCTATGTGTGAGAGACATGGGCTGGGTGTTGGATTCATTTGAAACTTTAGTAAGAAAGAATCCTTATTCGTTTTCCTCCATGTTCTCTTTAGATGAAAATATCAATGTTTATACCCGTTGTGAAACTCTATTAAGACCAGATAGGACATTAGGTTTTGCTTACAATGCAGTTAAGCAAGCCATCACTTCCGAACATAATGATTCTGTTTTTATACTTGAATATGACAAGCTGGCACAAGTCCCAGAACTGATGCTTAAAGCCCTGTATAACTTTATTGAAGAACCTTACTTTGAGCATGATTTTAATGATGTTGAGGCTTCTTATGATGAATTCGATGAAGATGTACAGTTACCCGGACTACATACTACTCGAAAAAAAGTGGAGTTTATTGAACGTAAGACTATAATTCCACCTGATATATGGGAGCGTGTCAAAAACATGGAAGTGTGGAAATGATTTACAATGTCATACCTGGAACGTTTAATAATTATGGAATAAGAAATGGAGATATGATTGCCATTATCAATTTCCTGCAATGGTTTAGAATGCAGGAAGACGACCCTACTATTAAACTCCACATAAAATCTAATGTCATAGTTAAAACTGACTATTGCAAACAGTTCTATAAATTGTTATGTGAACTGACCGACTGTTTTTCTCTGACAGAAGGCTATCAAAATCTACCTTATCATGAACTGATGCTTTGGGACTTCAGGGACATTTGTGGGGATGTAGTATCCATTCATAATCCTCATATCCAAAAGAAAAAGATTGTAGTGTTTCCGGTCTATGATTCAGATTACCATGTTTATAGGAATTGGAATATAAGTCTACTTGAATCCATACTAGAAGAGTACACTGAAAAATATCCCGATTATGAAAAACTGCTCTGTGTTAAAGACCTACCTGATTTAGATATAAAAATGTCAGGGTTTTCCATCAGCACCCACTTTATGCAAAACATAAAACATATTATGGAAGCGGAGATATTCATTGGTGGTGATACCGGGGTTTCACATTTCGCTTCAGCACTTAACCTTGGTCCTAAAGAACTAGTGTACTGTTACAATGGCAGGAGCACGGTACATACTTTGCCTTTTCATTTATTAAGTGGTAAAGGCACGTTAAGAAAATACTGGTTAAATTGCTATAAAACAACCTATAAAGGACAGCTAGTGTTATGAAGATATTGTTAGGTAGCGGTTATAAAAAAGAAGAAGGTTTTGTTACTATAGATGACGACCCTATAGTGAATCCAGATTATCTGATAAATCTGGATGATGTTAATATAAAACTACCTTTTGCGGATAATTCAGTTAGTGAAATCAGGGCTTATCATATTTTGGAGCATATTGGTGAAGGGTTTATACCTCTAATTCAAGAGATGTATAGAATATCTGAACATAATGCAATATTGGATATTAAAGTACCCCACCATAACCACGAAGTCTATTATGGAGATCCTACCCATAAACGACCTATCACAGTCAATGGCATGAAATTATTTGACCAAGACTACAATCGGGAACATATAGCGGAGCATAATGCCAGTTCGGGATTAGGTATCCGGTATAAGGTTGATTTCAGAATGCTCTGGTATAATTTTGATTATGACCCTTTTTATATGGATATGATTAAAGGGATTGAACAACGCCAAGCAGCAGGAACTTTATCCAAAGAAGAAGAATTTGCTTTTATGCGTTTAATGCGTGAGGCTAATAATGTGGCAATGAACACTAACATTAAGATGCTGGCTATCAAGGAGTAATGCAGTGGCACAACCTATAAAGTATGACAGTAATGACCCATTATCTTTTATTATAGAATATTTAGAAAAAGCTAATGAGGATGAACTAGCTAATAAGGTACTAGATGTATTTGCCAGAAACTCCAATCAATTGGAGCAGTTTAACTTGTTGGCTAAACTGTATTTGGATTTACGGAACGGTGACAAGGCCGAAGAGTTTTCCCTAAAAGTGTTGTCCATGGTGGCTGACCCGCAAGCTCAATATAATGCTAGGTCTAACATCGCCAAGATGTATAACAACATGAACAAACCTGATAAGTCTTTACAGCACTCCAGCCTGAATAGGATTATTACTCCAGATGACCCAGATACCCTGTTAGAATCAGTATTTTCGTTATACTTATTAGGTCAAAAAGACGATGCTGAAAAGATACTGAGAGATTTGAAAGCTAGGGAAGATACTTTAAGCGAACACCATCAAACTATTGTTGATTTTAACTTGGGTACGTATGACATGGAGCAAGGTCACTTCCTAAAAGGGTTGGCTGGGTTTTTAATTAATATCAAAAAATTAGGCTTATGGTTCTCCAACAGGGAACTACCCTACAAGTATTGGAATGGCGGTATATATCCGGGTAGAACTTTAATCTTGTTTATGGAAGGCGGAGGCATTGGTGACGAGTTCATATCTGTGAGACACATGGATGACCTTAAAAGACTTGGGTTTAGACCTATCTATTATACCTTTAGACCGGACTTATATAAGATTTTTAACCGTTGTGGCTATGAAACGGTATTAAATCTTGATGATGTACCTAAAGATTCCTTATGGACTTACGCCATGCAAGTGCCATTATGGATAAAGAAGACTCCTGAAACTATTATCAGGGAAAATTATCTATATCCATCTGATGAAGCCAGATCTAAATGGCAGTTTATAAAAGATTCTAACAAGTTTAAGATTGGTGTACGTTGGCAAGGTAATGCTAAAAATGAACGTGACTTGCATCGTAAGGTTCCTCTTGACGGGATTATGGACACTTTAAAATCAGTATATAAGAACAAAGATGTAGAATATTATTCGTTACAGATTGGTGATGGTGAGGAAGAGATTGTTAATTACCTTGAATTGATAAACGTATCTGATAAAATAGAATCTTATGATGATACTTTAGCATTATTGGAAAACTTAGATTTGGTTGTATCTTCGTGTACTTCGGTACTCCATGCCTCAGCTATAGTGGGTACTGAAACCATTGGTTTGATTCCAATATCAGCTTATTTCACATGGTTAAGTCCCACTCCTAATAGACCTATTTATACCAGCATCTGGTATGGCGACAATTTAAGAATTTTTAAACAGACTACTATCAATAGTTGGGAAACTCCTTTTAATCAGATAAAGGAATATCTTAATGGATGACTTTTATACTTTTATTGTATTATCCACTATCAATACTGATACAGGTGTTCTTGACAGATTGGTTAGATTTGAGCAGACTATTAACACTTTAAATTCAATAAGGTTGAAAGTACCCAATGCAAAGATAATCTTTTTAGATAACTCTATAGAACCCTTGACACCTGAACAACTTAAACAGATATGGGCTAAAGTAGATATTTGTAAGTATGCTTTCCAAACTTTACCCAACCTTTATTTTAATCAGAGAGGTCTGAAAGGTGATGGGGAAATTTGTATGATGTACGAAGCCATGCAAATACTTAAAATTTCTGAATTGCTTGGAAAACGTGTTTTTAAGTTATCTGGCAGATATTTTTTAAACGAGCATTTTAATATAGATGCTTATAATGATCTACAAGGTAAATATGTAGCCAAGATTAACGCTTGGGACATTACTAAAGATAATTGGGTTACTAGAGAACAAGTTTATTATTTTGAAACAAGATTGTGGTCATTCTGTGGTACATTATTTGATGAATTTTATAATCAACTACCTGTCATTTTTAATTACATGATGAATGTGGATAATAATCTTGAGAAAGCTTATTTAAAATTATTAGATCCAGATAAGATAGTACCTATGGATGTTATCGGAGTTAGTGGTTATTCGGCTGATACTGGGGAGATAAAGATAGAATGAAGATATTGATTTATGGATTATCCGGTTCAGGAAAATCTACGTTAGCTAAGAAATTAGCTGATAGATTAAATATCCCAATTATTAATGGAGATGAAGTTAGGATGCAGTTTAATGACTGGGACTTTTCCATTGATGGAAGATTGAGACAAGCAATTCGTATAAAGGATATAAGTGAGAGTTATGATTTAGTTATTTTAGATTTTATTTGTCCGTTATCTGAATCTAGAGATACACTTAATCCTGATATAACTATTTTGATGGATACAATTGAAGAATGCCAATATGAAGATACTAATTCTATTTTTGAATTTGGTAATCCTGATATAATTATTTCAAAATTTGATTATGATGTAGATAGAATTTTAGAAAGGTTATTAGAAAATTCATGATTGAAAAAGATCCCTCCAGTTATTCCATGTTGACTTATACAGCTATCCTGCTGTTGTCAACATGGGGTTCTATTGTCAATATCATTAACAAAAAAGAATTCAAAATAATGGAAGCTTTGGGTGAGGTATTCACTTCGGCTTTTATAGGTTTGCTGGTATTCTGGTTATGTGAAGGTGCAGATATAGTTCCATTATATACAGCCGCTTTAATAGGTATCAGTTCTCACATGGGGTCGAGGGGTTTATTTCAATTGGAACTTATATTACAAAAAAAAATAAACAAGATAGGAGATTTATAATGAAAAATCCAAGTGACACTAAAAAAGGCCCAGGTCGTAGACCCGCCAACAAACAAGACCATAAAAAGAAGAAAAATAAATAAGGGGGACAGACCATAAAAATATTACCCATAAAAATAGAATCAAATACTATTTACAACGTACTTATGAATGGCGAGTATAGATTGAGGGCAGGTGGTGATTTAATTACGGACGGCTTTAGTGTAATCGTCATTAAGATGTCGCAGCAAGATGTAAAGGACGCTTTAATGCCGTTGCGAAGGCATTATATGGAGCGTATAGGGGATAATTTAGATGAGGGTTTATAATGCGTAATTTTTGGGCTATCTTAAAAGTGTGGTAGTCTGACCCTTTAATAGTAGGATTCATCTGGGGAATACTACTGAGTGCAGTTATTATTTTGTTAATTAATTTACAGACCATTCATTGTGGATAATATGGCTGCAATATTTGATGCCCTTACTGATGAAGATAGACGAATGACTAATCATGTTAATAAAAACCTAAAAGAACAGTTAAGTGAACGAATTAAAGAACAACGTTGTTTTAACGATATTTTTTACAGTGTCAGTAATTTGGATACACCTATACCTGAATTGTTACAGACTATTGTAAATTTGTTACCCAAAGGTTGGATGTACCCGGAAGTAACCGCCGCCAGAATAGTTGTTGAAGACCGTTGTTATGACACCATCAACTTTCGTGAAGGTTTTGCCCAGTTGACGGCTCTGATAGAACTTGATGGTTATTGTTACGGAAGTGTTTGTATTACTTACCTTGAAGCTAAACCAGAACAACAGGAAGGCCTTTTTCTTTATGAAGAAAGTGTATTGTTAGATGCGGTAGCTTTATTAATAGCTAGAATTCTTAAACGTATCAGTCTAAATAAAGAACTGGCTCTTGAATATGAAGAAAAAGCCATACGGGCTGAAGAATTAAAAATAGCTAACAAAAAACTGGCTTTTCAACAGGAAGAAAAAGCTAAACGTGCAGCAGAACTGGTAATTCTTACTACTTTAAAACAGGAAAAAAATAATCAGACAGCGGAACTGTTAATAGTTAACCAAAAATTACGCTTGTCTATCTTTGAGACCATTACCTTAGCACGGCAACTCGGTGAGATGCGTGACCCTTATACTGCGGGGCATGAAGAGCATGTAGGGGATTTGGCAGCGGCAATAAGTGTCGAAATGGGTCTGACTAAAGAATTTCAGGAAGGTATTCGTGTTGCTGGGTATCTGCATGATGTTGGTAAGATAATTATTCCTGCGGAAATACTGTGCAAACCGACAAAATTAAGTTTTGAAGAATTTGCTCTAATTAAAACTCATGTCATGGCAGGCTATGAGGTCGTTAAAAATATCAGCTTCCCTTGGGAAGTGGCACGACCTATTTTAGAACACCATGAGAAACTGGACGGCAGTGGTTATCCAAACGGTCTTAAAGGTGATGAAATATCACTGAATGGGCGTATTTTGGCAGTGGCGGATGCCTTAGATGCCATGTCTACGCATCGGCCCTATCGCCCGGCATTGGGGCTGTTTTTTGCAGTCACTGAAATAGAACGTTGTGCGGGTACTTACTACGATCCGCAGGTTGTAGAAGTCTGTGCAAGGCTATTTAAGGAAAAAATGATAACCGTTTATCATGACTATGCTAAAGTAATATACCCACTTGGACATAAATAAATGAAATCCTTATATTATTTAACCCCAGTAGTGTTATTAATGGGGTGTACCATCGTCCATTATGACGCCTTACCTGGGCAAGGCACTAGCGTTTCCATTTATTCATTAGGGTCTGATAAAGCCTTTACAGACTTTAAAGCCAGCATAGATCAAAAAGGCAGCAGAAAACTATCTATTGGAGCTTTTGATGAAATACAAACTAAGGGCATGGAACAGGTTAATCAAGGATTAAAAATGATGGTGGAAGGGGCTGTTGCGGGGGCTAAATGATTATGAAAATTATTGAAATTACTATTCTTACTCTAGTAGCAATGGGTATTTTATCTTTATTTGGCATGTGGATGTGTGCTTTGTTGAAAGATGATGATGAATGAACTGGAAAAAATAACTGCCGAATTAAGAATGGAACAGGCTAGTATAATCCTGAAAATTCTAGTATATAGCTTTGGAAAATCTTTCTTTTGTGACAATTTAAGATATTCCAGATTTTTTGGTAACGATTATCTAATTACGTTTAATTGCAAGAGAAATTCACATGATTAACAGTAGAGATTTTAAAGACTTATTACCCCAAGTAGCAGACTTGGCTAAACAGTTTGTAGCTGTTTGTGAATCTAGAGGTCTGCATGTATTGATAACATCCACTTATCGTGATAAAGAAAGTCAAAATGCTTTATATGCAATAGGTAGAACTACTCCAGGTAAGCGTGTCACTAATGCTAAAGGAGGTGATTCTATGCATAATTACAAAATCGCTTTCGATTTCGTACCCATGTTATATGGCAAACCTGCCTGGAACGAACTTGGATTATTTACCAAGTGTGGAGCTGTTGCTAAGAGTGTTGGTCTTGAATGGGGTGGTGATTGGAAAACTTTTAAAGATTTACCACATTGCCAGTTTACAGGTGGATTAACTTTAAGCGATTTTAGAGCTGGAAAAACTTTAACTAAAACGTCTTAATTGAATAAATTTGTAATAAAGATCTCCATCTTTAATTAATTCTGTATTAACTATTTTCCATTTAAGAGGATCTATATCTGGAAAATAAGTGTCACCTTCAACATCTATAGGTAGTATTGATAGATACAGACTATCAACATCTTCAATAAACAATTGATAAATCTCACCTCCTCCAATAATAAAAGTCTTAGTACAAGACCGACCTAAAACCAGAGCTTGTTCTTTGTTGTTGACTACGACCACATCACCCGCACCTGGTTCAGTTTCATAATGAAGTAAATCTTTTGTTCTTGATAAAACTATGTTAGTTCTATTTAATAAAGGCTTACCTAATATCTCATAAGTTTTACTACCCATTATAATGGAAGAATATAAAGTTAGTTCTTGAAACCGTTTTAAATCTGTAGGTAATTTCCAAGGAATAGATCCATCTTTACCTATCACTCTGTTATTACTCATACAAGCTATTATTATTAAAGACATTCGGTTATTCCTTTAGTTATAAAATTTGTTTTGAAAACAGCATTAACAGTGATAGTTAAAACCTGTAAAATAAGCCACTAAAAACGTTGCTGGTGGCACGAAAGCAAATAAACCAGCATCAGTGTATTACTTATAAAATTATCTCAGCTTAAACGTTAATTTTTTCAATTAGTGTCATTTCAAGATCATCAAAATAAATCTTTAGATTACTTTCATTAATAACTATTTTTAAATTGTGATACTTCCCATCATTAAAAATCCAACGTTCTATAGTTTCTGAAACTGTATAAGAATAGGGTTCCAAATCTTCGTTAGTATCTTTAATCATTTTCATCTACCACATAATTCATCATAGCTTCATAAATATCTGGATCTATGACATCTTTATAGAAATTAGCCAGTCTTTTAGCTTCAGCTTCTTTAGCAGGTTTATAAACTAGATATGCTTCTTGTTCTGTTTTGTAACAACCAAGATATTTTTGTCTTCCTTCAATATTACATACAGCCATATATGGATTTATTTTACAATCTGGATAATAAGTAACTCCAATACAACATTCACCTCTACCAGCATCACATTTTACTAAAAAGGAATTTACTTCTCGTGGTACTAGTCGGCATGTTTCTGGTGAATAAATTTTATTGCCTTTAATAAGGCAATCTTTATCTATAAACCAATTTAAATCTGAGCCTACCATTAATAAATAATCATGAGCAAAGTTTTGAAAATTCTTCCATCTTTCACAAACAGTGCAGTTTCTGTAAGTAGGATGTAAATTTTTATAATCTTCGTTATAACATCTTCTCAACATGTCACTCCAAACCATATAAATTCTTCTATGCGTTTTTTGGGAATAAATTCCAATTCCAATAAAACCAATCCCACAAACATTAGGATGGTTTGGATTCTTAACATTACCATTTCTTAAATTACCCGCGGTGCAATACGTTTCAGATCCATTTTCAAATATAACTCTTACGTTGCGAGCAGAATTATATTCTAAAACAGTGCAAAACCCAGATCTAGTTGTTTCAAAAACATCGCCTACTTTTATCATAATAAATCCTTAATAGATATCTTACCTTCAATTAATCTAGATGATAGATCTATTCCTTCTTCTAAGGAAGATAATATCTTTTCTTCTATACTGTTCTTTGTTAATAAGAAGTAGTAGAACACTCGGTCACTTAACTGACCTTCACGGTGAATTCTCTTTAACGATTGACGGTACGTAATTACATTATCTGTAATTTCATAGTAGATACAATATGCTGCGTTCTGAAGGTTGAGACCAGTGCTACCACTTGATATATTAATTAAAAATATCTTAGATGTCTTATCTTTCCTGAAATTTTCATACTCCTTTGCTAGATCTTTTTCACCACCATTAAATTTGAGATTCATTTTAACAAGACGTTCTTTTATCATGATGCCGCTTTCTTGAAAGTGAAAAAAGATGATGGCTTTTTGATCTTCTGGTAACTCCTCTATTATCTCAGAAAGTTCATCAAGTTTTGGATTGTCTTTAAAACGTATTGCTATTCTAGATCCATCTTCAAAAACTTCGTATACGAAACCAGAACTTATCTGTCTACCTTTATTATAAAAATTAACAGTGGTTTTTTTATCCTCAATTGTTTCTCTCGCTAATGTCCGTAATGTTTGCATTTCAGAATGACTCTGATCTGAAAAAGGAACAAATCTTTTTATAAAAACTTGCTTCGGTAAATCCCCGCATTCTTTATCAGAATAGTAAATTGATTTGTTCTTGATAAAAGAATGTAATAATTGTTCTTTCCTTTTATCAAGAACAAAGTCTACACCACCAAAATATCCAGGTTTAGCATTGTAAAATGCTTGACGAAACATGGATATACTTGTCCCTAATGTTTCTCCTCTATCAATTAAGTACATTTGACTCCAAAGATCCTGACTATCTTTACCAAGAGGAGTACCTGTAAGTGAATATCTATAAGGTGTTCGTTCACAGATATAATTACAGATTTCAAATGTCAGAGACCGATGATTTTTTGCACGATGCGTTTCATCTAGAACAACCATATCGAAAGAATTAATAAAATCTTTTGCCTTTATTGGATCAAATACTTTAGATCTTTTCTTTTTATTCCTTGTTTTTTGTAAATTGGTCGTCATCACGGACAACCCCTCATAATTTATGACATATACACCTGCTTCTTCATTAAGCAACTCTTGTCTTTCTTTTAAAGAACCATAGAGTTTAACTATCTTATAGTCAGAAAATTGTTCTATCTGTTCTTTCCAATTTTGGATATTGATGACTCCAGGTACTACGACCAAGAGTTTATCTATTTTCTTTTGTTGTTTAAGATAATCAAAGATCATTAATGCTATAACAGTTTTACCCAAACCCATATCAAGATGAAGAAGAAAATTATCAGTAGTAGCACAGAGATAAAAGACTGCTAACTGGTGGGTGTGCGGAACTAATTTTAAATTAGATTTATAACCTAGCTCTTTAACAGCTTCTTCTAATTCCTCTCTTCCAACAGACTTAATCCAATCGTAGTTTTCAAGCTTTCGGTTTAAAAACACATCAACAACACTTTTACGAATCATTTTCTGGATGACTCCCGTTTTCTATACTTTATTTTTTCATTTTCTTTTCCATTAGTATCTCCAGTACTAGGAAAATGAACATTCAGCTCGTCCCAGTAACGATTCTCGTTCATCATAATTGCATCAAGACAGAATTGACCTATTCTGTAGCATTGGCTAATTAGTACACACTGCTCTCGTTCCTCGTCACGAGCTTTAGCAATAAACAACCGTGCTAATCCAATTTTGGACTCAGCCTGAGTTTGGCAATATGCCACAATATTATCTGCTGTTGCAGCTTTACTATAATCTTCAGCCAGATGTTTTAGAGTAATTATTTTAGCATCTTCAGCCAATCTATTAGACTGAGATGCTGTAGCTATTGCTAAATTTCGTTCCACAGCAACACGCCTTAGTTCTTTATAAATTATACCCGTATCTATACGAACATTAGAACTGCCAATTTGCATTAGGTCTGCATAGTCAAGTATTAATAAATCTGGAATGTAGTTTAAGAATCGCTCCATACTATCTAAATATGCTTCAAGCCCTTGTATAGTTAAACCATTGGTGGGGAATCTTTTGATGTATAGTCGCCATCTGTTTTTAAATTTGCTTAATTTATTGGCTATTATTTTCCTACTATCTGATTTATGGTCGATAACAGCTATGGTTATTGTTTTAAAATTGATACTTGAAAACCGATTCATTTCATCCATTTCAAATTTTGCTATTCGTGCTTCATCTTTTGAAGTACTTAGAGCAAACATTCCTTGAATATATTTTCTACTCATTTTCTCTTCTGACATTTCTAAAGATATATGCAATACTTTTAATCCAGATCTTACACATGTTTTACCTACATGGACTAAAAAACTTGTCTTTCCTTTGTTAGCTGGAGCCAGTATCACGAACAATTCTCCAGGTGCTGGACCAAATTTCATATCATCTAAAGGTTGGATGCCTGTTGGAAATGGATCCAATTCTTCACTTAAAAATTTAAGTGATTGGTTTGGATCAGCAAAAAAGATACCTGGATTGAAAGTGAGGACTTCTTGTTTAGATGATGTATTAAGTATAGCTCTAGCATTTTCTAAGTTACCAGATTTTAATGCGCCAGCCGCTTCTATTATGGCTGTTTTCAATAACTGGGAGTTGATAAATTCTGTAATTTGAGATAAGACATAAGTCTCGTTAACCGAATCTTGATTCTCAAATAAGGAATTTAAAGTAGAACTATAAACTCGTTCTGTTTTTGGATCATCAAGATGAGATTGTAACAGATCAGCAATATGATCCTTAGCTGGTTCTTTAAATTTTATATAGAATTCAATAGCCTGAATAGCAATAGTTTTATAAATTGTGTTATCCAAAAGTCCCGGATCTAAAACATTGACTAAATATGGGGCAGCTGTATCTGAGAAGCAAAGTAAAACAAGTAGATTTTCTTGCAGCGAACCTGTTAAATTTTCATTCATAATCTATCTAAACCACGAAAATGCTTCAGACATCTTATCTGTTACATGTATCCCTTGTGAGATAAGTAAACGATCTATTTTTGATTGAGAAGATTTGTGTTTTAATAAAATATCTGAATCTAATTTATTAAATTCCATATTTGGATATGGTAGGGTTATTACTTTGTAAGCTAAATCAAAATGATCTTTGTAATCTCTTTTTGTTTTAAAACTTAAATCAATATTAGATAATATTTTCCTAGCCCCTACATCACCAATTCCTTTTATACCTGGGAAACCATTATGCGTACCTACTAGTGAAGTATAATCAATCCAGTCTTTGGGTGACAGTGGATGATAATCTTTTTTGAACTCTTGTTGCCCATAAAGATAAGTTTTTGCACCCTTTCTTTTATAAATGTAAAAATTGTTTTGATCTAAAATCTGGTATAGATCTGAATCATTAGATATGCAAATGATCTTATCAAAAACTTTTTCATATTTCTTTGTTAGTAGAGAGATCCAGTCATCAGCTTCATATCCACGTTCTTTAATAATGGGAATATTCATTAATTCTAAAAGTTGAATACACAAGTCTTTGTTATAAGTTAGAGCTTCAAAGAAGGAGTTGCCATCTTCGTTTTTTCTACGATCTTTTTTATACTTTGCGTAAAAAGATTCCCTTAAATATGGTTTTCTATCATCTGTTACTATGATGTTGGTAGGTAGGGTAAAATTAATAACTGATGTAAGCATACCAATAAATCCGTATATGCCACCTGTGAGCTGTCCGTTGTAGGACAAATTCTTGTTAGCAGCAAGTCCTCTTATTAAAACATTATTAAAATCAATAAGTACAAGCGTTTTTTCATCTGTCATTTATTCACCTTTAAAAAGTTTTAAACCTATATCAAGTAAACTACCTGATATTTTTTCAGTCTGTGCAAATTTTAATAATACATCTTTTGATGATAAAGATTTTATATTTGATTTTATATAATCCTTTATTTCATCCGATGCTTTTGTTTCAACTATTTTTTCCATACGGATATCGTGGAGTTCAATAGCATTATCTTTACAGTAATTAATAGTCTGTGCTTTTAATTCTGCCCACTTATGAATAAGATTTCTATCTAACAATAATGTTATTTTAACCTGATCTTCTTTTTTTAATTTCTTTAAGTCAACTAACAAATCATCAAAAGAATTAACTTCCTTTTTTATATGAGGTCTTTTTATTGTTTTAATATCTATAAATCTTAATTTACCATCTTCAATAACAGACATTCGTGGCTGGTAATCATCCCCGAATGACACGGGGTGCTGGGTGCCAGGATAATTTACTTTTCGTAATGTTTGAGGAACGTGAATATCACCACTTACTATCTTAGCTGATACATTTTTAAAAAAGTTTGGATCAAGACCACAGTTGAGTTCATGAAAATTAGATACTTTTGATCCAATAATAGATTGGTGTATGAACAAAAATTTTAAATTTGGATCATTTATTATTGGTAGCCACTCTTCCCATTCAATTTCAGCAACTCTACTATGTGGAAGAAATAAAAACTGATCTCTTTTCCAATATGTTGGTTTATCTATAAATGTTATGTTTTCGTACTTGGATACGAAACGTAAGAAACAGTGATTTCGGTCTACTGTATAGTCGTGGTTGCCTCCCAGTATGGATATAGGGCAGTACTTGTCTCTAATTTCAAGGAACGAGTTGACAGTTCTATTAACCAACTGGGACTTATGCTTATCCTTCCTATCTAAAACATCCCCAAGGTGTAGGAAAAGATCATATCCACCTTTATCTAATTCAGCCTTAGCGAAATCAAATACCTTCCAACGATACTCATTACTTGGATTATCGTCGAGGTGCGTATCATTGATAATAAGAATTTTTCTAGTCATTAATATCCACCTTATAATTTATCATTGCTGATAGTATATCTGGATCTATTGTATCCTTAAATACATTTGCTAGTCTTTTAGCTTCAGCCTCTTTAGCGGCTTTATAAGCTAAATAAGCTTCTTGTTGTGTTTTAAAATAACCAAGATGTTCTTGTTTTCCTTTAATCCTGCAACTAGCCCTATATGGTGTTGATGTACCTTCATAATAATTGACTCCAATACAACACTCACCTCTACTAGCATTACTTTTTTCTAAAAAATTATTCACTTCTTGTGGTACTAAACGACATGTTTCTGGTGAATAGATTTTATTACCTTTAATAAGCCAATCTTTGTCCAGTTGGTAATTTAAATCAGAACCAAACATGAGTAAGTAATCATGAGCGAAGTTTTGAAAACACAACCATCTTTCACAAACAGTACAATCTTTATAAGTAAGTTGTTTTTTCTGTGTAAATTCTGAATAACATCTTCGTAACATAGCAAGCCAACAATTATAAATTCTTAGATGCGACGTACAAGAATAATTTCCAATTCCAATAAATCCAATTCCATAAAATTTAAGACTTGGGTATTTAACATAACCATTTCTTAAAGCACCAGCTTCACAAGTCGTTTCAGCCCCATCTTCAAATCTGACTCTTACATTGTGAGCATTTATATACTCTATAACAATGCAAGAGCCAGATTTGTTTGTTTTAAAGGCGTCACCAACTTTAATAGAAGGTAAAAGCATTAGGCATCTTCTTCTAGTTCTACTTCTGAGTGTGTCAATTTCTCTTCTTGTATTATGTCAAAAGTATCTCTGTCGTAATCACGGATTAATGATCTCTTACCATAAAAGATACTAGATATGAGACTGTCAGTTGATAATAACGAAGATGCTGTTTTGGATTCGTGTGTGGAGTAAGCTGTCAATATATTGTACAACGTCCATAAGTCACAAGGGAACAGATTTGGATCCAATAACGTTTCAAGTGTTTTGTCTGAAAACTTTTTCTCAAAGAGTTGGAGTGCTTCGTCGTAAGTGATTATGATTTCCCTCCAAGACATCCAAAGGTCATAAAGATATTTACTATCTTCTATTATTCTAGCTACCTTACCCTGTAGTGATGTTGGATTGAACCCTTCGTCAAGAAGCTGGCGGGAATTGAATCCAGCCACAGCCTGGCCGACTACAGCACCATTACTGCAAACTTGTCTGAACACACCTAACTGCAATTTAAATCCACTAGCATGAGCATAACTATTGTTGAGAAGTAAGTGAATTTTATTAGTGTCACCATTTCCTAAATCCACTTCAGGGAATTGGTCAAGTGATATTTTAGCCCGTATAATAGCTCCTGATTTTATAGACGTCACTTCAATCTGTGGTTCAGCTCCAAACATCAAGTTTACACAATCACTTACAGTCTGCAACGCAGACTCGTGCCTAATCAGGAAGGATTTTGAACTGTGTATACCAAATAATAAGTCATGTTCTGAACTCAGAATTACCTTTTTCTCATCGTATTCGTGGTGTTGTGCTAGTTCGGGGAATGCTTGTATATAAGGCAAGAATTCAACTTCACGCCTCCACAAATTGTTATTTTCAAGAATATTCATAATAAAGATCTCTTTTTATTTTATTGGTTTTAAACGAGCTTGTATTATACAAAATATTAACTAAATTAACAAGATGCTCTTTGACGTTTTTTAAAAATATATTCAGGTTGGTTCTGTACCTTTTTTACATTAGCTTTACTTAAAAAGGTAGTTAAAGGCAGAAGATACAGATCTAAATAAAGAATATGGATTTCAACATCGTGGTGTAATTCAAAAATATCTATTCCATTTTTAGATAAACCTACTAAAATAGGTTTATTATTTTGACGGGCTATATATAAAGGGAGTTTATTATAGAACTCACATTCTTTTAAAAGTTTATTCCAGTGCTCAATTATTCCACTCTTGCTTGTTCTAAAAATTAAACTTTCTAAATTTAGATTTTGATAATGCTTCACTTCTATGTAAAACATATTGGTGAACTTATTACCTTCAAATGCGGCTGAAACAATATCTCCAGCTTGGCTGACAAAATTTTTACCTGTGTAAGATAGAACAGTGGCTCTACCGCCTGAATTTTGAGAACGAATCAGCACATCTTCACGTTTACCATTGGTTATCCAAAGTGATAGTTTTCGTGCAATTAGATTTTCCATCTGATTGCCCTTTTGTTTACTACCCCCTGAGCGCATGGTTCTTTAATACTTAGATGATTTTGGAAGGAAAGATTTTTCAATGTCTTGCCACAGGGTTACTATAGCAGAATTTAAAACAGTTCTAAGTTTTTTTGCTTCTTCTTTATCTTCCATTATTTTTTTGATACTTTTCAATTGAGCTGGAGTCAGTTTATCAGTGTCATTAATTCCAATACCTAATTTTGCTGATACAGTATGTAATTCTTTACATGTTTCTAGAAAAGTTATTCCAGCTTCTATATCGTCAACTCCATAGCCAAAATATACGGGATATTCGCAGGTACGAAAGGGTAGACCTATTTTATTTTTTTTACAATTGGCTTTTACCATGATACCTATAACACGATCTATACCTTTTATGGTCTTTTTTAATTTTTTTATCTCGGCTAACCATAGAATGTGTGTAGCATAAAAATCCATAGCTTTACCACCTGAACGTGTATATTTTTCACCAAAAGTCACACCTATGTTTTCTCTAACTTGAGATATTATCATTAAGTGAATAGTGCTTTTTTCAAGTGGTTTAATTAAACGTCTAAACATTTCAGACATTTTCTTTTGTTTACCCATAGCGTATGTACCTTTATCAATTTCACGTTCTTTTTCAGAACGATCTGATAGAGCATCAAGTGAATCTACAATAAAAAGAGTAGGCACTTTTACTTTTAAAGTAATATCCATCAGATATTCGTGTAGAAATTCTACAGTATTATCTCCTTCACAATCTATAAAAGTTATGGAATCTACGGGCATACCGATAGCCTCAGCATAACCAAGATCAAAAGCTGCTTCTGCTTCTAAATAATACACTTGTCCATTAGAGTATTTATTTAAAAAATTAACACAAGCTTCTATAGCCAACAGAGTTTTTGAGCTAGATTTATCTCCAACAATATTAGACATTCGTCCTAATACCCAACCACCACCTAGAACACAATCTAATAACTGACAACCACTAGAAAACATTTCAATGCCTTCTTTATTAACTGTTGCAAAGTAATTAGATTTTTCTGGTAGAGTTATTGCAATAGTTGGTCTTGTTTTTTTAATTTCCTCAGACATAAATAATTCCTAAGATAGGAAAAAGGGGCCTTTATTAGACCCCTTTGTGCGTATTTTATTTGTTGCGGTTACGGAGTCCTGCTAATCTGGAAGATGTTGATGGAGGTTTTGGTTTTTCTTCCTCTTCCTCTTCCTCTTCTTCTTGTTCTGGTTCAGGTTCCTTTATTACTGGTTTTTCAGGTTTAGCTCTTCCAGTTTTAGGTTTAAACATTTTTTTGAGTTCATCTGCAATATCAATAACCAAGTCATCCAGAGTTTCGTATTCACTGGGATCTATTTCAGAACCCATAGTTTCTATTACTTCTATTAATTCATTTTCATCCATGTTTTGTAAATCTTTTTCAGTTAAAGATTCAAGATCAATTTTTTTAGCTTTCTTTTTCTCAGGAATTTCATTAGTTTTAACTCCACTGGCAGGAGCTCCACTAAAAACAGCGGTCAGATAATCATAATCGTAGAAGATTAAATTTTCAGGTAATGAATTTTTACCGCTGATTTTGCTCCATATTTCTTCTTCAAAATCTTCAATTGCAGAAGGTCGTCTAGCAACTTTAATTGCATATTTGGTAGTCAATGAAGTTCCTTCTCTGACAACATCCAAATCATAACCTTCTTCAGGACAATCTACGGGTAATACTTCTCGTGTATCATCATCAACGGCTTGCATCATAATAGTTTTATCTAATGATGCGGGCATTGACCAAGCTTTTAAAACAGGTTTGGATTTGCCTTCCCGAACTAAAATATAGACCAGTACACGGCTAGCAGGTTTTAATGTTTTAGCATAATCAGGATCGTCAACAGCTACACGTTGTCTTTCCTCACAGATTGGGCAACGTAATTTGGTTTCTCCAGTATGAGGATTAACTGTATTGAAAGGACAGATGTAGGCATCATTATTTGGCCCTACTTGATAGTGGACGAAAATTCGGTAGCCATAATGATCTGCATTTTCCCAACCTGGAGGTAAAATTCTTACACGATTTGTTCCTTCCGCTGGTTTGAATAAGGGTATGCTTGCAGTTAGATAACCGTCACGAATACCACTGTCTGCTTCACTGATCTGTGATTTGGTTTCTTCGTAGGTACGTTTTCTGTATGTAAATTTAGCCATTGTAATTACCTTCTATTGTTTAGATTTAATTGATTATGTGTCGGTATGCGTTTTGGATTGCGTTTGACAGTTTATATACTATATTCTTTTTATTTTCTCCTATTAGTTAAAAATTATTCTGCTTTTCTACGGGTGCGGAGTTTGGATTTGTTTTTTTCATATTCTAGATCTGAAACTTTGTTTTCAGCAGTTTTTATGTTAGTAGATGTATAATATCCAGCTATAAAAAGATTACACAATTCTTTTAATAAAAAGCCTTTAGATTGAAACCCCTCTTTTAGTGCAGACCATTCATCTGCTTCTTTTTTAGTATCAAGGTAGTATTTTTGGGCTAAAATATATTTCTCATCACTTTTGACCAATTGATCTATTAAAGCTTCAGTCATCTTAATGGCTTTATCTTTTAAACATTCTTGTCTAATAGATAAAGATACTTCAGAATAAGATCGTTCAAGGTCATATTTTGCTGATTCCTTGTAATTTGATTTTATAGCGGATATTTGAGCTACCTGAAAGAACAGCTCAGCTTGCTGAGATACCTCGGTATTGAGATCATTTTCATTAATAATTAATCTTTCTCTAAAAATTTCTAATTCTGCATTAGTTATCTTCATAATAATAATTTTCCTAAAGCGAGTAAAAGTGGAGCCATTTTTTCAGATTGTCTAAATGGTTCAGAAAAAGCTTCAACTATTGCAAGGACTTCTTCAGCTTGTTTTTGAGTCTTAGTTGATAAAAGGACTTTACTCATGTATGCTAAGATTACTAAACGAATTGATTCTGGATTATTTTCTGTTAGTTTTTTTATTATTTGAAGTACATCAATGTAACTGATTCCTTTTAATAAAGCTCTACACAGCTCGATAGTCTCCCCTTCTTCTGTATCAGGTTCTTGTAATACTAATCTAATTTCACTTATTTCAGTAAGACCACGACATTTTGAAAGCATTGTTAATGCTCTACGAGGTGATCCATAACAGGAATTAGCAATAACAGATAAACCTTTTTCAGGTATATCAAGTTTTTCTTCTGAGTTTACAAGATCTATTAAATCAAAAATATCGTCTGCACTTACATCTGCTAAAGCATAAACATGACATCGTGTTTTAATATTATCAGGAACTTTATCTGATTCAGTTGTACAAAACATAAAGTAAACATGCTTTGGCGGTTCTTCAATTATCTTTAGTAATGATGCCCATGCAGGTTTGCTACAGAAATGGACTTCATCAAGTATAATTACTTTTACGGGGCTTATGCCAAAGGCCGAATATTGAAGGTTCTCTTGTAAACTTCGCATAAAGTCTATGCCATTGTTTGAAGCGGCATCAATTTCTAAGATATTAGCAGCATCCGCACCCAATTTATGAGCAACAATACGTGCAAGGCTGGTTTTGCCGACTCCAGTACCTCCAACAAAAAGTAGAGCATGAGGCCATGCTTTTTTTCTTTCCAATTCTTTGAGTGATTTTATAACATGATCCTGACCAATCACTTCGTCAAGATCTTGTGGTCTATAAGCTACGTGAAAATCAAGATTCATTTTTTCTCCTCTTTTTATTCTTTATACCCGCTTTAAATCCATTCACAAATCCATGTAAATAATTTAGTAATTCTTCTTCATCTTTATTGAGATGATTTATTCCATCTCTTAGCGAGTCTTCAGTCTTTTCATGTAGAGCTTCAAGTGCTTTGATGACATTAAGTGTCTCATTCATAAAGATGGTATTATGGTTATTTTTGAAGCTATATTATACAAAATATAAAGTAATAATGCAAGGCTATTTTTTTATAAATATTCACGATAAAAATCGTAATTTTCGTGTAATTTAGTAGGTACAGAACAAAACTCAGTAGAAGTAAAAACATCAATCTGCTCCTGTTCATACCAATTTTTTCCATAACTCATTTCGCAAGTTAAAGGTATATTTAACCATGGGTAGGAAGAAGTATCTAGCATTAACTCTGCAACCAATAAACATGATTCTTCTAATTTAGAATCTTCAACATAGCATGTTAAATCATCATGGATCATCATAACTATTTCTAGTCCAGAATCACACAATTTATTCATAGCATTAACACAAAGTCTAGCAGCTAGACTTTGTATTGGAGTGTTAATTATTTCATTGAATGATAGAGGCCCATGTCTACGATGACCTAACATACTTTCAACATAACCATATTTTTTATAAAATCCAACTAACCAGTTCTGCCATTTTTTTATACCATGAAAAACTTCCCAAAATTCTTCATTAATAGGTATTAAAATATCTATAGGTATATTTAAACCTTTAGCAATATTATAAACAGATGCTCCATAAAATTGTGGGAAAGTCCATTGGTTTTTAATTTCGTTACGAAACTTCTTAATGGCTTTGGGATCATTTAAAAATTCTATACCTCCTACTGCTTGTGGATATGCTTTGGCAATTTTTTTGCACCATTCTAAATGCACATCATAATCTTCCCAAACCATTTTACAAAAGACAGGATCTTGGGATGCTACAGCAATAAGACGTGCTTCAATTTGACCATAATCTGCACAGACCATCCAATGCTCTTCTGGTGCTTTTATGATACGTCTAATTTCTTTACCTTTACGATTTGGGAAGTTTTGGAGATTTGGGTTTTGAGAAGAAATCCGACCTGTACTAGTAAATAGATGACTAAATTGAGTATGAATCTTTTTATCTATAGTGTCACTGTGCTTAAAAATAGGATCAATATAAGTGCCTTTCTTTTTAGTTAATGTTCTATTTTCAAGTAACAGTTTTCCAATTGGATGTGTTATTCTTGCTAAGACGGATTCATCTGCTGACTCTTTTCCTATAAAGAATGATTTATCAAGATTACAGAAATTTTTAATAAAGACTAATACTTGGGCGGGAGAATCATAGTTAAATACTTTATATCTAGTTTCGTACTTCTTAACGTCAGGCAGTTCTTTTATTTGATTATGAATCTTATCTAATTTTTCACTAAGATCATTAAAGATTTCTAAAGTGGCTTCTTCATCAGGAACAACTCCGTTAATTTGTGTAAGTACTAGAGTAGCACTTGATCTTTTTAGATCATTGTAAGGTTTTAACATTCCTATTTCTTTTAGAATCTCAAGCTGTTTTTTATATAGCGAGTAAGTCCATTTAACATCTAGACCATTATAAGGAAGTATTTGTTTTAAAGAGTGTTTTTCTAAATCAGTTCTATCTAAATTTGATATAATCTTTAAATTGAATCCAAAGTATTGTCTTATCAAAAAATCTAATGAATGAGTCCGCATCAACTCATTGATGCAGTAAGCCTGTGCCTGAGAACATTCCCATTTGTTCCAATCTTTTAATATCTCCTTACCGAAAATTACTCCAAGCCACTCTTGCTCGAACTTACTATTATGGGCCACTAGTTTTTTAACATTTAAGAAAAACTCTTTAAGACGGTTATGTAAAGATTTAAATTGCTTGCTATTCCAAGTTCCTTCTCTGTACTGATAAGGGAATGCAACGGTATGTTCAAATGTCCCAATAGATATGGAAAGTATTCTTGAATCCGGTTGGTAAGGACTCAATTGATTCGTTTCAATATCTAACGAAACTATATCTAGCTTTTCAAAATTATCTAGCCACTTAAACACGGTTTTAAGATTTTCATCTGTGGGAAGTTCAACCCATTCAATACCCAAAGTTAATTCTGATTTTTTAGGTATCCATGGAGGATTGTAAGAATTTAAAAAATTATCTAATTCATCAATATGACTTTGAAAATATCCATCCCATTCACTTGTTTGGGTGTATGAACTACCATCTTTCTTTCTTCTTTCCCTATGCTTGCTCATTATAAAAGCTGGATCATGGATTGGATATAGCCAACATCCATATGTGTCTATTTTTACAGGAATAAACTTACCGGCATATAATCTTTCTCCACCTTCTAATCCAAACCAAACTAAGGCAGAAGTCCCTACAGCTATAATTATTTTAGGTCTGGATTCAAGAATATCTTTCTCTATTCGTAATCTACAACATGTTAGTTCTAATTCGTTTTCATCTTTCTTAGAATAGCAATTGAGTATAGAATTAAAACGCGATCTATCAAAAACATCTTGTGTTAGTTTTTCTAGAAGAAACTCTATTGAATCTCCTTCTAAGTAGGATCCTATTTCATCTTGAATCCGTGTCATCTTAGGAAGTAAAAAATAAAAATCTGGATTTTTCACACCTTCAGCATCTAGTTTAGGAGACTTTAATTTAGCTCTATTCAGAGGACAAATTTTACATCCAAGTGCTCTAGCAGAATGGATCGGCATCTTTTTCGAGATGGTTTTGTTGTTTTTGGTATCATCAAAAAAAAAGGACACTTTAATCTCCGATATCAACGGTGCGATTCATTAGAGCTATATAAGCTCTTGGATCTATAGTATCTTTATAAACATTGGCTAGTCTTTTAAATTCAGCCTCTTTAGCTACTTTATAAACTTGTCTAGCTTCTTTTTCTGTTTTATAAGATCCAAGACGTTTTAATCTTCCTTCAATATGACATCTAGCCACATACGGATTTGGCTTACCTTCAACATAAGTAACTCCGAGGATACGTTCACCTCTACTAGAATCACCTTTTTCTAAAACATAATTTATTTGTGGTGGAACTAAACAACATGTTTCCGGTGAATATATCTTATTTCCTTTAATAAGCCAATCTTTGTCCAGTTGGTAATTTAAATCTGAACCCACCATTTGTAAATAATCATGGCAAAAGTTTTGAAAATTAAACCATCTTTCATCTACAGTACAACCACGATAAGTAGGCCGTTTTAATTGAGCAGCTTCGTGATAACATCTTTTTAACATATAAATCCAACAATAATAAATTCTTGGATGTGATGTACAAGAATACTCCCCAATACCAATAAATCCAATACCAAAAAATTTAAGTTTTGGGTTTTTAACTCTACCATTTCTTAACTGACCCGCTTGACAAATTTTTTCAGTTCCATCTTCAAATCTGACTCTTACGTTAATAGCAGAATTATACTTTATAACAGTACAAAAACCAGATGTATTCGTTTCAAACCTATCTCCAACTTTAATCATATTTTATTCCTTAATTAAAAAGCCTTGGTTGAGATCAAGTGCAAGAAATTACCATTGCAACTCTTGCAGGCTATAATGCCACTTGTGTAGCTGATACAGATGTGGGTCATTTTAGGTAAAACTCTATTCAATATTTCTGGATCAACTTGGAAACGGCCTGATTCAAGTAGAGTTGCAACTTCAAAGCTATCATCACTCCTTCCTGATTTAGAAAGTGTGTCGAAGAATATGGTTTTATCTTTGCTTTCAATCTTGGTTATCATTTTGTCTTCAGGGGATACCAAAATACAAGCTCTGCTTATGATATTTTCTAATTCTTTTGTTACTTCTATAAAAGAAGTAAACTTATTTTCTAAGGTACCTATCAAGTTTACAAAGTCTGTCTTAGTATCAACGTCTATTAAACGGGTAAATATAGTCGTATTTTCATCTATTTCTGCTATTAAGAATAAATTATCTTCATCTTCTGACACATAAAGATCTATATATTCTATATCCTCATTATCTGTTGGTTTAGCTTTTATCAATCTAATAAGTTGTTCACAAAAAGTGCTTGGAATAATTACATCTATAACAATGTTATCCATGATATTGGGAGATTCGTACTTATATCTGCTGACAGTAATTCCATCAATTGAATAAAACTCTAATTTTCCTTCGTCAATAATTAGCCTTACCCCGCTCTTTTCAGGAGAAGATAAATCTTGAGAAATACTTACCAGACAACTAGCTAGACCATCTATAACATCTAGTGGTAAAGATATTTTTTGACATGATATTATGTCTGGCATAGTGAAAATGAAATCCTCTTTAGGTAAGGTAGGGAAACTCATTTTTGTTCTACCACTCTTAAAGATAATTTCATCCATCTTTTTAACTATTTCAACATCATTGCCTGAAATAGAATTCAGCATCTTTATAAGCAGAGCAGCGGGTATAGCACATTCTATATTATTTTTGTATTTTACTTCTATAGCCTGTAAATCATTGTAGGCTGTCACTTTAGTAGAATCAAAACAAAAATGGGTTAAGATCGGGGCAAATGATCTAGTCATGATAAAGGGATAAGCTTTATCTAAAAGATTTGATAATTCATTTTTATTCACTAGCATCTTTATTTTCCTTTAATTTTGGGTAAGATAATTTTATAATTTATTGAACCTAACAACTCTGTTATATTTTCGGTTACTAATAAATTAATTTCATCTGTTGAAAGATTAATTGGGACTTTTAATTCCAAATCCAGTAATTTAATAATAGGTGAGACTTTTATTAATTTTGTTTCAGGTAATTGTTCAGTAGTTACTGTTATGGATAGTTCTTCTTCTGATTCCACTACAACAGTACTGGATTCATTAATGATTCTTGTTTGTTGTCTTTTTACCAGTTTGATTTCTTGTTTAACAGGAGTTATTTTTTCAACTTTAGTCTTTTTAAATATGGGATCTGAAGTAATTGATTGTTCTAGTTCCTTTAAAGTTAAATCTGTTAAATGAACTCTATTTTTCAATACATGTTGGTAATTATTTTCAGAACTTTTTTGTATTATTATTAACTTTTTCTTAGCTAATACCATTTCAGGTAAAAAATCTTTATTAAATTTGTCTTCAATAAAATAATCATTAATGGCTAAACAAGCAGAGGCATAATTATCGTAAGAATAAGATAAAAGAAATTTTAGATTGTCTTCTCTTTCAAAAATTCTATCAATAACAGTATAGATTCCAGGAACAGTATTTGAAGATGACGAAGCAGTACCTGCTAAATAAATATTCCCACCTTGTTCATAATTAAAATTATCTTTATAGTGATTTTTTAATTCTTTTTCTGCATTAATGTAAAATAAGGCATTAACAGTATCGCGTTCTAAATATCCAACATTTTTTTCAGCAGACAATTTTTCTATAGATGAATTTAAAGATGAGATATATGAATCAATTATTTTTCTATTGGATGGAGTTAAACCATAATAATGACTTGGACTAATAACACGACCTGCTGTCACTGCTATGCTTTTTATTCTATGAGGAAAATAATCGTATTTAACGACTTCATTATTCTTAATTACAAAATTTGGTATTTGAATATGGCCTAGTCTAGCTCCAAATCCCCAAGTACTGGAATCACAACTATAAAATGGATATAGTTTTAATATATCAAGAGCAGTTGCAGCAAATCCATGAATCTTTACACGAGGTGATCCATCAGGAAGTTGAATATACTGCTCAAATACTCTTTTAATCCATCCCTCATACGGAGCAGCGTAAGGTCCTTTATTGACACCCGCTACGCCTATGTATTCATAGGCATCTATCATTTTAGATAACCATTTGAAATCTTCAAATAAATGAAATGCAGGAATAGGATATAATCCATTTGATTCCATGTATTTAAGTATGTCCCAACTGTATCCAGGATGACCAATCACATCTAAAGTCACATAGAATGTAAGATTTTTAGATGCATGTAAGTATCCAATATACTTGTCAAGCATCGTTTTAAAAAATCTTGTTCTGATTATATTGTAATTTAGATTTGTATTACTTCTGAAGGATTTATCTTCGTAGTGCTGAATATAACGAGCAAAAACTGTATGTGCTCCACTATCGAGTGATAACCATAACTCTTTATCTTTCATCTATTATCCATTTAAATTTTGCTGTTTAAGCCGTGTTTTTATACAGTGCTATGGTGGTATTACCGCCACCATTTTCTAATCGTCAGCACGTTGTTTTAGTTGAATTTTTACAGGTTTTATCGTGTACTTCATAATTCATTAAAACAATATAAACTCTTGAATCAAGATTCTTTTTATACATACGAGTTACTCTTTTTATTTCAGCTTCTTTAGCATTTTTATAAGCTAAAAATGCCAATTCAATTGTTGGAAAATGACCTAATGATTTATTCTTTTTATTAATGTAACAAAGAGCCCTATAAGGGCTCTTTGTTCTATTTGACCAAGATACTCCAATTGGAAGATTATTATTTTTACTCTTATAACATGTCATAATGCAGTTCAGTTCTTGGGGCAGTAATACACACGTATCTTTACTATAGATTTTATTATCTTTAATAAGAATATCTTTGTCAAGTTGCCAATTTAAATTAGAACCATTCATAGCTAGATAATCATGACAAAAATTTTGAAAATTATGCCATCTTTCATCTACTGTACAACCAATGTAACTCTGTTGTTTATCTTGAACCTTTTTAACATAACATCTAAAGAGCATTGTACTCCAAGTAAAATAGATTCGTCTATGAGACACCGACGAATATTGGCCTTCTCCAAGAATACCTACACCATGTGCTGCCATATTTATTCGTAATTCCTTACACAGATTCCTCTTGCATGAAACGGCACTTTATACTCTGTTAGGTTCTGGTAACGGACTGTCAAATATTTACCTATTAAGTTCTCTTTGTCTTTAAACCATCTTGTTCTTGTAGCAGCATCGCCTTTTGGCCTCACATTAAATTCAGCACCTAACTTTGTGGCACACGTAAAAATGATTTGATTTTCTTCTTTACCTACACCACAGTATCCACCTGTGATAATAAATTCTTCTTCAAAGTAATCCTTTAATTTTAACAAATCATAAGATCGATAATCTACTTTGTATAAACCATCTTTGTTGCGTAACATACTACCTTCATACCCTTGTTCTACTGCTTGGATATGAAATTCTTGAATTTCATCATAGCTATTTACTTTTATAGTCTCAACTAGATGTATATTTTCAGTAGAGCTACCAAACCATTTATTTAGCTCCTCAAATCTTTCATAATAAGGAACATCGAGTCTCACAAAATCATAGATATGAAATTGTATAGGATTATCTGATATGTTTTCACGAGATGTTAAAACTCTTTTAATCCTACTTACTATTTGATTCAGTGGTAAGTTTGGATTATATAATTCTCCATCAAGTATTGTTCCGACAGGGCATTTTTCAAGTATCTGTTTGCTAAAAATATCTAAGGTAGTAAAAGGTTTGTTTTTTCGTGAAGTAAATTTAACTGTGTTATTAGGCATAACTTCTGCTAAACATCTAACCCCATCCAGCTTTCGTTGTACGTATGCGGGGTATTTAAGTCTATCAGGGTGTTTAAGATATGACTGTGCCAGCATTGGTAGTATTATCTTATTTTCATTACAATCCTGTAAATCTTTTCGATAACCTTCATCTCGTTTTTTTTCAGCAGTCGAATCTAATTCAGACCATGCCTGCATAAGTGGAGAAGTTTCATTGCTCTTACCAATATTTTTACCTGATCTAATATGTTTGACAGCTTGTTGTTTCTTACCGTCAATATATCCATGTTCTACTACAATGTCAGCACTTTTATCATCTTGACTTTCAATCCATCCTGACCAGACTTTAATTTTGCCTGTTGATGACTTCCCAAATAGAGTTATTTTATTGCTTATTGTAATCATTGCCACTCCTTTTATATTGCTTTAAAAACATATTATACATAAACTATACAGTCAAGTCAAGAGTTATAACTTGTTAATTAATCATTAAATTCTACTACACGATTCATTAAAGCAACATATACTCTTGATTCTAATAAATTTTTGTAAAAATTAGCCAGTCTTTTAAATTCAGTTTCTTTAGCTACTTTATAAGTTAGATATGCTTCTTGTTCTGTTTTGTAAGAACCAAGATATTTATATTTTCCTTTAATACTACATTGAGCTATATATGGATTTATATAACGTTCATCATAAGTAACTCCAATACGAAATTCACCTCTATTAGCATTACATTTTTCTAAAACATTATTTATCTCTTGTGGTACTAAACAACATGTTTCTGGTGAATAGATTTTATTACCTTTAAATAATATATCTTTATCCAATTGCCAATTTAAATCTGAAATCATCATTAGTAAATAATCGTGACAAAAATTTTGAAAGTTCCACCATCTTTCACAAACAATACATCCAATATAAGATTGTTGTCTTGATTGAGTTTCTAAATCATAACACCTTCGTAACATTTGAAACCAAACCATATAAATTCTTGGATGTGATGTACGAGAATAATTTCCTACGCCAATATAACCAATTCCAGAAATACTAGGATGATTTGGATTTTTAACATGACCTCCTCTTAAATTACTTGCTTGACAAATTATTTCAAATCCATTTTCAAATCTAACTTTCACATTTCTTGAATCTATAAATTCTATAACAGTACAAGATCCATAATTATCCGTTTTAAAAACATCTCCAATTTTAATCATTTTTTAGTTTCTCTGAAGTGTTGATTATATTAACCCATTCTTTTATAACACGCATTTTACTGTGGGGTGTCAAAACTGAATCAAAATGTAGACGAAATCGATCTATCTCATATTTCGTTACTTCGTTTAGACGAAAAATTCTTAAGACAGTCTCTTTTAACTCGAAAGGAGACGAATTCTTATTTCCATAAATAGATAGATTGTAACGAGGCATTTCTTATTTTAAAAAACCTTGTAGAACTATAGATCCATTTTCATTATCTTCTGAAACAGATACTTTATCTGCATTAAAGTGAGTTAAGATTAATTCAGCCAGTAATTCACAGCTTGTTGTACCCATATATGGTATGTTGTTTATTTTATTGGGGAAAATAGTAGTGAGAAAATCATTGACTCTATGTTTTAGTTCAATAAATTCAATATTACGATCTGAATGATAAACTGGAATTACTACTTCTATATGAAATATATGCCTGTGATAGTTTTTTAAATATTGGCATTCTTCTGTATCAAGTATATCTTTCCAACAATGAAGTCCCTCGAATGTGGTTTTACAAAATATATATCTTTTCATTCAATTTAGCCTTGTCATAGAAGAAATAATATGATGGAACATATTGGGTATAGCAGCAGCACTTTTAGTTTCCACTTGTTCTCTATTAACGTTTATTAATTCAGATAAATAATTATTATCCATTTTTTGAAAAGTATCTAATAATTTTAGAGTGTATTGTGTAGAGTAATCAGTATTAGCAGGATATCTAAACAGGTCTAAGAATATTTCAGGATATGATAATGCATCAGGAACTATGGGGATGCAACCTGCAAAAAGTGATTCAATCATACTGATTCCAAAAGTCTCTTGTTTGGCTAAAGATATACTGTATTTGCATTGGTTTAATAGAGTGTAAAACTCATCCTTAGTCTTAGTAAGATTTTGAGTAATTTTTAATTCATAGCCACGATTCTTTAATTCTTTATTAAGGAAATCTAATGAACTTTTACTTTTTTCTTTACTAAGTCTATGTGGAAAAGCTACCCAATTTTTCTTATGTTCAAGTTTTGTATTGACTAAAGATATTGAATCATAAAACGGTAAAGATGTCACTTTGATTTTTTTATTAATAGATATATAATCTTTATCATCTAATTGTGTTCTCACAAATTTAAGAATTAAATTTTTATGGAACTCCGTTGCTACGAAAATGGTATTTGAAATTAAAAGCCAACCTGTTTCAAAATTTTTTGACCAATTTTGGACACATTTTTGATAAGTTAAATCCCACTCGTCCCAAGTTCCAGCGTGCAATATGCCAAATATTTTTATTGATATTTCTAACATGGATTCAATATATTTTAATTGCTCTATACCAGGATTCCACAAGTCGTGAAAAAACACTCCAAACTCAGTTTCACCCTCATAGTGGTGATGTTTAATAATTTTTATTATTTCACACATCTGGGATGTTTTCCAAATGCCTGTATTTAATGGATTTAAAAAATGATGATTATCTATTGTATTTGAATCAAGTTTACTTCCATAAACAGTTATATAAGTTATGCCATTTTTATCACCTGAAAGTATTTTATTTAGATAAGATCTAATCCATTCATCCCATTGTTTGCTATAACGGTTTTCTATCGGTTCGATTGGAGCATTGATTAAAAACATTGTTTTATTCCTTATTATAAACATTTAGTATTTGAGTAGGCCAGTTTTGTATCTCTTTTTTTAATGATTCTTTACCCGTGTCCCCACTCATGTAGAAATCGAAAAGGCGACATTGTTCTGAAATAATTTTCATATTTTCAGCTAATAATTCTATACCTTTTATTATTTCAATGTCTTCGTGTGTAATATCATAATCTATTATTCCTTTTACTGAATTATGTATATCTGATAACATTTCATCTGCTAAATTGCTGATCTGATAATGCACGTAATTGTAGTGTCCTCCACTCATTTTGTTTCTCCTATCTTATTGAGTCAAAAAATTCTGTTCGAGAAACTAGGTTCTCAAAACAACCAAGGTATGCAGTTGTAGATATAGTGCTGTTATGAGTTTTTACTCCCCTAATTTTCATACAAAGATGCTGTCCTGTAATATGCACTATACAGCCTTTTGATTTAAGACTTCTATCAAGAGTTTTAACAATATCTGTTGTTAATTGCTCTTGAAGAATTGGTCTAGCTGCTAGTAATTCAATAACTCGTGGTATTTTACTTAATCCAATAACTACATTATTTGGAATATACGCAAAATTTATTTTCATCTCAACTGGGAGAAAATGGTGTGGGCAAACACTCCAAACATCTAAATTCCTGAACGTTATCATTTCGTTATAATCTGCTGGAAATGTTGTATTAAGAATCTTTTCCATTTCTTTTTCAGAATCGGGACTTAATCCTCTAAATATCTCTTTGTATGATCTTGCTACTCTAGCAGGGGTTTGTGCAAAATTAGGATCATTTAAATCTAATCCTAGAGTTTCTAATATGGATTTAAAGTGTTGTTCAATATCTAATAATTGATTAGGTGTCATATTATTTCCTTAAAGTATATCCGATTATTTTACATCGGATATACTTTAGTTATTTATTACTCTGTTACTTGTTCTTTTTCCTGTTCTTTTAACAGTTTAGCTGCCTTACGCTCTTCATTCAATTTTTGTAATGGAGAAGTAGCACGTTTTATTTCTGTTTTTATATCCTCATTAAAGAAACAATGAAAACCAGCAGTATCAATGAACGCAGAAACTATTGTTTCCAATTCTTCTTCTGATTTGGAATCTATTTTTATTAGTATATAATCATCTGGTATGGGGTGTTTTGGTCCTTGTATTTTTTCTTGTTCTTCTATCTCTTTTTCTTCTTGCAAAACTTCGTTGTGGTCTTTAACATCGTTTTTTCCAGTAGCCTTGTCAACATGCTTTTTCAATTCAGCTACAGACCACTTTTTATCCACTGCTTTTTGAGCCATAGCAAGTTGTTCTTCTTTGGGTAATGATAAAATATTTAAACCATGCCAATATTCCAATTCTTTCTTAGTAATCATTGTTTGGATAGCACTTTCAAGCTTTATAAGTCTCAAAGCATTAGCCACATGGGGTCGTGACTTACCAATTTGTTTGGCGAGTGTTTCTTGAGTAAACTTGCCTTTTTCCATAAGACTTCTCAAGGCGTATGCTTCTTCTATGGGCGATAAATCAGTCCGTTGTAAGTTTTCAATCAAAGCTAGTAACGAAGATTCATTTTCAGTATGAACAGATATGATTGCTTTAATGCGTTTTTTATCCAATAAAATATGTGCCCGCCAGCGACGTTCACCAGCAATCAGTTCATATTCTTCTCCATCTTCAGCCGGTTCTTCTAACAAACGAACTGCTATGGGTTGAATCATGCCATTAACATCAATGGATTCAGCCAGCTCTTCTAACTCTTTTTGGTTAAAATCCTTTCGGGGTTGGTTCCGATTAGGGACGATGTTTGAAACTTCTACGAATTTCAATTCGTCAGTCAGAGTTTCAGTGACGGTTTTTCTTTTTAAAGCACTCATAATATTCTCCAATTGATAAGATTAATATGTTTTATAAATTACAAATAAATAAAATCATGGCTTATTATATACAAACTAAAACCGCTTGTAAAGTGTTTTATAAAACTTTTTTAGGGGAACAAGACCCCGTTTTAAACGGAGTCTTATCTTAAGATATGCACTTTAGAGTGCATTGAGATTATTTTTTAGTAATAGAAAAGACTTCACCAGCTGCATTGACAATTTGGCCTTTTTTGACAGCAGCTTCAAGTATACGGAGACTGTTATACCAGATGATATGAGCAGAAGATCTTTTTGCAACTACGTTAAGTTTTTCTAATTCATCCATTAGACAATCGAGAGTTAAATCAAAATGGTCAAGAATAATTTCCCGCATAATGCCACTGTTGCTGGGTGCTGAAACTTTAGGAGTTTTAGGAGTTTTAGGTTCTTTTGCAGTTTTAGGAACTTTAGGTTCTTTTGCAGCTTTAACAGGTTTTGGTTCTTTTTCAGTTTTTTCTTTGATTGAACGGATTCTGGCAGGTTTTGCAACAATTGGAGTGTAAGCAGCAATAACTTCATCTAGACCATCCAGTTCAGGTGGTACCCAATCATCATTATCAATATTATTCTCGAATCCATCTGCAAAAAGTATGTACCAATCTTGAGCTTCAGGATCTAACGCGTCCCAATCTTCTTCTGGAGCTTTTGACAGCAAGAGAGCAACTTCTTTTAAGTATTCAAGTTTATCTTCGCCTGCATAAGGCTTTTTTAAAAATTCTTCTATCTTATCATATACTGACATAATTATTTTCCTCTTATTAAAAGTTATTAGATTTTTAATTAAAAATCTTAATTAAAATGAGCGTGAATTGTAGTTCAAAAATCTTATAAAGTAAAGAGTTGATTTAAATTAATTTTACAGTTTAGTAAATGGATAATTCCCCTTAATTTCAGCATTTAAAAATTTGCCTTTTGAATCGGCATCTAAAAAGTCTTCAAAAATTTTTAATGGCACATGATTATACATATACTCGGAGCCATTTTTAAATTCAACAGTTAACTCCTTGCTTTCTTCATTGTAAGACAGACTTGCAATATTACTGGATGATACCTCAATTTTTTTCATATATTACTCCTATGTTAATAATGTGTTTTAAGCGTGTTTAAATTTCAACGGTTATCAGTGCATAGCTATGTTTAAAACTAAGCTTAAAACGCATTTTTAGTGGTTATTTAACGGGATTTTCAGTCATCAATATCGACTACGCGATTCATTAGTATTGTATATATTTCAGGATCTAAATCATCTTTAAATAAATTACCTAACCTTTTAAATTCAGCTTCTTTAGCTGCTTTATAGGCTAGCCTAGCTTCTTCTTCTGTTTTGTAACTACCAAGGTACTTTAATTTTCCTTCAACGTTACAAGCAGCTTTGTATGGATTTGTTTTACTACCAGAAGGAGAAACTCCAATACGAAATTCACCTCTACTAGCATCACTTTTTTCTAAAACAGTGTTTATCTGAGGTGGAACTAAGCAACAAGTTTCTGGTGAATATAGCTTGTTTCCTTTAATACGAAGATCTTTGTCTATTTGCCAAAATAAAGCAGATCCAAACATTGATAAGTAATCAGGAGCAAAATTCTGAAAATTCCACCAACGTTCACATACAGTACAAGCACTATAAGTAGGCCATACACCTCTAATAGTTTCATTATAACATCTTCGTAACATCTGAATCCAACAATTATAAATTCTTGGATATAATTTACAAGAATAATTTCCAACTCCAATAAATGCAATACCATAAATAATTGGATGATTTAGATTCTTAACCTGACCATTTCTTAAAGCGCCAGCATTACAAATTTTTTCAGTCCCATCTTTAAATCTAATTTTTACATTGTTATAATCTATATATTCCATAACAGTGCAATTACCAGATTTATTTGTTTTGAATACATCACCTATTTTAATCATGCTGTCTCCTTTATTAAAGCTTTTGCCTGTGTTACTACTTTTGGTGCAAGAGTTTTACCAAGGAGTTGTATAACTTTGTCTTTGTTTTCAACTATATCTTCTAAAGTTTTTATTCCAGCAGCATCCAACTTCTTGGCTTTCACTATTCCAATTCCATCTAACGAAACTAATTCGGCTAGACCGGCTCTGACACCATGTTTTACACGGAGTGCAATAATAGTTAGTTCTTTAGAACTCTCCCAACCAAATAATCCATTCATCCACGTTAATGCTCCAATTATTCTATCAATATCAGATCGTAATTGTCGTGAGTAAATATGGATTCCTTCTTGTTCAGTTAGAACATCATATAAATCTGCAGCAATAGTACTTTTAGTTATAGATTTTGATACTAGTTGAGGAATTGTATCTAAAACAGCTTCAGAATAATTCTCAACGAATTCTATATCTTTAGCAGCTATATAACCAGCCTGCATACTTGGAGTTGTTCCAAGAGTATAGGAAATAGCCAAATCACTAGACCAGAGATTATGATTATAGATATTCATAAAATTCATATACCAATGAAAAACATCTCTTGGATAAAAATAAAGAGTAGCACTTATTTTACCTAACGAAGTAATCTTAAACACACCAGTATCTGTAAGTGTTAACATTCTTATTTTAATAAGATCAGCTAATACTTGATCTATAAACCCATCTTCTAATTTTAACTGAATAGCTGCCAATGATCTTAAAAACCAATGTCTTAGTGTTTCCCTATTCCAAACCTCACCATTGGATATTTCAGCCAGTACATGAAATCCTAAAATGTCACTGTTAATCAAAGTAGATATGATATTTCGTGGATTATTTATTTTATATTGCCATGAAGAAACATTATCACAGATAAAATAACAACGACCTATATCAGACCAACCTAAACGACCACAACGTCCAGCAGCCTGCAATATATCTAATTCATCTATTTGACTAAGACCACGTGTGTTACCTACAATAATAACATTGGTAGCACAGGTGTTGCAGTTATGTGTTAAGATTTTATTAGCAAAAAAGTTATGGTTCTTTTCTACAGATAAGTCTATATGGATATTTTCTGATTTTCGCTTCACAATAGATGTTATTTTCATAATTTTTTAATATTTTTTTAATTTCAATTTGGAATTTATTAAGAACAGCTTGTGGAGAATCTTTCCTATAATTAAAAGGAATTCTTATAACATGCCATCCTAATGATTGTAAAAATAAATCTTTTCTATTATCACTTTCTATTTTTTCAGGACTTGAGTGACATATATCTGAATCTATTTCAATAGCAATTTTAAATTCAAGAATAGCAAAATCTATACAATATCCTCTATGACATTTACCATTATTATCAGGTTCAGGATAATTAAAATCTATTTTAAAAGGTAATTTAATAATGTTTATCCAAGAAATTATTTTCTTTTCAAATTTACTAGGCTCTTGATACATACCAAGATAATGCCAAGCTGTATGTTCACGTTGAAGTTTTTTTGATTCTTCAGTATGTTTTTTCCCATAAAAATGATTATCTTTACCTGATTCATTTTCATTTTTTACACGTCTTGGGAATGTTGGAGTATTTTGATAATGGGCTTTCATTGTCTTGCTTATCTGTTGTTTTGTTTCATTTGTTTGTGCAGGTCTTAATGCAAAAGATGCTTTCATTTTTAATGAAAATTCTTCTGTTTTCCAAAGTTCTTTATTTTGTAAATTACGCTCTTTAACTTTGTCAGGATTAGCTTTGCAATAGGCTTTTGAAGTTTCTCTTTTATTATCTTTCCATTTTTGACTAACTAAAGGAGCGTTAGGATATTTAACTTTGTATTCAGTTAATTTATATCCATGCGTAAAAAATAAATGTCCATTAGTTATTTGTTTACATTGTTTACCACATTCTCTACAAGAGATTGTTTCATATGTATCATTTTCAAACATTAGCTTCACCATTAGCTTACCTTAGGATTAGCTTACATTAACATTAACTAAAATCAGTGTCAAGATTAAACAAATCTTCTTCCCCTGTAAGATTTTGTGCTTCAATTATTGAAAAAGAATTATCTTTATTTTTACAATAAAAAGGATGTTTTCTATCTACAATTATTGTTTTTCCATTTTCTAATGTAATAACAAACTCATTAATAGGTCCATATTCTAAGACATTAAGAATATTATCTTGTTCTAAATATCCTTGTTCATTCCAAGATAAAATTTCATCATTGATTTTAATATCTTTAGCTAATTTTTCTGTCCCATTAGACATAGTTACTAATGTATCTTTTGATACAGAACCCCATGCCAAACCGCTGGTGGAAATTAATACTTGTAAAGATTCTTTAGTATTTTCAGCAAAATCTTCTAAAAATTGTGTTCGGGAACTCATTTCTAAATCAGCATTATAAAATAAACAATCAATTTCTTGATCTTTAAATTTAGATTCAAGCATCCGTCCAGTATTTTTATCATGTACGAAGATTAGTGTTTTCTCATTTGGATTTTTATAATAACATTCAAGAGCTAGATTCAATTTATCTTGCTGTTGGTCAGCATATCTTAAAGATGTGTCATATTCTAATAAATTCCATTGAATAACAGTGGGTCTCCAATTATTATTTATTACTTCTGTCGGTTTACCGTTTAGTGTTGTAAGCCAAGTCTTAAATTCAGATACATTTGGCATAGTAGCAGATAGCATCAATATCTTAGCTGATGGTACTAACTTTGAAAATCGCATGATTCCTACTTCAAGTGCATGTCCTCTATTTGTAGTAAGAAGTGATGATTCGTCGGTAATTATCAGCCCAATATCAAATAACCAATCTGATTTTTCAGATTTATAATTTCGTGAACGGGAGTTATGTAACATAATTCCACCTTGTCCGCCAATCCAATTTTGTATTGGGTATGAAACATTTTTAGGTTGTATTTCAAGATCATATACAATATCTTTTCTTAAAAATTCTATACTTTTAATTTTGACAAAATGTAAATGTGGATTGAGATTGTTTCTTTGTCTTGGGTTATTTTCATTAATTCGTATATCCCATGTTAAATATTCTTTATCTTTGTATATTCTAGTATTTTTTATTACAAAACTAAATCTTCCAACTAATAGTGTTAAATTTTGAATATCTTTAGATAGTTGAAAAGATGCTGTTCTAAAAAGATGTCTATTTTTACTTGAGTTATCAAAAAACCCATCACCGCAAAGCATTCCATTTAAAAAGGATTCTATTTTAGATGCTTCCCAAGTAAAAACAAAATCAGGAATAGATTTTTCACGAGATAATCCACCAAACAAATGTCCTATGTATTGCCATAAAACTGAATTCACATGCAGTGTGTGTATTATTCCACCAATAGGTCTAATATCTGTTTTTGAAGTAATATTACCACCAAAAACTTTTTGTGCCCGTTCTAAAAATTGTAAGTTGTCATTTTTTTGCTCTATGGTTAATCTTGGGCCACGAACACAGCATCCATCAGCAACAAAAAATCCCAATGCCCATGCTAGATCATTGTCAACTTCAATTTTTGCTGGAAATTCTAATTTAGAATGATATGCTTTTACTTTTTTCATTTCATTTATATCTAATAAACCTAATCTAAATGAATTTTCAAGTAATATTAATGGGAGATAACCTCGTTTTCTCCAATCATTTATTCTTTGTGTTGTCTTACTTAGACGTTCGTTTTCATATTTTATTGATGGGACTGCGCTAATTAAATAAAAATCATTTGAAAAAAGATTTAGTATTTTATCACTTGTGAAAAATGTTCTAGTTTTATTTACTATAGGTAAATCTAATAACAGTTCAGCAAACGGAATTATAGATTTAGTTGCTAAAGTTTCAAATCCAGTACTTATAGCAACTTGATCTTTTTCTATATCAATATCTTTTAATATTTTAGGTATTAGTTTCTTTGTAGTTTTATCTAAGATAAATAAATTATGGCATTCTGTCATTTCAACAGATCTTCCTCCAATTAAAGATACTTTATAAATATCTTTTGGTTCTATTTTAATTCTTCCAGTTATTTCAGTCGGTAAGATTCCTTTTCCTTCATGGTAAGAAAATACTTCACAATCAATATTATCTTCAACTATGTTACCAATACAGTCTTTCCAAACATTGCCGTTTTTATAACAATAAAGCTCAGTTTCGTATGGATACGAGTCGGTCATTTCTGATGTACAACAAATAATATCAGCTTCGTTTAGTTCTTTAGCTTTTGTTTCTGTTAGAACAAAGTCTCCAGTTAAAATACATATTTTATAATCTTGTCCAAATGATTTAGTCCAGTCGTTAAATTTTTCAAGAGTTAATGCTTTTAATGGTGAGACATAACAAATCTTCTTTTTGTGTACTTTTAATGTTTCCCAAACAAATAATTCAGCAGATATAGTTTTTCCTGTTGATGTAGCTGTTCCTAATACTAAGTTACAATCTTGATGCCAATAACCGTGTTTTAAAATTGTGGATTGCACACGATTGAATTGCTTAAATCCATATTTAAAATGTGGAAAATAATTATTTAAATAACAATCTTCAATCTCAACTAAATCTGTCATCATTTCTTTTGATGCCAAGTCTTTTGTTGGTTTATAAACAGGTTCAATAGAACTTTGTACCGATTTAATTGTCGAATTTAAAGATCTTAAATGATGTTCTGTTTTTGTACCACAGTTAGGAAATGCAGCACAACCCATGAATTTTACACCTGTAGCTTTAACAGTTCTTTCAACGGTATAAGAACCACATTTTTTACAGAATATAATCTCATTAGATATTTTAATCAGATTATTTACTCGAAGAGTTATTCTTTCAAATACAGTAGTGTTACCCTCTGTTCGTAATACTTTAGGTTCCTGACATATAATTTTATTTGCAATAGTGTCGTATAAAATGTTACGAATGGCGTCTTCACCAATATCTCTGGTTTTGCCAGTACCATCAACAGTGGTATAGATATGTATTTCAAGTGAAGGTTTAGATTTTAAAGTGGCACAGATGACTAACTCTGTTCCTCTCTTTGGAAGTTTAAATTCCCATTTTAAAAAATCGTGTTGAGGAGTAAAAAAAGTATCTGCCCAGTTTTCAAATTGATCTTTTGTTAGAGCAACAAACATGCTTATGCCTTTTATGAATTAATTGGTATTTCATTATATAAAAACTATAATAAATAAGCTAGACTGTATTAATCATTTATTTTGTTGGAATTCTAGATTATGGAGTCGTTCACGGATTAGAGTACAATATTCTGGATTTTTTTCTATAAGAACGTAATTTCTATTTGTGAATAGACATGCTATTCCTGTTGAACCTGATCCAGCAAAAGGATCTAATACTGTGTCACCTTTTTTTGAAATCATTTTAACTAAATGCTCCATTAATTTTAAGGGTTTTACAGTAGGATGTTTATTACTTAAGATTGAATCTAGACCTAAATTTCTTTCACTCTTTACAGATTTTGTTGAGTAAAAATATCTAGATATTTCAATATTTGGAAAAATAGATAAAACTTCATCTGATTCATCATGCATTACATTTGACGGATATCTTCCTAAATCATTGGGTATCCAAGTATCTTTAGGATTTAAATAATAACTTGAAGCATGTTCTCTCCTTTTTTGTTTTGAATTATCTATTTTTACATTATCTACGTCTCCAAATCTAACATCATCTATATTAAGTGCTCCTGTTCCCCAACGAACGATGTTCTCTGTTATGGTATGATATAAAAGTGGCTTCCTAGCCAATGTTATAGGTTCAAGTGCTGGTTTTAAGCAAGAAGCAGAACCTTCCCATTCACCTTTATCATCTAATATCTTATCTATACTTTTACCTAAATTGACTCCTTTTGGAAACCCACTACCATATAGCCAAATGAGCATATCTCTTATTTCAAAACCAGCATCTTCAATACGCACAGCCATTCTATGCTGAGTTTTAGTTCCTGAAAAAGATAATAGATGTCCTCCAGGTTTAAGTACCCGTAAACATTCTTCCCATATATCTTGAGAAGGAACATCATAGTCCCATTTATTACACATAAATGAGATTCCATAAGGCGGATCTGTTATGATTGCATCAATAGAATTTGAGGCAAAATTCTGCATTTCTAACAAACAATCTCCCTGATAGACTTTGTTAGTCTTAAATCTATTTTTGTAATTAGATTTTAATTCTTCAAACTTAGACATTATTTATCTAATAAAGAGGAATTATCAGTTCTACTTATATAACTCAAATCTGAGACATAATGTTGTATTTTGTTTTTTGAATCTAATTTAAATCTAGCTTCAAAATGATAATAACCTTCTCCTTCCTTAGTTAGTTTTTGTAAGGCTTTTATGATTTTTTGTTGAAGGTTATGTTCATCAAGATTAATTAAAGAATCATCTGTTATAATTATTACCATCTATTTTTAGGATTAAGATTTTCAATTAATTTTACTAAAATATCACCATGACAGGCTTTTGGTTTACAACAACACCCTAATACTTTATCTTGTAAATTAGGTAACATTTCTCTAAGATGTTCAGCTTGTGGAGAATTAGTTATCCATTCTTCATATTTTTGAATAACTTCTTCTCTGTTACCATCTTTACCTATGATAAATGGATTACCCCACTGACCTGGACGTCTTATATCTACATCATATTTACTATTATAGGCATTTACTACCTTAGTCATTTTAATTTATTCCTTAAGAAAGATTTTCCAAGCGTTACGTTCATAAGAATCAGTTGTATAGCCATTTTTTAATAAATTTTTTAACAGATTTTTATCTAAAATACTTTCTACATAAATTGTTTTTTTGAAAGATTCAAGATGTAGAATCATTCCTTTAAAATAACCTTGACCTTGATATTTTTCTGGTATAGAAACGTTAGCTACATCAATTGTGTTATAAATAACTCCACCCAAATTGTGATAACCATGCCGTAAATAGACCTTGATATGTTTAGTTTCAATCCAGGTATTTTTTACATGATTATCTATAAAATAATCAATGAGTTTTAAAAGTGTCTTATCTTTCATTATGAAACCTCAGCGTATTTAAAATTCTCAATTACGAACGGAGTGTCATTTCCGTATTTCTTTTTATACTGTAGGTACTCGTTTTTATTCACTAAAAAATAGACGGCATCGTTTAACATTAATCCATTAAGACTAGCCCTTATTTCATAAAAGTTTTTATATATCTCGCTTTCTTTTGGTTTTAGATCAATAAAAGTTTCGTGATATTTTCCTTTATGCTGATTACTAAAGTGAGACTTAAACTTTTTAAGAGAAATATTTTTACTGGGTAACACTGTGACATCTAAAATATTTTCAATTATTTCAGGATAATTGTTGAGTAAGAACGATAATGAATCTTTATTTACGTATCTTGTGTATGTTAAATAAAACCATTTAAAAACATCAGAATGGTTTTTTAAGTTATATAATCCATTTCTTGTTTTTGAGAATGGTACTTTGTCATTAAGAACTTTTGCTATTTTAAACAAAAGAATAATTTCATTATTCTTTATGGCTACATGTACTTGGAATATTGCTCTTTCATTAGGGATTATTGTTATAGTCTTTCCGTATTTTGTTCTCATAAATCCCCTTAATCATCTTATTATTGAATTTTCACGTTCACCTTCGACTCTTCTTTTAACTTTTTCATAAAAGACTTTAATATCAGTAAAGGCTAAGTCAGCTATGCCTTGAAAACGACCTGCTATGAAAGCTGTTTGAATTGAATCATCGTCAGATATAACACATTCTTTAATACCATTACATGTAATTTCATAATTTTCTAAATCATTAAATACATTGTGAATTAATTCCCATTGAGATACATTAAAACGGCCTTTAAGTAGTTCTTTATCTACTAAATTAGTGTCACCTGTTTTTATTTTGTTGATGATTTGTCTCTGCATAGCTTTATCGCCATTTGACTTGCGAATGATACCTAATGCGTCATTGGTCTTTAATTCACCACTTTTCATTGCTTCTTTTACAGAGTCATCAGCATTAAGAAGTGCTATGCGATTGCTTACGTGAGACAATGATTTACCAATTCTTTTAGCTATATCAGCTTGGCTCCAATTATAAGGATCATCACGGAGTCGTTGCAACATTTCAGCTTCTTCAAGCGGTAAAAAATGCTTACCATCATTAGATGTTATCATGTCGGCAAATATATAGGCTTCTGATTCATTTTCATCTATTACTAGAGCAATAAAATCAGGAATAATTCCTTTTTCAACTAAACTCATACAGGCCATGTATCGTCTATGACCATCAATGAGTTGGTATTCACCATCTTTTAGTTGAACTCTACAAGGCTGTAACATGCCACGCTCTTTAATAGATTCAGCCAGTATCTTCAAGTCCCCAAAATCAAAGCGGGTGTTTCTTCCAGGAATTACTGTTACGTTTCGTGGATCTAATGTTTGAAAGTTATTATTTATAGGAGTCATAAGAGCGTATTGCAGAGTAGTCGTTGGTTGTGATGTCTTTAATTGAATTAAAAAACTGTTTAAGAGTTTCAGAATCAAATCCTTTTTTCAATAATGCTTGTCTAATTAAAGGAGCATCACAATCTTCCTCTAAATAAGCATTGTCATCTTTCATATAAGAATATGAAGATATTTTATTTTCAATACCTAATACCATTAAATGACCTTTATTAATACGGAGCCAACTGTGTCCAGGATCAGAATAAAATGTTAATGCTTTAGAATTAAGAGTTACGTTTTTACCATTTGTGATAATCATACTTATAGCCTTTTGTTTTTGTTTGGTAATATATTATACAAAAACTACACTTGTATGTAAAGATACAAAATCAATATATTTTTATCAAACGGTTGGAATCATCACCCACTTGAGTAGAAAGACGGATGTGATATTGATTTGGATTATTTGCTTTGTGAATAACTAGGCGTACACAGTCGTAGTGTAAATGATATTGTTCTAGAATAGGTGAAGTTTCGTGATCTAAACACCAGATTATCTCGAGTTCGTCATCTTTTTCGATAAGACTTAAAATGGTCAGCCATTCAATGGATAGTGTAGCTGGATTTAAAATTACAGAAGCTTTATATTTTCTAGATTTGATAGGATACTTATCTATAATCTCAGATAAAATGTAAAACATATATTCTCTAGGAGCACCTTTCTCAGTAGTGTACCTTAAATTGATTCTAGATTTGTTTTCATTTGTGAGAGTAAAAGCAACAAAATCAGATCTTTTTAGATTAAGGATATCTAATTCTGATAGCAGAATCCTAGTTCCGAAAGTAAAGGCTTTTTGTTTTATCACGGAACTAGAATTAAAGATTAAGCAACAAAATCAGATCTTTTTAGATTAAGGATATCTAATTCTGATAGCAGAATCCTAGTTCCGAAAGTAAAGGCTTTTTGTTTTATCACGGAACTAGAATTAAAGATTAAGCAACCTGTTCATAAGATTTTCTTACAGGTTGTTTTTTAGCAGGAATCATTGTAAATAATTTCATATCTATGATATGTGGATTGGTTAAAGTTTTGGTCTTATTCACCAAGGCAACTATATTGGACTTTTTCATTCTAAATCTCCTCTTGTTTAAGTTCCAAATTTGACTCTGGATATTCGTACAAGTTCAGATTAGCATATCTTGAATGAAAGTCAATATTTAATTTTGTGTTTTAAGCACTGTTTTATTAACTTATGTCAGTATATCAAGCCAGTTGCTTTCTAAGCTTAAACAGCGTTTTTGGCGGCTATTTTAACAGGGTTTTAGTCGTTTGGTTCGACCACATAATTTATTAAAGCTAAATACACTTTTAGATCTAACTGATCTTTATAAAAGTTTGCTAATCTTCTAATTTCAGCTTCTTTAGATACTTTATAAGCTAGATATGCTTCTTGTTCTGTTTTGTAATAACCAAGATATTTATTTTTTCCTTTAATACTACATCGAGCTTGATATGGATTTGGTTTACCTTCATAATAAGTAACTCCAATACAACATTCACCTCTATTAGCATCACGTTTTATTAAAAGTTTATTTATTTCTTGTGGAAGTAAACAACATGTTTCTGGTGAATATATCTCATTATGTTTAAAAAGTATATCTTTATCTAGTTGCCAATCTAAATCTGATCCAAACATTTGTAAATAATCATGAGCAAAGTTTTGAAAATTCCACCATCTTTCACAAACAGCACAACCAATATAAGAAGGTTGTTTTAATTGAGTATCTTCGTTATAACATCTTCCTAGCATAGACTTCCAACACTTATAAATTCTTAAATGTGTTTTAGGAAAATAAATTCCAATTCCAATAAAACCTATATTACAAACACTAGGATGATTTGGATTTTTAACTAGACCATTTCTTAATTGGCTTGCTTGACAAGTTGTTTCAGTCCCATCATCAAATCTGACTCTTACATCATTACAATCTATATACTTTATAACAATACAAGAACCAGAACTATTCGTTTCAAATCTGTCACCTACCTTAATCATTTTTTACCTATAAAACCTGAACAATGTTAAAATGAAAGCTTATTGTTTCTACAATAAACATTCTATGATTCATGAAAAGTTTAGTCTTAGGATCCCAAACAGAAGTCAAATTAAGAGTATCAGTTTTATTCTTTATATCACGAAGTATCTCATGGTAAGATACTTTATCAATGTATATGTAGAATTTTATATCTGTTTGGTTTGGATTGTTTTTTAATACTCTAGCTGTATCAGCACAAATCCTATTATAAAGATCATAAAATGTTATCATAATAGTGAGAAAGAAGATATTACAGCTGGAGTATTACTATCAAAACCAACAACATCTAACATATTGCTATCTAATGGGTCTGCTATTGTAAATCCATTTGATTCCATAGCAGTAACAATTAATTTAGCATTAGGTTTATTCATAATTGTGCGGTATTTCTTAAGTAGCGTACTAGGATGTGATCCCTGATTTACTTCATTATCAGTATAACAAACAAATACATCCACATCCAGTTTATTGTCTATAGCGTATTCAAACATCAACCCTATATTGGTAGATCCAAAACTGGTATTATTTAATACATCAGTAACTTCTTTAAGACTCATAGTCTCATTTATAGCTAAAGGTTGTATCACGTTATGAAATCCAAGAATATAACATTTAGGTTCTGCTTTAATGGTAGTCATGGCAAGAACAGCAGAAGCAACTCTTGGAGTAAATCCTGGAATACCACCAATATTGTTCCATGACATGGATGCCGACACATCTATACATAGTAAGTATTTTTTATTTGTGGGTTTAATATTTTCAAAGGCCATATAAAATGCTTTTTCAAGAGCAGTAACAATTCTATTTTCAGGATTCCAAATTAAGTTACCTTTTAAACCTCTACCTGATTTATAGATATGGTAAGCCATTAAAATTTGTATAGGATGTTGACGAGAACGTTTAAGTTCTTCTTCATTGGTAATTCTACCAATAATATAATCCACATTATCAGATAAAGGTTTTATATAACCATTAGCAGTAAGAACACCTAAATTACGCATCATGGCATCATACGGACTGTTTTTGATTAAAGAAGCCCAAATTTCTGGAATCTTCAACCAATCAGTAGGAATCATCTCCCTAGTTAAACCATAGCAATCAATAGCTTCTTTCTTTTCAGAAATAGTTGTTAGATGGTCATACTGAAACGCTAGTTCATGTCCCACTAATATTCGTAATTCTTTATTAGCGCAATTTAGTTGGAAAGGTTTTTTAACAGCCCATGCAAAAAGGGTATTAATATCTTTGTTATCAGTCTTTGGTTTACAAAGACGAAGTACGTCTCGATGTGACCAACCATTTCTTGATTGGTATTTAACCAGTTGATAGGCTAATTTTGAAACATCTAAATCCAAATACCAGTTTTTAAGAGCATCAGAAAATAGTCTACCCCGACCACGGAAGTATTTAGAGTATTCAACAAAAGCAAACAAATGAGTTCCAATTCTACAAACCTCATTTAGTTTAGATAGTGCATATTTTCTTGTTTCTTTATTATCAACACTACCAGCATAAGCAAGAGCAAATATACAAGTTTCGTTTTTAAGACAACGTCCTTCAGTTGAAATGTTGACAATAAGATCAATAGTTTCAATAGGATGTTTGAAGAGAGCTTTGTCTAAATCACTTACATTGTCTTTTGTAAGCTTTTTTTCTTTGACATAGTAGGTTCCGCCAGTTGTACCAAGAATAAGAAACCGTTCTACTTGTTTAAGTAATGGAGTTTCAAATATAAACCCACTTGTGTTATTTTCTACCATATCTGTACGACCAGCAATAGGTCTATCTACAGGTTGGTCGCCAACTATTTTTTTATGGGGGACGTGCTGCTCAAATTTGAAGGCCATAATTTTCATTCCTTAATAGGATAAGATAAAAAGACCGTCCTTCCTACATTCCCATAGTTCACGGATCGGACTTATTTACTTAAGGTAATATTTTTTCCTTTGTAAGGTTTAAAGAATATGATACCTTCTCAGCCAGTCATGCCCGTCTACTCACACTTCAGTAGCAGAACACTGTTAGTAGAGCATATACCTCACCTTGACAGTAACAAGGGCTACATTTGTTTTGCTGTAGCTTACATAGGTTTCTAAACCATTAGCCGTCTAACGCTCAGGCAGCGGGAATAGGGTGTTGCTGTTCCGAATCGAACGGAATAAGCAAAATATAAAAGGAAAGGTGGCAACCTGCCATATTTAAACTTTAGAGTCATTACTCACAGCAACAAAAGAGCAAGTTAAATAAGATTCGGAGGAGTCATTTTCAAAGAAGTGATAACCAAATCTAATTCAGCTCTAATCCAGTAACAGTTTAGAGTCAATACTGGGAGACTTAAAGTTGCCGTGTATTTGTCCACACACGGCGTGTGTTCAGGCCAGGTATTTATTTGCGTGAGTTATCGGCACTGACGGTTTCCATCTCACATCCACCAACCACGGAGGATTTAATTAGAGCAAGTTATTCAAAACTTGGAAGGATCATTATGAGGGATAACCAAGTCTTTTCAGCTCTAAATTGAGCGGTTACTGGTGGGACTCGAACCTACGACAAACTGTGTTTTGATAATCTAATATCATCAGTTCAAAAGAACAAGATTGAATATTAGTATTTTATGACGGCTGTTCTACCGCTGAACTACAGTAACCATGTTCTTTTAAATAATTTACTATGGCTTATTAATTAATTATTTATTTAAAAATTAGAACTGTTTTGATTCTTTTAAGCAAAGAACAAAGACAGCAAACAAGAAGCTTGAATCACAGGGAAAAACGGTGAGAAATAACCTGTGATTACTTTATTTCAGTTTCAATCCGCAGCCACACAAGGCTGACTTGGTACTGTTTTTCAGCACCAAAACATATTATATATTAAGTGAATTGATAAAACAAGATGCTATTTAAATTATTAAGTAGACCATCCAATAATTGGATGGTCTACAATAAAGTCTGGATTGCTGAAGTTTAAATCGGAGCAGATTCATTTAAGGTTGCGGAAACAGCTAAAGAAACAGCTTGACCTGCAATAACTTGAACTTCAAGTAAGCCTGCAAGTAGAGCTTCGCCTCCGCCAATAAGGGAATCGGCAATAACGTTGATAGTGGCAGAACCTATGCCTACTGGAGTGATTAAGCCTGATGCATCAACGGTAACAACAGCTTCATCTGTACTTGAGAAGCTAACATTTTCAACTGAAGCTGGATGGCCGTGGGCATCTACTGAACTTATAAAAATTGTAGCGGTTCTATCATCTGGAAGTAATAGTGACATAAAATTAATACCTTTAAAAGTTGCCCCCAAATAATTTATTGAAAGAATAAGCCGGGGGTGTAACTTTTTCTTTCTCTTTTTTTTACAACAAACTTGATCTTCAATAAAAATCAGGATCGGTTTAAGTATTTTCATTTTTATTCCTTTTATTCTCTAACGAGGATAGATTTATTTTTTGGTCTCCATCAAAAAAATGATCTAGACCTAAACGTTTACAATGAATCAGTGCATAAGAATATAAGCTATTAGAAGATAGTGGACTATTAGCTACAATCTTTGAGCTAGAATTAATTTCGTTTTTTGGAGCTAACAAATTAAAGACTATTACATCTCTTTTTTTGCTTTTACGGATTTCTTTAACTATTCTAACTTCTAACATCTTTCTGAATTAAAAATTGAATATGAATATGAATATAAATTTAGCATAAAAATAGTGTCTGTACAATGATTCTTTAATATTATTTTTATAAAGATTTTTTGACTTTCTAATTGAGATATGGTCTAATCTCTTTTTATAATAAACTGGATTTAAAAAGAAAATGAATCTACTTGATTTTAATACTTTTTCAATAGATAAGTTCACGGATACTGACTGGCAGTTATGTACTGATATTGATGGATTTATTGATTTAGAATGTTTTTTAATACTGGTGAATAAGAAACTTAATATCCAGTTAACTGATAGTAATGCTTTTCAAAAATCTATTTTAATTATTTTACAATTAGAACGATTATTGGGTCCTTTTTCTAAAGATCAAGCAATTGCTGTAGCAATCCACTATTGTTTGTCCAAATAGCTTTATATGCTATTATAAAAAATATTAATCTTTATTTAGAGGAAAATTGTTATGTCTACGAAAATAATTTTAACATTTAAATCACCTGATGCTGATACGTTTCTTGTAAATACAAGAATTAAGTTGAGAGATCAAATGCATGGTTTACGAGGTATCAGTTATACTGATAATTCAGGTCAGGTTTCTTTTAACATGCCACCTACTATCATTACAGATATTAATGACAGAGCTATTGATTATCGTCATGGTATGTCTTGCTTTGTTGAAGGTATTGGTGAAGTGGGAAATTTCAATGTTCCCTATTCTGGAACTATAATGGGAGATATTGTTTTTAACGGCAGACCTTCTGAAATGGCCTATTCAGCCGTTTTTAACTGTATTCCTGGGGGAACTGTCACTATTACGGGTACAGCAACTTCGGGTCAAGTTTTAACTGCACATAATACTCTTACAGATGCTGATGGTATTCCTGTAACTGTTGAAAGTGTACCTATTTTTGGGTATAATTGGAAAGCTAATGGAACTAATATTGTGGGTGCTACTTCTGACACGTATACTCTTACTGATACTGAAATAGGTAAAACTATTACAGTAACTATCAGTTATACTGATAATAAGGGTAATTCCGAAGTTGTTTCTTCTTTACCTACAATAGCTGTTACTAGAATTCCAAATGTAGGCCCGACAGGTAGTGTTACTATTACAGGTACTGCTCAAGTTAGTCAAGTTTTGACTGCTCTAAATACTCTAGCTGATGCTGATGGACTTGGAACTTTAAATTACCAATGGAGTGCTGACGACCATGCTATAACTGGGGCAACAACTAATACATATACAGTATTGGTTGGAGACCTAGGTAAATTTATTACTGTAACAATCAGCTATACAGATCTTAAAGGTACTTTTGAATCTGTTTCATCTGCACATACAGCCCATGTTATTGCTGCTTAATTTTTACTTCAACTTTGAGAACTTATTATGTCTACTAAAATTGTTTTAAATATCCATTCCCCTGACGCTAATACGCATAAGGTAGATGCCTTGGTAAAGCTTCGAGATTCTTTAGGAGCTATTCATGGCATTTCTTATACAGATACAGCAGGTGTTGCTACTTTTAATATGCCAGGTGGAAGCACAACTGACATTAGAGGAAATGTTATTGATTTAAAGAAGCACATGTGGGCTACAATTGACGGTCTAGGTCAAATTCCTAATTTCGATGTAGCAGACTCCGGCACAACAACAGGTGTTGTTGTCTTTGACTCCAGAGTGAATCAGATGGCCGCTAGTGCAACCTTTGTTGATAGCTAGAAGCTAATCATCAAAATCTACCTTGTAATCAACAAGAGCTTGGTACACCCGTGGATCAAGCTCTTCTTTATATAAATTTGCCAATCTTTTAATTTCAGCTTCTTTAGCAGGTTTATATACTAGATATGCTTCTTGTTCTGTTTTGAAACTACCAAGATGTTTTGTTTTTCCTTCAATATTACAACGGGCTTGGTATGGTTTTGTTCTACCTTCACGGTACGTAACTCCAATACGAAGTTCACCTCTGCTAGCATCACTTTTTGTTAAAAGATAATTTATTTTAGATGGAACCAAACAACATGTTTCTCTTGAATATATCTTATTTCTTTTAAATAATATATCTTTGTCTAAATGCCAATCCAAATCTGAACCCACCATTAGTAAATAATCATGAGCGAAGTTTTGAAAACTATGCCATCTAATATCTACAGTACATCCAATATAAGTAGGATATTTTCTCTGAATATCTTCGTTATAACATCTTTGTAGCATACAAATCCAAACCATATAAATCCTTTTATGTGATGTATAAGAATAAATTCCAATTCCAATAAAACCAACACCACTAAATTTAAGACTTGGATATTTAACATTTCCATTTCTTAAATTTTGGGCTGTACAAATTTTTTCAGCTCCATCTTCAAATCTAATTCTTACATTATTACAATCTATATACTCTATTACAACACAAGAACCATAATTATTTGTTTCAAATCTATCACCAACTTTTATTTGCATTCGTCGATACCTATTTATTATAATTGCGTTTAAACCGCGAAAATTTTATCAGCAATACACTGACACTAGTTTATTTGAAAACGAGCCACTAGCACGGGATTTGGCGGCTTAAATAGCAGGTTTTAAGCTGTACCATTAATGTTATTTTCGGTAAAAATACTAATACAAGGATCGTTTTCATGAATAGCTATCAGATTAATTCCTCTTTGCTCAATTTTATAGTCTAAATTACTTAAAAATAATTTTAATTCATCTAAATCTGATTTGATCCATTCTATAATCAGAATAGGTTTGAATTTTTTTATGATCTCAATTCCGCTTCTTAAAGCGTCAATCTCCATACCTTCAATATCAAGTTTAATTAGATCTAATCTTTCTAAATTTAATTCTTCAACGAGAAAATGATCTAATGCTATGACACGTATTTTTTGTGAGTCTTTTCCATCTTCAATTGTATCTAGTAGGCTTAGATCTCCAAAGTTACAAGGTTGTGTATAATCAACTCTTCTTTGCACACTAAGAATAGGATATTCACCTATAGCTAAATTAAAGGCGATAGCATTGAAACAGTTGTTAATGCAAACATTACCCGCTAGTGCATAAAAGATCCTTACTTGTGGTTCAAAAGCGAAGACTTGACCCCAACCTGTCATGTGCTTTGCCCATTCAATTGTATGTGTACCTATATTTGCTCCACCATCAATAACGAATAGTCCACTTCCATAATGTTTTCTTCTAATATCCAATAATATTTTTACAAAATCAATCTCATTTTGTTCAAATGCCGATTCTTCAAGAATTTGATTACCTACTCCGTATCTATAATCATTATTTGATCCGGGTGTGTACCACGGTTTAATATCTTCTGGTTTAGGAACCGAGTAATCATTTCTATTTACAATTAGAGTGCCATGATCTGTTGATGCCAGGATAAAGGCAATGGGTCGTTTCATTTATACCTCCAATAGTGCTGTTTCAATTTCAAGATCCATTAATTTTGTTCTAATTTGTTGTAATGGATATTCAAATTGCTGATTATAAAAGTCTTTGTCATGTTCTTGAATATAGTGGTATCTATGATAATTTGATGCTGTGCATGTTAATCTGTAACTGACTAAGTTTTTAGATACATAATAATTTAATGAGATCCAGCCGTCATAATAGCCATCTTGATTCATGCAGTGGAAGTTTATAGTACAAAGATAGCTGTTTTTTTGTTCTTCTACATACCATTGCCCATCAAAGCCGCTGCCATGCAGATATTTTGTTAGCAGATCTTTTAGTTCAGCTTCTTTAATATTAGGTAATGGATTTGTTTTCCAATTAGGTACTTTCATAATATTCACCGTTTTACAGTTTAGAGTTAAAGCGTTCTTTAATTAATTTGTTATTCTTTTCTATATGATCTTCAAGATTATACAGAGTCATTAATTTCTTGACCCAAGCGTATGAAATATCCAATTTTTGGCTAATAAAGTGGGCACCAATCTTCTCCTGTATAACCCATCTATGCATTAAATCTTTTATAGATGAGCCTAATCGAAGTTCAGCACTTTTTAATCTATCTTTAGATAAAGAGTGCCTTTTTGAGAATAAAGATTTCCAATCAGGTTCTAATTCACTCATAATAAATTTGTTAACTGTTTTAATTTCTTTCAACGTAGGTTTTCATCCAATAACTTAAAATATCTCTTCCTTCGTTTTTAGATACACCAAATTCTTCAATTAAATAGGGTGTAGCAGAAAACATATTGCAATCACCAGATTCACGCAATTCATCTAAATACTCAAGATGTTCGTCTGTTATGTAATCGGGTTTTTCTTTCATAAATTTTACCTTCAATATTCGCTTGGAAGTAATAACACATTGTTTGTGAGATAAAATTTCCACTCACCTTCAGGAGCGTCAGTGAATTCAATATTTTTAGTCCAAATAATTTTATCTTCACCATTTTTATTTTCAGACCGTACTGAAATAGTAGCCGTGTTCTTAGTTGAAACAGTTAATCTCAGTACAAAAAATTCATCGCCTTCATCAGCAGTCCATTTTTTGGCTTGGTTAATTATTTCTGTAAGAATAATAACTAAAAACCAGTAACATTCTGCTTTTTCTAAAAAGTATTTAAATCCATCAGTGTATCGGATGTTTTTATTTAGAGCATTGTAATAATATTGTTCAGTGCCTGTAAATTGTTGCAATTCGCGTTCTAAATCTTGTGTTGCAATCATATTAATAGTCCTATTTAAGATGTTGTTTGAGTTCGGCTTTCAAAGCAGGAGCTTTGCCACCACGAAATGAACCTGCATTACTCAGAAAGTACAAAATAATACCAGGAGCATCATCAGCTCCATATTTGGATTTTTTGTCTGTTAATGCGGTCATTGCGAGAAGATAAGGTCTGGCAGTGTAATGGACATCTTTCCACTCATTAGCTATGTCTCTTGCGATCTCAGATATTGGTCTTAACATATTGACTCTCCTAAAATTTATAAATGGTTTAATTTATTGAGTTATCATTATATACAAACTAAAAACAAAATTAAAGACTTATTTTAAAATTTATTTTAAAATAGTTAGACTATTTTAGATGTTGCGTAGTAAAATTCCCAACCTTCAATAGTTTGAAGAATTTCTAATAGTAGTTCAGCTTTCCATTTTTCTGAAGCCTTACAGGTAATTGTTATAGACATATTACCTTCATGGTGTTCAGGTTTAAATTCTACATAGGTATTAATTTTAATAGGATCCATTTTAATCTCCCGAATCAATCAGATACGAATCGTTACAAAATTTGCATGTATAGATATGGGTACATCGCCACTGACCCTTTTCATATCTATATTCATGAATGCATGGGCTGCCATCTTTGTTTAAAGGTACATAACCTAATGATTTTCCATACATTTTTTGACCCCCACAGTTAAGACAAGGAGTATTTATTTTGCCAATATTCCAGAGCCATTTTTTATCTTCTTCTTTGATAGGAACAACACCTGTACCGTTGCAAACTGGGCATTCACCTTGATTATCAGGGAGTTTTTCATAAATTTTATACATATTGTCCACCGTTTTGTTTAAAACAATATTATACATAATATCAAATTTAAAAAATAGAATAATTTGAAAATTTATTTTAGGATAACTTAATTTGGTACTCCTCTTAAACCATATAATTCTACTCTTTTACCCCAAACTTTTTTATTATTTTGTTTTTGTTCTTCAGTTCTTTTCTTTCCTTTATTAGCTTCAGATATTTTTTGTTTGTGTTCTGGAGTCTGTTTTTTACCTAAACAATATGTATTTCCTTTCTTTAATTCAGATATTTTTTTCTTAGTTTTTTCTGAACAGATGCATACTTCACCGCCTGTAGTAAGATTATATCCATTAGGAAATAAAGCATTGTAATATTCTATATAATATTGTTCTTTTATTTGTGCTTCTTTTAAAGTAAGATTTTCTTCTAATATGTTATGTTCAAAAAGAATCCAACTATATTTTTTAATAGCGGATGCAAACCTGGTCTTACTCTTTGCCAATTTATGTTCATAACATCTTCGTTTATAACGCTTCGTAATTCCTATATAACATTTACCAGATGGTGATCTATGCATGTAAACTATATAATCTCTAATAGTCTTTATCCTTTTTCTAAAAATTTCCATAATTAGATTCCTTCAAACATAAAAAAGCCCAGCACCAGAATATAGTTGCGATATATTCTTAGAACTAGGCTTAGTAATAGCTGGATTACAGACTATTCAAATTAATATCGCAACTATAATTTGAATAAACTATTCCAGTTTAAACTATTTTTAGTAATTGTAAAGAGTTTATTTTCAAGATATTTTAGACAAAAAAAGCCCCAATACGTTTTTGGGGCCGAAGAAGCCTAACATGGGAAGTAGGAATATGTTAATTATACCACCCATTTAATATGGGTGCAACATAAATCAGTCATCAATTTCAACCTCATAATTCATTAAAGCTATATAAACTCTTGGATCTAATAAATCTTTGTAAAAATCAGCCAATCGTTTTATTTCAGTCTCTTTAGCTATTTTGTAAGCTTGGTATGCTTCTTCTTGTGTTTTGAAATAACCAAGATTTTTATTTTTTCCTTTAATACTACATTGAGACATATAAGGTTTTAATTTACCTTCAATATAAGTTACTCCAATCAATAATTCACCTCTACAAGATTCTTTTTTTATTAAAACCGAGTTTATTTGAGATGGAACTAAACAACATTTTTCTGGTGAATAAACCTTATTATGTTTAAAAAGAATATCTTTATCCAGTTGCCAGCCTAAGTCTGAACCATACATTAATAAATAATCGTGGACATAATTCTGAAAATTATACCATCTAATATCTACAGTACATCCAATATAGGTAGTATGTTTTAACTGGACATTTTCGTTATAACATCTTTTTAACATATTTCCCCAACAATTAGAAATTCTTGGATGTGATATTTTTGAATAAATTCCAATTCCAACAAAACCAACACCACAAACAATTGGATGATTTGGATTTTTAACATTTCCTCTTCTTAAATCACCCGCTCTGCAAGACATTTCATAACCATCTTCAAATCTAACTCTTATATTATTCCAACTAATATACTCTATAACAGTACAAAAACCAGATTTAGTTGTTTCAAATCTATCTCCAACTTTTATCATAGTTGTGTACGTCCTGACATCTGATGTCTATTGAAGTTTGTTCCCTTTTTAGAATTAGGGTTCCATCTTAATTGGTTTCTAAAGTCTTCACTCTGAATTAGTAAAAATTTCTCACCAGTATACCCAATATAACCATTACCTTGTTCTATTACAGCATCACATCCCTCTATGTGGAATAAAATAAATAGCATCAAATCTTTTCTTAAGCTGTGAGGTAGAGCGATAGACCATTTTTGTCCATGACTCTGATTCCAGTTTGGCTGCATGTCAAGATTTTTGACACCGAAGAATTGTTCCAGTAACTCTTTTCCTTGATCTGTTACATCATAAAGCATACGAAGACAATATGGATCAATTTCTCCAGTAAGATAAATAAGGCCATAGTTTCTTAATTTTTCTGTTGAATCTAACATAATAGACTCAATTGTTTTCACTTTCATGAGATTTCACCGTTTTGGTTTGTTTATAAAGTGTTATTATATACAATGTAAACTTATAATGCGAGAGTTAATGTTATTAATTTTTTAATGAATCTGAAATTCTTTTGTTATAGAGTTCTATCAGTTGATTTTTAGTAGGTAATAAAGACCTGTTTTTGTTTTGGAAAATCAAGCAAGAATAAAAGCAGCCATTTAGATCATTATCTGATTGTGACCTAGTATCTAAAGGGCATTTACAATTTTTTGTTCTATCTAAAGGTGCTATTCGGTCTTGTTTAAGGAATTGATCCGGCCATTTATGGTCTTGTGCGTCAGGCCATAATGCCACTGAATTATTGCATAGACCTATACTACAATCTATATATTTGTTACCAGGTTCAGTATTATCTACATAATTTAAAGGTCGGTCATTTTCAATAAGATTTAACATCCTTTGCATAGCTAAAATATATCTGTGCCTGGGTAAATAGGTTACTTTATTTCGTGTAAAAGGATGTTTGTAGTGAGTCATTGTTAATTTTAAACAGGTATTTTTAACATCCAGAAACCATCATTACCAAAACCTTTATAAAGAGTTTTAGTAATTGGACTTCTAGCTACGTCAATGAGTGGAACTAACACGTTCAGTAATTTTAACAATTGGTCTACATCTATGCCAAATTCTTGATATAGAGCTTGTTCAATAACATAATCCACATCGTCATTGGTAAATTCATCTTCATCTATATTAAGAATATGCAACAGTAGTTCTTGTGCATCTAAAAAATCTATTTTCTTAGTCATTGTATTTAGTAAGATCAAGTAAAACTTCAGCTAGCCTACAACCTAGTTTATGGTCTTGGTTATCAGGAAGCTATCCTGATTCATCAGAGCCAGAGCCAGGTTTAATGCCTTTACATAAAGGACAGCAAGGCAACCAGTGCAGTAGCTATATACTTCACTCCACTCTAAATCTTTCAGTAACTTATAAAGCTTGTACTGGGTAAAATTGGTAACTTCAGTCATTCTGCTAAAGAAAGAATAGTTCTATTAGAAATAGTACCTCTATAAATACGATCTTCTAAAGGAACTTCATCTAATTCATAGTAAAGAACATACCATTGGTTATCAAGAGCGAAGCTGGCAGATATTCTAGCTTCAATATGATCCTCTCCTTCGCTAATAAAATAACCTGGATAATGAGGTTGTCCAACATCTAAAGTGACATAGTATTTGTTCATTTGGATCTCTTTTATGAAGTGTGATTAATATTTACATTATAACAAAACTACAAACGAAATGAAAGACTCATTCAAATTTAAAATACAAAAACAATAATAGGATAAGAATATTTAGATCTGTCCATATTGACATAATTAGATTCATCTTTGTTTATCTTTGTTCATAATGGTTTATTCTAATCTTGGGTTCCTTAAATTCAAGATAATTTTTAAAAACTTGTAAATCTAAATATAAAGCATCCAGAAATTCAAAATTGGTGTAGGCCGAAGCTTCAATTCCATGATTACTTAAAATTTCTATAGATGTTCCACCTCCTAGCAATCCACCTTGATTATCTCCTTTAAGCAAACTTCCATATAGAACAAATCCATCATTAAGATCAACTAAATTCTTTCCTGAATTAGTGACAACCACTTTTTTAAAATCCATAAATTTCACCTATTTAATTAAAATTAATTTAGACAGTTTAATAATCAAATCCTCAACACGATTTAAAGGAAGGTAACAAGAATAATCTTCTTCCAATTCATTAGAATAATTGTCTCCATCATCAAGATAGTCACAAATGATGCAGCCATTTTTATCTACTACTGTCACGAAATAAAGATGTTGTAGATCATCGTCCTCTTTATCTTTCTGAGTAATAGTCATAACTAGATCGTTGATGAAGGTAACTTCAGCAATCTTCGCAACATTAGAAGATTTATCTTTCCAACGTATAAGGACTTTTTTATATCTTCTTGCCATAAAAAGAGTTTAGAAAACAGCCTCGTAAGCATTTTTGATGACACATACCAAATCTTGGTCACTTGCTGTTATGATTCCATCAAATTCACAATACCAGATTGGTGGTGTGTGACCTCTTTTAACGAAGTTGTAGTTATTTTCTAATAACTGACAATACTGGTCATAGATTCTCAATTTAGATTCAGCATTTAGATATTCATATACTGATCCATAAGCCATGTCTAAAAAGTTGTTGAATTCCATAGTATCAATATCTACATCATCTTCTTCATCTTCTTCATCTTCCGAGACATCTTCGTAATAGAATCCATCATTGAGATTCACTACCAGACCTGTATCATTATCATGAAGAAAGAGTTTTGGACTATCTTGTTCAAGATTTTCAATAATTATATCTTTTAACTCTTCACAAGATAAATTCCAATACGTAACATCACCTTTATAACTCACCCTTGTTTTAGTTTGCATGAAAAAAATCCTAAAAAGTAAAATTAATATTATACATTAACTAAAGTAGAAAGTCAAGACTGTAATTTTCAAAATCGGTCACGAAAATTTCATTTCTTGCCAATCTATTTTATCAGGATTAATTCTCAATTTTAATTTCGTATGCAGTAAAGGTAGACTTAGAGTCGAAGTAAATCCACAATTTGGATATTTTTTTACAGCCAAAGAATGACTGTCCAGAATAATTTCTTTTGACAATTTTACCTTTACAAAAAGGACAGTCACCATAAGTGAAAAAATTAGGTTGTTTTAGTGGATTTGGCATAGTTTATTACTCATATTCAGGACAGTGAATCCAAGTTTCTATAGTTTCAGTTGTAATAGTTTTAACTCTTTTTATTAATCTCATTTGGGATTCTTTTTTACGAAAATCTGTCTCATCCCGATTACCTTGTTTACCAATATGGCAGTCTTCACAGAGAGGTTGAAGATTATTAATATCAAGTGATAATTCTGGATATTTTTTTCTTGGTTTAATATGTGACACAATAATTTTTGTATCACTCCCACAACATAAACATCGTTTACTATAGAGCGATAATACTTCTGAAGCAAGTTTTTTCCAAATATGGGTTTTAAAAAATTTGTGTTTCATAATTTTATAGATTTTAAGTTAAGTGTGGTTATTAATTTTAAATTTAGTTTATTTGTATTAGAAATACCAGATTTTATTTAAAATAAATATGTTGTAACTAGATTTATTACGAAACTTCATAACTTCTTGATTTTCTTAGATTTTTTTCCTATATTATATTATATTATATTATATTATAAGATATTATAAACATAAAAATATCTGAATGGCGTAATACAAGAGGCGTCCCCAGGACTCCACAGTTTCACTAACCAATTTCCGATTACACTAATAAAAATCTCAAAATTGAAATTTTTAAAATCCTGTCTAAACCTAATCTAAGAAACACAATTTCACGAATTATCAGGAGGTTTATTACCCAGTCCCACATCTGGTAAAGTATCACAAGCCAAGCTTACACTTGAGATAGTCCTTCATTTATTTTATAAAACACCCAAAAGTTTCGTACTGAGTTGTAAATCATCCTTGGGTTTAGCTTTTAAAACTTATTAATTCTCAGTCTATGAAGGAAAAGTTTACATTTTAAAAATCTAAATTACTTACCTTTGTTTTTGTAATACAGCTTTATTTGTTCTTGATCTTTTTACTCGGTCGTTATCGAGCCTCTCCGGATCAGGGCTAGTGGTTGCCACCCACTCCTATTTCTATCTTCAACATTGGATATGTTAAAGATTCCTACGCCATTAACTCCCAGGTCTATCACTGACTTTCGGTTGGAATGCTTTTTAGGCTATGAAATCTTTAATAAACTAGACTTTAAATTGTCTGGGTTACATATAGAACCGCACGTAGGCCGTTAGGGCGTTTAGTTCCATAATTCCTGTAAAAGTTAAAGTTTTAAGACATAACTTATCTAGATTTACAATTCAGTTTTTTCATACTGGGTTGGTATAAGTCATCCTTCAGTAGTTCAATAAGATACTACGTGTAAGTTCCTTTTCCCCTTCGACGATGTCTACAAGGCTCTTCGTACCCAGATTCTATAGGTCACTACTTTATTCGTTTAAAAGATTATTTTTTTTCGACTTAGGATAAGTCAGGATGAGGTTTAAACTATTTGAGTAACCATGCTATTAGGTTAAAACGGTAAAACTATTTGAATAATGTGGGGCAGAATTCGGTAAAAAAGTTAAATCTTAGATACATAGCATGGTTACTCAAATAGTCTAACCTATTTGATTATCTAAAATTTAATTTAATTACCCAGCCCCTGCCCCCAAGAACTTATTTTGCCTTACCAAGATTGATAAGACGAGTACAGCATATTACATTTTTCAACAAAAATCAAGGCCAAATTTTCAATTATTTTTAAAAGCCTTTACTGTCAAGTTTATATCATGTATAATGCAATATAAACAAATAGTTACGAGGCAGTTATGTTTAAATTTAATCCCAATGACATTAATTCATTACAAATAACAGTCACGCACTCATCTCAATCAGTAGAAGTTATTTACAATGACGGGTCAAAAAGAATTTACAATAACAAAGCAGCACCTGTTAATGAGACTAGAGACATGAGAATAAACCTTCTTGTTCTATTCAAGGATAAGGATAAAGCGAAAGCAAAAGGAGCTAAATGGGACCCAGGAAGGAAAACTTGGTATATAGAAAATGTAGAGGACTTAGAGCCATTTTTAGAGTGGGTTCCTAAGCACTTATTAAAGCCTTACCGTGCTTTAAACACTTTGTAGGGAATTATTTATGAGTTTTATAGGTGTATTAGTACTATCTGCATTAGCCATTTTTGTGGTAGGCTACTTGTTCATCTATAGTAGCCCATTCATTAGATTTTTAAATCAAGATGAAAATGACAGGAATTAGATATGGATTTTTTGGATGTAGTAGTAAGTATACTAACGATTCTAAGTATTGCTGGGCTTCTTGCTGTGGTTTGGTGGTTAGGTCGTTAATTTAGTTGTCCTTTTTAAGGGTATCTCCCGGCCTAACCGCCGGGAGCGGATTGAAACATTTTTATTATTTTTTTAGGATGTCAATTATGAGTAAAATATACAAAGAGTCACCTTTCGGTTCTATTTTCAATTCATTTGAGGTATCAGATGAAGGGGAACATAATCTAGAATTGTTTTTTAACGAGGGTGGGGAGTTGGAGTTATGCAGAAAGGCTGAAAAGGCAGAGGATGGGTCTGTTTATCAGAGTGTAGATCTTCATTTAGAGTTCGAGGAGGTTGTGCGATTGAAAAACTTTTTAATTTTCGCTCTTAAACCCTTCCGGGAAAACGAAGAAGATCTCTATTCAGAGGATTAGAGATGGCTTTTCATGTCCCCGAAGAATTTTATTGCCTCCGAGAGATTTTGTATGAAGAATGCGAGTAAAAATTGTGAGATAGATATATTAAAAAAAATCTTTCCTAATTGTAAACCACAAGGTAGCTCAAAAACAATAACTTGGACTCTGATAGAGGGTACAAGATTGGATGTTTGCTGCACTATTAAAAATGCGGGTTGGATCGAAACAAATGAATTACGGCACAGTGAGGCTGCATTTGTCCATAAAAAGTACCCTAATTTAAGAATAGCTCTTGACTATTCTAGTCTGAAACCTGGATGGATGAATGTAATGGTAGTGACTCCTACGGAATCTAAAGTATGACAGGTTACGAGTTACAGTCTGTTTTAAAAGCCTATGTCACCTTACTTGAAGGAGAAAATCCGTTTGAACTAAATCTCTTTAAGCCGAGCATCACTGTGAAGGAAGCAACAGAGATGATGGAGTTACTACCTAAAGTACGGGAATATTTAGCAAAAAATAAAGTTAGGAAGCCTATGACTTCATCTTGACATTGTATAAAATAGCGTATATAATTAAGATGTTATTGGCGTACTATGAGTAAGATATTAAGCCAATAACATCTGTGTTATTACTGAAACCCAGCTCTAGTGTACTTACTCTACATTATCTGGGTTTCTTTTATTTAGGTTTAAAAAGATGAAAACTATATCAAGAGGAGATGTTTTTGAAACGAACATATCTGGTTTTTGTACTGTTGTAGAGTATATAGATTCACGAAATGTGAAAGTTAGATTTGAAGATGGATTTGAAACAATTTGTCAATCTGGTCAATTAAGAAATGGTCAGGTTAAGAATCCAAATAATCCAATTATTTATGGTGTTGGTTTTATAGGAGTTGGAAATTATTCTCATAAATCACATCCAAGAATTTATTACTGTTGGAGGGACATGATAGGAAGATGTTATCACAAAGTTACTCAATTAAAACATCGATCTTATATTGGTTGTACTGTATGTGAAAGATGGTGGAATTTTCAAAATTTTTGTTATGATTACTTGATAATGGTAGGTTCAGATTTAAATTATCATTTAGATAAAGATTTATTATTTAAAGGAAATAAGATATATTCACCAGAAACATGTTGCTTAGTTCCACGTCAAGTAAATAACGTTTTAGAAAAATGTGATGCTAATAGAGGTGAATGTTGTATTGGAGTTAATTACTATGAAGATAAAATAAATCCATACAAAGCTACTTGTAACGTTGAAGGAAAACAAAAATATCTTGGTATTTACAAAACAGAACAAGAAGCACGACAAGTCTATAAAGTAGCTAAAGAAGCTGAATTTAAAAGACTGGCTAATTTATACAAAGATACATTAGATTCAAGAGCTTATATAGCTTTAATGAATCGCACGGTTGATGAAGATGATTAGGGGTGACTTATGAATGATTCTTACAATGCAGATTCAATAAAGATATTAACACCAGAAGAAGTCTTAGATAAATTCAGATGGGTTGAGATAGAGTCCTTATCACATAAATACCATAAGCCTAAGAAATTTATAGAGAATGGCTTTGAGGCTTGTAGACGTGCTGGTGTAGATAAAGAGTATTTCGTTCAGTATTATTTAGAAAAAAATCCAGATTATGTAAGAAATCCTTTAGTAGAAGATGCTTACAAAGATCTAATCAGAGAACAACTTTAATAAATTTAGGAGTATAAGAATGAACAAAAAGATTGAAATTATTGAGAATGAAGGTTTAATAGAGCTTAGAGTACAGACAACCAAGATCGAACACACTTTTCTTATTCTAGAAAAGGAAGTCGCTAAAGAATTAGCTGATTCATTGATAGAACATTTTAAAAATCCAAAGATAGTGGAGTCATTTATAATAGATGACGACGGGTTATGCTAAAAATTGAACGGACTTATTGTTTTTCATTTTCAGTTTGTATATAATGATTACTCATTCAAAACAAATTAAAAATGGTGAAAAAAATGAAAACCAAAATAGCCGCCGCTCTATTGATGGCAGCAATATCAGCGTCAGCGTCAGCCGAGTGGAGCACCGGAGGCCCGTTTCAACTTAACGAATATCCGACTAAGGAAGAGGGACAAAGGCATACCTGTAGTAATTATGCTATTGCTATCAAGGACTTTGATACACGAACCAGAGCAGGAGATCACAGTCAAGACGAACTTCTTAAATTATATTTGGAAGCTTATTTTAAGGAGTGTAGATTACCAACTCACGCCCGTGACATAAATGAAGAGCACATGAAATAGAGATGATTAAATGATAAAAATTCCTAAGATGGAAGATTATTGGATCTATTTTGAAAAAGCAGCAATAGATTCAGATGTTTCTAAAGAACTTAAACTGGATTTCAAAAAGGCATTTTTTGCGGGCATTCAGGCGTTAATGTGTGGTCAGATAATTGTCGTGCAGAATTTTCCTTCAGAAGAGGATTATTTTAAAGCTATGAATAATTGGAGAGAAGAGTGTGAAGAGTTTTTTAATTCATTTAGGGAATTCCCTGCTGATTTTAACCGTATGCATTGATTAGGTAATTTATGACACGATCTAAAAACAATACTATTTCTCAATTTTTAGACAGATTAACTCTGGATTTATCAAAACCCTTAAAAGATTTACATTTTTATTATCTTCATGAAAGAGATGCAGGAACACATAGTAGATATTATGAACAAAAAATGGTTGAGATGTGTTTCTCTGTATTAGAAGATTTTACAATTTTAGGATTTAGAATAATCAGGCCAACATTTAGACCTTTTGGTTTTATCTTCACTATTGAATTTTCCAATTATGAGAATCAGATGTATCAAATTTATTTGACGTTAAAAGATTATGGTTGGAGAGAAATAAAGTGACTAAAATTAGTATTAATGGCTTGGATTTTGAAATTCCTCAAGGTTTCATTCATGTTAAGTGGCAAGATGTTGAACTTTCCCAGACTGTGTACATGATAGGTCAGCATAGAGGTAAACCTTTTGCTTATGGCCCTTATGTTGTTTTTGATAAAATTAATAGGTTATTAGTCAGTAACAATAATAGGCCTTTTCACGAATATGTAGAATCACTTCTTATTAGGGGATAGATTTGAAGACAGATAAATTTGCCAGAGGAGTATACGTTTTTGAATCTGTTTTAGAAGGTAAATCTTATCAAGATATAGGTAATGAAATAGGACTGTCACTTAGCACTGTTAAGCAAATTTTAGTTGAAATAGAACAGGAAGTTTTAAAATTGATCCCTTATAGGGACAGACCTCATGACAATTATGGAAAAACTTCTCCAGATAGATTAAGAGAATTTCGCCCACTTTGGATTAATTATTTAGAAATATTTAAAAATAAGAATAATATTTAATATGACTGATTTTGAATCTAGGTGTTTCTCATGCCGTTTTATGCGAAGAATAACAAGTTCTTCGCATATAAGATGTGCAAATCCAGATCTTACTTTGACTGGTGACGAAGATGCAATAGAGAAAGGTTATTTTCAATATCCATACAATTTCAATCCTATTTGGATTAAATCTATTTGTAAAAAATTTAAGGAGAAAATCTGAATGTTAGACACCCATTCGTTGGTGTTTTTACATCATAAGATATTTAAAGATACAATCGTTCGTTATCCATTTATAACAGATGCTAGATTATTGTTTCATGGCACTTTTTCAGAGGAAAGTATTCAGACTTTTATACGACCAGCTTGGGGTTTTTATGTGACTCCTTTGTATTCTTGGGCTAGAGAATATTATACGGGTTTAAATAGAGAATTTGGTGATGACTATGCGGGAAAAGGGTATGTGTATGCTCTATATGCAGATGTAAAAAATACATATCTTTGTTCAGATAAAGAGTCTGATATTTTTTATGCTAGGGATTATGATGAAATGGAAAATTTTATTGCTAGATTAGATAAATATGGATTTGACAGCATTAAGTATAGAGGTGAATCTGAGTCTATGGTTTTGTTTAAAGATGTCTTGATTATTAACGCTCTGACTGGACGACCTATGTGATTGATTTTAATGAGTCTTAACTTTAAAATACAGTTTGTATATAATGTATTTTTTAATAAGTAGTTTTAAGTTGTTTAAGAAAATAGGAATAAAGATATGAAAGATTATTATCCACAAGTTGAACTTGAAATAGGTCTTTTAAAGTATGGAATAAAAGTTCTTGATTTATGTGCTTATGTTGGATATAGTTTTGTTTTTGAAGGTGATGAAGATTCTTTTAAAGAATCTCTTAGTAATTTTATGCAGGAGTATGGTTGGGAAGTTCAAGATGAGGATTGGTTTCCTGGTGATCCTGGTTATTTTGGTGAACCTGCATATTTTATTATGAAGAAATTGGATGGTCAATGTTTTGAGGTCTCTTTAGATTTTCAAAATAAAATATTAACTAATGTTATATAATCAATAAGATAGGAATAAATAAAATGGGAACAAGATCTTTAACGTACGTTTATCAAGGTAATAAATGTTTAGTGTGCATGTATCGATAAATGGATGGATATTCATCAGGACATGGATTACAGTTGGCTAATTTTTTAACTCCAATCGAGCTGGTTAATGGTCTATCTTTAGATGATGAAGGTAAAAGAGTGGCAAATGGTATGCCTTGTTTAGCGGATCAGTTAGTGGCACATTTTAAAACAGGAGTCGGAGGCATTTATTTGGAAGCCATTGGTCTTGAAAAAGATTACGGGCAAGAGTATGAATACTATATCTTCGACAACACTGTACGAGTTTTTGAGATAGATCCTACAAGGAAAGTAATTTTTCAGGGAACATGGAAGGAGTTTTTAACTTTTTGTGAGACAGTCTGAAGCTAAGGAATTACCATGCTACCGTCTATAGAATCAGAATGGCAGAGTTTTAAAGACCTTGTCATAGATCCTGAAGCCCCAGAATATCAGATCATTGACATGAAGAATGCTTTTTATGCGGGTGTCAAAAGTTTAATGATGTTGGAGTCAGGTTTGGTTAAATCCAACTTATCTAAAGAAAAAAAGAGTAAGGTATTCGATTCATGGAATTTTGAGGTAGATCAATATTTTGTAGATCTTGTGAAATATTACCTGAAGGAACATCTTGAAGAGCAGCCTAAGGAACAAAGGTCTAAATTAAATTAGTTGAGTCTTGACTTGAAGTTTTAGTTTATGTATAATGTTACTTTAATAACAAAAATGCGAGCTAACTATGAAGATTAAAGAAAAAATTGTAAATTATTCAATAACTTATGAAGATGAGATTATCAATCAGGCGCTAGCTATTTTGAAAAAGCGGATTAGGAAGCCAGGGGTCTTTTTTACCGAACCAGCCATAGTAACGGACTATTTAACTCTGACTTTAGCTGAACGAGATATTGAGGTGTTTATGGTTCTGTTACTGGATAACAAGCACGGTCTTATTCATGAAGAGATTTTATTCAGAGGAACAATATGCGAATGTACAGTTTATCCGAGAGAAGTAGCCCGATTGGTTCTTAAGTACAATGCCTCTACTTTGATCTTAGTTCATAATCACCCCTCCGGCAGTATTGAACCATCACCAGATGATCTTCTCATTACCAAGCGAATAAAGGAAGCACTAGAGTTAATAGATGTGCAGTTGCTGGATCATATACTGATAGCACAGACTACCACTATATCAATGAGGAGTGAAGGTCTATTTTAATATGATTAGGATAAGAATATGATATACAAAGAGAAGTGGCTGTATCCTAAAACTGGATTTATCAGTATTCCCAAATCATTATTATATAATCAGGCTAAACTAGAGCTAACATCATCAGATCTTGTAGTTTTATTATACTTAATTAGATTTTGGTCAGGAGATTTTTCTCAATATCCATCACTGCATGTTTTATCAGAAGAGACAGGTTTGTCATTGGAAAAGATATTCAAAATACTTTTAAAATTAGAAAAACATCAGTTAATGGATGTTGAAGAACGAAATGGAAATATTTATTATAATCTATCCCCACTAGCCAATAAATTGAAGGATTTACTATGAAAGACCAGAAATGTCCCACATGCCAAGCACCTATGCAAGGATCTTTTGATGACGAAGGCAATGAAATAAAACCCAATCCTTATGCTTTTGGAGTATGCTTCACTTGCGGAGCACAGTTTAGGTATGACGAGGATTTAGAGCCACAAGAAATGACAGTAGAAGACATCTTATCCATGCCAGATGAACTCCGGATGTTATTATCTATGATAAGCAAAAAGGTATTAAAGGCTAAGAAATGAAAGAGATAAATTTAAAGATATGGACTATTTTTTTCAGTCCATTAGATTTTCCCAACGAATACGTGGCTAGACAGTTTGATGTGGATCGACCCACTAATTTTCTTTTGAGAGGAGACAGTTTGGATGATTTACGAGTTAAGATTCAGAATAATTCGGAAAATCAATTAGTTAGGATAAACCGTTGCGAAGAAGACCATATTAGCGTTATTTAGAGTTGGATATAAAAAGGTATTAAAGGCTAAGAAAGCTTAATTGAGAGAGGTAAATTCATATGAACTATGGCGATCTAACAATAATAGCCGAGATCCCTAGAATAAACAACCAAAGGAGAGTTTTGGTAAAATGCGTATGCGGTAATAGAACAGAAGTCTACCTACACCATTTAAAATCAGGAAAGACGCGATCCTGTGGCAACCACAAATTACTACCTAATGGATCCTACCAAATTATAAATAAAAAGGAAAAAGAACCACATAGACAATCAAAATCAAGGACTTACGCTTCGTATGCAGCCATGAAAGATCGTTGTCTCAATCCAAATTCCGACTCTTTTCAAGACTACGCAGGCAGAGGCATCACTTTAGATCCAAGATGGATAGAGTCATTCAGTTCTTTTGTAGAAGATATGGGAATAAGACCAGAAAACACTACACTAGATAGAATAGACAATAATGAAGGCTATACAAAGTCTAATTGCCGTTGGGCTACCGACATAGAACAAAACAATAACAAGAGAACCCAAGGACTAACAAAACTTCACAGGATTTTCGGCCAAATTAGAGAGGAAAAGAAATGACATACTACGATTATTTAAAAAGTATTATAAACCAATGGAATTTTTTAGATATTTTTCTAATTATTCTATTTTGTGGACTGACACTTGGATTATTAATCCACCACGATAACAAGGACTAAGATTTATGATATTCACTAACGAAAGAAAACTTCAGTACACAAGCTACTGGCTAGCCCAATCTCAGGCTGGTATCGCTGAAGAATTACTTGAAAAAGAACTGGATTCAATTCACACTACGAATTTAGATGCAGTAGCCCAAGGTCTGTTAATCGGTTTAGCCTCATTTTTAAATTATGTAGAAGATCATGACTTGGACAGCCACCACATATCAGAATTAAAGAAAATGAGAAAGTAAACACTTGACAGATATAAGAGAAGTTTATATAATGACAGACAGTTATTGAAATAGGAGAAAGTTGGAGCTCCAATAATTTCAATAACTTAAAAAGTTATTACTGAACCCTTGCTTTTAGATCGTACTCCAACACGATCTATTTCAAGGGTTCTTTTACGAGGAAAAGAAGATGAATTTAACAAAAAGAACAAGAACAGAATTCTTAGTCAAAATAGAAGAACGAAGAATTGATAAGAAATTAATCCCTACCATCAATGCTAGAGACTTGTGGAGCAAATTAAGAAGTAAACAACATTTTTCAGATTGGATTAAAAACAGAATAGACAAGTATGATTTCGTAAAAGGAGTTGATTATGGAATTAATTAAGAGAACCAAAACTGATAAGAGGACATTTGAGTCCTTAAATTATAAGAAGTATGATGGATATGGGTATATTTACATTATTGAGTTTGAATCAGGAGCTATAAAGGTAGGAATGACAACAAATTTTAACCAGAGATTAAAAACACATAGAACTACATTGGGAAGAGTATCTCCTGTTTTACGTTTTTGGGTATCAGTTTTACATAGTAATTATTTGGAAAATGAGAAAGAGTTAATAGAGTTTATTTCTTATGACGAAAGATCAGAAGTGACTTTCAAATCTTCTTTTGACGTTGTTAGACGTGAAGCTGAATTACTTGATTTTGAACAGGAAAGTAGATTACAATATTTAATGAGAGTAGATACAGCGATAGAATCAAAACCAAAAGATATTATAAGTTACTTAGATTACATTAGTTCTGATTTCAGTAATCATGTAGCAATTTCAGAATGGTTAGTGGAGGAATCTAATTCTAAAGATTTGAAACAATTAAAAATGGATTTATTTTTAGTAATGGATAATGATCTATATTCATATTTAGATAATTACTTTTTGGATCTTTGTTCTGATAACGGAGGAGGTATAAATTTAGTAGGTAAAGGATGGAATAAAGAAGATAAAGATCCTGTAATTTTTAATATGTACCCAAAAGATTTATTAGATGATATTATTCCAGAAATAAGACCTATTGTAAATTATAGGTTGAGACAGGTAACTTCGTAAGAGTTACTCATACAAATAATCTTATAACTCCAGAGTTTCGATTAAGAAGAAACAAATAGTACATTGGATCCAGGTAGCACTTTTAATTTTTGTGTTATCGGGATACTGGGAGTTCGGAGAGAGAGATCCAAATCCAAGTGTTTTTGAACTTTCCTGGGAAGTGTTTTTTAAGAGATCCAAATCTATCTTTATTGTTAAGAAGAAAATCCAAATCCATTTAAGAATTACATGTTTGTAAGAAGATGGGATTTATCAAGAAATAAATCCATTTTAAGCTAGATTACTTCCCAGAACTGGCCTTCTAGACATAATATGCCTCGAAATCCCAGTCTGAGTTTGCCCAGGACTATCCTTGCACCTTGATCTATCCAAACCTTATCAATTAATCACTGTCAAGAATCTTTGATTTAAGCAACGATAATTTTTTACTGCTACCATTGCATTGCTAGTAAAGGACTCTAGTCACTATCAGCTTATTTGGTGGCTTAAATTGCGTATTTTTGGCTAGTTGTTAGTTACATGGTAGCAATAATGAAAGCATATTGCAAGACGCGATTGAAAATAAATTGTCAGACCAAAATCTAGCATAAAACAATAAGCTGAAATGATGTTCTAAAAATAAGACATAGTGGTGTATATCACTTGACTCTGTTTAGTGCCAAAAATAAGCATAAATCCATCTAATTAAAGATAGAAGCACGACATATCGATCTAGATCATACTTATGAACAATCCAGAATAAATCTAGATTTAATTGAGAAGAAACCTAGGCAAAAGGCCGTTAGAGACGTTAGGGTTTTAGCAACTTCGTAAGCCTTTATTTATAAAAGGATGGATTAAATCCAATAAAACAGGACAAAAAGTTATTTTCGCCACTGGTGGGAATTTTGAAATTACAAAACTCTATCATTTTTTATGGATTTGGAAGCCACTGAGTTAGTCTAGATTGAGTGGCTTCTAGAATTGAAAAACAGATATGGATATACTGGGTGTGCCAAAATATATGAATCTAGATTTGCTAGCCCCTTGCTCTGACCTGCTGAAAATATTGTTAATCTAGATAATACTTGCCCAGAGCTTATCTAGGTTTAGTATTAAGCCAAAAAGAGAGTCAGATAATAAATATCTGACTCTTGAGTTGAGCCATTACAGCCCATCGGTGTACAACATGACATTGTGGAATAAAATCTTTTATTAAAATCTTATTCCACAACCAGCACGTCCATGTGCTGTAGCCATTAAATACTGATTAGATATATGAAGTAATGCTCTTCATTGTATTTTGCCACGGTATGACCTGAACTTTTAAACGTATCATATACTTCAGGCATATACAGTCTTAAGTTATCAGCACCTTCTGACGAATCATATCTACCAATGCCAATTCTACTTTTGCCATTTTCAGCAATCTTGTCAGTAATAAGTGCAGTGAGTGACTCTACAATAAACTTTCGTTTTACTTGTGGAGTCGGTTCAGTTTCACTTTGTTCGAGCCGTATACCGTATTGAAGATCGTATTTCATGTTGTTCACCAGTCAATTGATCTAGTTATATTCTCTTCGTAGTTCCAAGGGTTGCCTTGAACTTCTAAGTCATCAAAGTCTTCACCAATTCTTATGAAGCCATATTTTTCATCATCCATATCTTCAAGCATTTTCATGATTGAATCTACTTCAGCAAAGCCTGGTGTGTTCATGTACCACTTGATACCTGATACGTAAAAAAGTATACCTTCATGGCTGCACTCACGAGGTGTCGGTTCAGTAAACACTTCGTTAATCATGTTCTTTTGTTCGGCATCCAATTCGTCATAAATTGATTCATCTAAAACCAGTGCCACATCACTTCTGTAACCCATGTTATGTACTCCCGATAGTAAGCACGTCCATGTGCTTGATTGTTATGGTTTAAGCCGCAGCTTGTTCTTGGTTTTTGCGTACACCACGTTTGGCTTTAGCCACCACTTCTACCAGTTCAGCAGCGATGGTCTCAACTGTTTCAACATCTCGTTGTAACGATGTTTCAACGGCTGGTTCTACTACTGGCTCTGGTACAGCCGTGATTTCAGTCTTCACTGTGTTGAATAGTGCATTGTTATGAAACCACTCAGTCCATGCAGCTTGTTGATGCTTTTTAAAGCTGGGGCCGATGTTTGAATACACTCCGGTACTCATGGCTGGTTCTCTTTCAGTCATCACCGCCATGCCTAATAAAGCGTATGACAACTTGTTGGGGAATGGTTGCCATACACGTTTCGTGACTTCACTCACAGTCTGCTTGCTGACATGGTATGACAAGCCGATCTCAATGAAAGTTCTCAATGAAATCAATGGTGCCCAGTTACGTAAATGTTTCTTACCAGCACGTTCGCCGTACGATCTTTCAAAAAAGTTAGTGCCTGGTTTTAACCATTGTGCCGCAATCAATCCAGCTTTTGCCGATGCTGTGTATACTTGGTACGAAGTGGTAACTCCGAGTTTGTTCACAAACTCTTCAACTTCATTAACATCTGGCATAACAATAACCAGTGCTGGAGGTGCTGGTAATTGTGCCGGTAATACTTCACCTTTTAATTCAGCATCTGATTTTTCAATCATTTTGTCAATTTTAGCAACGACACCCTCAATGGTTGGCTGTGCGACTGGTTCTTCAACCACTTCGACAGCCACTTCTACAGCTGGTACATCTTCAATCACTTCAACCACTGGTTCTTCAAAATGCAATTCGGTAGCCAATGTGGTCTCAGCTTCAATTGTTTCAGCCACGTCTACGATAGTTTCAACTACAACTACTGGTTCTTGTTTGGTTTGTTTTGTATTCTTTTTCATTTCAGTTCACCGTTTAAGTTAAAAAATTGTTTTACTGTTTTGATACAGTGAAGCTAGTATACATTTTATAAAAGTTAAACGCAATAGCAAATTGAAGATATTTTTAATTTATTTTTATATCATTATATACAGCCACAAAACGAATTTTCTAGTAGAAATAAGAAGTTATCTACGAATGATTTAGGTTGAATTTAGATTGAATCTAGATTATTTGTGGGTTTTATTTACGTTACTATCTTGATTTGTCAGTAGTGATATGATAGACTGGTTTTAATTTATATACAATATAAGATGGAACTAATTAAGAGAAAGAAGACTGTTTATAGGAAGAGGAAAAAGACTGTTTATAGGAAGAGGAAAAAGACTGTTAGAGATTATATAGTCTACTTACATAGATCACCATCTGGTAAGTGTTATGTGGGATTAACTAAAGATTATGATAGAAGATGTCTAGAGCATAAAAAGGATAATAGGTGTAGATTATTTGCTAGAGCTATTGAGAAGTATGGGTGGGATAATTTAGAACATACCATACTTGAATCTGGATTGACTTTAAAAGAAGCTAAAGATAAAGAATCATATTATATAGAGAAGTACAACACATTCGTACCAAATGGGTATAATTTAACTACGGGAGGCGAAGGTTACATAGTTTCGGATGAAACAAGGAAGAATATGTCTCAAGCTCATAAAGGAGAAGTAAGGGAATATTTAAGGGGAAAAAATCTATCTGAAGAGCATAAAAGAAAGATATCTGAAGCTATGAAGAATATAACTAAGGAGACACGAGAAAAACTTTCTTATCGTGCTAAAAATAAGACTGAGGAACATCAGAGGAAGATAACTGAAGCGTTAACAGGTCAGAAAAGATCTGACGAAACTCGTCAGAGGCAAGCAGCTTCAGCTAAGAGGCGTAAGAAAAGAGAAAGAGATAAAAGATTGTTAGAAGCAATTCAACAGTGTAAGCACCTAAAGTCTAGATCAATTCTAGAGTGATAAAGACAGAAGATGTCAATTTGGATCGATAATAACGCAATCTAAATCTATAATCATTCGTGGTGGAATGAATGTAAATAAGAGTGACTCCATTCACTCCATTTACTATGTGGTAGTGAATCAACTTTTAGAGTGGTCGTAATTGCAAAACAGATACATTTCGTTCATCTTTAATGACTCTAATGCATCTGTATCTCAGTTTAATGACACGAAAAAACGAATTAATATCTTCGGCATCGCTGTGATCTACTGATAACCAAATATCGAATATATCCATCAGTTCTGGTGCGTAGCAGATTGTTGAAATACTACCTGCTTCTATTTCCCAAATGCCATTGTCATCGACATCTAAGCATTCTTCTATCATTGTTCTTACTTGTTTTATTTCTACAGCATTATAGCTTGCGATATTACTCATCTTATTTTCCTCAGTGTGTGCTACCGCCGTTCTATAAACGAAGTGTAACACACTCTTGTTAAGTTGTCAATTAACTCCAACGATTCAAATACTTACACACTCTTGCAGCTTCAGCTCTAGTCAAGTATGGGTCTTTGTCTTGTTCGTTACTTAGATTTCCGTAGTAATCTCTTTGGCTGTCCCATATTTTGAAAGCTGGAATAACCAAATTGGGTTCAATCAACGTGGTTGACATTTCTACTGTGTATCTTTTCTTCATTGTCTTTACTCCGTAAAGTGCTAATGATTGATCCATTTCTTGTTCTGCAACATTCATTTCTTCTTGAGTCATCATGATTTTTACACCGTGGTTGGTTGGGGTTAAAGCACATCCATGTGCGGTGGTTGGTTAGTGTTGTGGAGTAGCTTCAATCAGTATCATGTAGACTTGACGAAGTTTATCATTCAGTTCAAGCCATGTTTTACAACCACGTCGTGTGGCTTGCATTAAACCGCGTATTTTGTGGATTTCACGACTTTTGTTATCAATTTTTTTCATTTTATACACCGTTAGATTATTGTTGCTGGCGTTATTACCAACAAATTATATTATATATAAACTAAACTTGTAAGTCAAAGACTATTTTCAGTAGAAACAAGAGGTTACTGAGAATTATTTCAGATGTGATCTAGACAAGTTGGCGGGGATATGTTACAATTTTTAATTTATATACAATGTTAAGATGGAACTAATTAAGAGACAGAAGACTGTTAGAGATTATGTAGTCTATGTACATAGATCACCTTCTGGAAAGTGTTATGTTGGAATAACTAAACACTATGCTAGGCGATGTTTAGCACATCAGCATGAAAGTAATAGATGTAGATTATTTGCTAGAGTTGTTAAGAAATATGGATGGGAGAATATAGAACATATCATACTTGAATCTGGACTAACTTTAAAAGAAGCTAAAGAGAAAGAACAATATTACATAGAGTATTATAATTCATTTGCACCACATGGCTATAATCTAACTACGGGAGGTGAAGGTTACACAGTTTCGGATGAAACTAGGCAAAAACAATCTAATTCATTGAAAGGACATAAACATACAGATGAAACTAGACAAATAATGACTCAATCTAATAAGAATAAAGGTTCTAAAAGATCAGAAGAATTTAAGAAGATGATCTCTCAAATTAATAAAGGTAGAAATCCTTCTAGAGAGCAAAAAGTAAAAGCATCTGAATCTAATAAAGGTAAGAAAAGAACTGAAGAACAAAAACAAAATCATAAAGCAGCATGGATTAAAAGAGTAGAGTTGTATGGTTTAAGGGGTGTCAAACAGTAGGTATTTTTGTGAGCTATACTAGCACACCAAGGCATTGTGGAGCGTGTTACCAAGACGATTTTTTGGGGCTTAAAGATGGTGTTTTGATGGTTTGCCAAGATGGTATTCAGGCGCTGTCTAGACAAGCAATTTTGTAACTAGATTTGATCTAGGTTTGAGAATCGAGATTGCTTGTGTAAGGTTTTCGTTTCTAGATTTGGTTGTAGAATCGCTTGCGTCTAGATCGTTTTAGTAAAGGTGTTGTTATCTTTTCTGTTAGTGGTGTACGTATATTAGATGTATTTGGATATGATCTAGATTTATGTGAGAATATATCTAGATGTTTTTAAGATTTGATCTGGAATTATTCTAGAATTGAGATTTGTATTTAGAAAAAGTCTAGATCTAAAAAAATTTGGATAAAGAATTTGCTGGGCATGGAAAATAGAGCTAAAGAAGATGTTAAATAAATATTTAATAAAAATAAATAAGTTTTATAAAACAATTATTAAGTAGTAAATTGTTTTATATCAAACAATTTTTTAGGCAAAAAAAAGCATCAATTAAGGTTTAATTTTAATTGATGCGGTTTTTTATTTTGGTTTGATTAATAAGTATGGTAGTTTTTTGCATGGGTCTAACCCATGCTGTATAAAAACACAATTATCAGATTGATTTAAACCGGCAGGTTTAAATCTGTACCCTTTGTTAATTAGTTTTTTTATTTCATCCAGACACAATGTTTTCATTGTATGCTTTCTTCAAAAGTAAAATCATTATAATCTATATTAAATAGATTAATTTTAGATTGTTTAGCATGGTACTCACACCATGCTAAAATACCGATTAATTCTGATTTCTTTATAATCTGGCTTTGATTTAATGATAAGGTTAATTTAACCTTATCATTATTTAATAACATTTTCATTTTATACTCCGGTTTATTAGAATAAGGCATTTTAACCAGATGCCTTTTAAACTGGTATGGAATGATTAAGCGTAAATCATATCATCCCAAAAATTATTTGTATCGTTTTGTGTGTGCCTAGGTTTCCCGTTCCACGGAATTACACGACCGTTATTTAAACGCACTAAAGGTTTAGAATAGGCTGGAGTATCCCGCCAGCATTTGTTACCTGATTTATTTATATATACCTCATGGGCAAGAGGTATCTCCTTTACGCCAAATTTATCACAGGCCTTCCTGATATTGTTATAACCATTGGGATGGTTATATCTTTCTGTAGCATTATTCATTTTTTACACCTTTTTATTAAATAGGGCAGTTTTAACCAGACTGCCCTGATAACTGGTATTGATTGTTACTTGTTTTCCGTTCCTGTTTTAGCAATTGGTATTTTAACTTCTTTAAACTTTTTACCAATTATAACTTGGTTAAATGCCGGTATATTATCAATATACCAGTCTGCAAAGTCTGTAGCTGGAATACCTGTATCTTTACCATTATCTTTTTTAGTTGTGCGGCCACCACTTCCGAGAGTACTAAACTTACCGGTATTTGGTAATGGTTTATTACCTAGTCTGCCTAGTAATACTACAATACCAATAAATGCCAACTGCTCTGCCGACAATGCTGCCATTGTTGGAACAAACTTCTTAATGTAAGCGGTAGCTATTCCGATTAAGCCATCCATATTAGTGATAGTCGGACAAAAATTCTTTAAAGAATAATTGGCCGAATTACTAGATACACGGGCGTAGCCAAGCGTACTCATTATAAAATCATTTGCTACGCCTTTTACAGATACCATGTTATTGTGACATAAACTGCTGGCAAGCCATTGATTTTTAATAGCTTTTTTACAAAGTGTAAAAACCAAAGTTTTAGAGGAATCCTCTGATTTCACTTCTAAGTTATTATTTTCATTGTTTTTAATATTCATGTTATGCACTCTCTTATAATATTATATTGTTTTAAACAGACAATATTAAACTGTGAAATGTTTTATATAAAACATTTTATTAATACTACTATACCATGCTAGGTTTGCAATCGGATAATATACTTATGCTTAATGGTAGTATACAGTATCTATATAATAAATTAGATACAATACATAAAGAATATACACAAGCGCACCGACGTGCTTTCTATGACATCACGTTGATAGAAAGTATTAATAAAACATTCTAATAAAATGTTTTATTGTCATATTATTATAATGATGTTATTTAATACTGTTTAATCTAAGTATTAAAAACCTTCAATCAATGGTTTTAATATGTAAGCTCAAATTGTTAAAAAGCTAACTTCCTTTTTCCTTCCTACTTTTCCCTTCCTGCAATTTAATTATAGTATGTTTTAAAAATTATGTTGTATATAATGTAAAATAATTTCAAAATAAAGTTAAGTATTTGATTTTATTGATAATTTATTTTTAATATGCCCAGCAACGGTTGCGGTTTCCAGCTTTATCCATCCTTTTTACTCACTTTTTTAGAATAACCCACTAGATTGATATGTATTTTACTAAAACTTGCCGAATATAACTATAACACCCACTTAAAATTTGTGTAAAATTGCTTGCCCAACTAATCAATAACACCAGATTGATATGTATTTTACTAAAACTTGCCCAACTAATCAATAACACCAGATTGATATGTATTTTACTAAAACTTGCCCATCTTATCAATAACACCCACTTAAAATTTGTTTAAAATTGCTTGCCCAACTAATCAATAACACCAGATTGATATGTATTTTACTAAAACTTGCCGAATATAACTATAGCACCCACTTAAAATTTGTTTAAAATTGCTTGCCCAACTAATCAATAACACCGGATTGTTTTACATCAAGCACCCAAATAAAATTTGTACGATTTTTATAGCAAACTTTTTTACATAACACTAAAACATGTTTGATATAAAACAATTTGTAAATATTTTGTTTGATATAAAACAATTTACTATACTACTTTTGTTTTATAAAACATATACTACCCATACACTTAACGCGTAATAAAACCCATACCATTATCCCGTAACCACCCAACTCCATAAATCCAACTCCAACCCCACAAAACAAATCCCAAATCCATATCTACAAAAACTGATCCTAAAAAATTTTTTCAATAACCCTTGACAGTACCATAAATATTATATATAATAAATAAATAACTAAAACTACTGGAGTTATTTACAATGTTTACAATTACCAAAACCTTTGAATTTTGTTACGGCCACAGGTATGTTGACGCATAAAAGACTTACAGAGAGATTAGAGTATGATCCCAATACAGGACTATTTGTGTGGAAGTACAGAAATCCATCTGATTTCAAAAATACCTTAAGATGCGCTAGTTGGAATTCTAAACATTGTGGAGAAATTGCTGGAAGAAAAGTAAAAACAAAAACAGAATACATTTCTATTGGAATAGACTATAAAACATATCTAGCACACCGACTAGCTTGGTTCTATGTATATGAAACGTGGCCTAATAAAACACTAGATCATATAGATACTATAAGAAGCCACAACTGGATTACCAATCTTCGTGAAGCTACTTATGGAGAAAATAACCAAAATATAAGAGTAGCAATGAAAAGAAATTTATCAGGATATTTAGGAGTGTGTACAGATAATGGAGGTACTACGTTTAGAGCAAAAATCCAAGTAAATGGAAAGTCACACTATCTTGGATCCTTTAAAAATCCTGAAGATGCCCATGCAGTATACTTAATAGCTAAACGGGTGTAATTCCCGTTTAGCACAATAGAGGAGTAACACATGTTCGTAATAGAAAAAGCATTTCAAGTGACCTACGGTCATCGTATCGCTACGCAAACCTTAAGTGATAATAGAGAATGCCAATGCAGGCGTTTACACGGTCATGGAGGATCGTTGGTAATAGAACTGAGTTCTAAAAACTTAGTCCGAGGCATGGTCTTAGATTACAATGAACTAGATATAATAAAAGCGTTCATTGATAAGTTCTTAGATCACCGTATGATCTTGGATAAGGATGACCCCATGCTAAATTACTTGATAAAAGAATACGAGATAGTAGATTCTCAATGGCGATTTAGCAAAATCAGAAAAAGTAATGACTATGAAGATTTAGTTGAGCAAGAACTTTATGAATCACTAATTCTGATAGATTGCGAACCGACATCAGAGAACTTTTGTAAAATCTTATATAATGAGCTGAAACAAATAATTCCATGGGTATCCAAAGTTTCGTGGTCTGAGACTGGGAAAACTAACGCAACCTACATGGAGTGAGATGATATTATGTTAAATGTGAAGGAGATATTTTGGAGTGTGCAAGGCGAGGGACCTTACTCAGGGACACCAGCATGGTTTATAAGATTGGCTGAATGTCCGTTACGGTGTTTCGGCTGCGATACGAGTTTCTTGAATGGTGTTCTTATGGATGAGAATGATATTCTTAAAACCATTAAAGTGAATGTAAATCCTAAACAGTGCCAACTGGTCGTGATTACTGGTGGGGAGCCGCTTGCTCAAAACCTAAGTCCATTACTTGAATTACTGCATAGTGGTTATTCTTATTTTGTACAGATTGAGACTAGTGGGGTGACTTGCCGTGAAGAGAATCTTGAAATGTTGGAACATTGTGTAATAGTGTGCAGTCCTAAAACTCCTAAGATTGATAAAAAGCTGCAACCCTTAATAGATTTTTACAAGTATGTGGGTAGAGTGTCTGAATGTGATGACGATGGTCTGCCTAGTGCTTTGCTGAATGGAGGCTCACCATTCGTGTATAGAGATAAACATCGTCTGGTTCATGCACCGCATACGGTGTTTCTTAATCCTTTGGATGAAGGTGATGCCGTCCTTAATCAAGCTAATCTAGTGTTTGTGGCTGAGGTTTGTATGAGGAACAACTGGAGAATGGGAGTCCAATTACATAAACTGGCGAACCTTCGTTAAGAATATTTTTAGTAAATTTTATAAATAATGAGGAAAATGAAATGTTTGCTGTGAGAAAAAGAAGTGAGAAAAAGTCTGATATTAGAATTGAAGATCATAAGAATGGTCATCTATTGACCGCTAAACAAGTGGAATATTTATTTGGAGTGACTCCAACGTCTATTCATAACTACCGAAGAAAGAACCAGTTGCCAGTCCATCACTTGCACAGTCCTGGTTTGGTGAAGCCACCCGTTCGGTTTGACGAAGGTGAGATTCTTAAATGGGCTTCTATGAATAATATCGAGATTAAGAACGATTTAGCGAATTATCAGTGAGATGACGACAGGAGAAATCTTAATCGGGCTGAGTTCTTTGTCTAAAAAAGACTTAGAACTGGTCAGGAAAACGGCTACTCTGTTACTGGCTAAAAGTTCTGTAATTGATTCTAAGACTGAATTGTTTTATGACAATCTAACTTTAAACTTACAAAAGGTGGATGTGAATACTATGAATATCCACATCTATAAGAAACAAAAGCCTGACTCTTATGTCTCTTTAATAGAGGTCTGTGATGAAGTGTTTTCATTTATGGGGAAGTATGGTGTTTTAAAGTTACTTGAACAGAAACTGTTTTTAAGTCTTTTGACTCCATTAGTAATAGATAAAATTTTAGAAAGCAATGTGCCTTTGCTAATGAATACGTTGATAGCATTTTACAAGAATGCTCCCAGTTACTTTAGAAATGCTTATCCAAACTACGACAGAGTAGCTGTGCAATTCTTGATAAAAAGCCGCTCTGTTAACGAAGCGATAATACACCATTATGAGGAATGAAAATGACAACAAGGAATGAATTACACGGTAATCTAGCAAATGGCACGTTAATGAAGGATAACAAACCCAGTTATATTATAGATGGACATGGTAGAGGTTTCGTAGGTGCTATAGTATGGAAAGTGGTGCCTGGCTATGGTAGATGTAAATTTATAGTAACTGCGGGTGGAGGATTAGAAAGAGTGGAATAAATTTAAATGCGTCGTAGATTTAGTATTATTGAGTTTCTGAACAAGCATAATATTCCCTATATTGAAGGTGGAGTCAATGTTAAAAGGGGCGAGGTTAATATCCGTTGCCCCTTTTGCATAGATGATCCATCTGCTCACTTAGGGGTTGATGAGCAGAGACAGATTTTCTCATGTTGGAGAAACCCGAGACACAGGGGACGACTTGTTAAGTTAATCATGGTGCTGGGTAGGATAAGTTACAGCCAAGCATGTGCCCTGTTGGGGCAAAATGACCATTGGTTTGATGGTGGGGCGTTCAGTAATTTCATAGCTAATCCCGAAGCATTTTTTGAAGCAGATAAAATCAAAATAAAAACACTTCCAAAGTACCCATTTAAAGATTATAATGTCAAAATTCCTAGACTATTCGTGGACTATCTCATTAGCAGGGGCTTTTATTATAAGCATATTCCTGATCTTTTCAATGAGTATAGTATTAGGTATTGTGTTGAAGGACTTTATAGAGACAGATTAGTTATTCCTGTAACTCTAAGAGGAGAACAAGTCACATTTACAACTAGGTCTATTAGTGACGGTATAAGGTACTTATCCTTATCAGAAAAAGACGGTGCTCTGCTTTCAATAAAGGAAACTGTATGGAACTTCGATAATCTTTTAGATTATGGAGGTGAGATATTGTTCTTGTGTGAAGGACCACTAGATGCATTAAAGTTAGATTATTATGGAAAGAAAATAGGGGGGCGGGCGACTTGTTTGTTTGGGAAAAATATTAAAATGGAACAGATACTCCTTTTATCTGAACTTGTTGAAAGGTTCAATAAGGTAGTACTGCTTTTAGACAGGACTGAATTTGATTCTATGCTCCGAATGGAGCGTTTAGTCTCCTTCCTTAAAAAACCAGTAGTAATAGGAGAATTACCAGATGGAGTTAAAGATCCAGGTGAACTGTCAATAATACAAGTGAGAAATCTTGTAAGGAAATATTTATGACTAGGAACCCATTAATTGATCCATTACCTGGAGATGTTATCGAGACTTATAATGAGATGTTGGGGATAACTTCACTCAGAAAAGTGACTAGAAGAAATGGTTGCCAGGTGTTTTTTACTGTAGACGATAACCAATACATCGTATGTGTCGATATATTCCGAGTTATGTGTAAAAACGGGAAAATACTTTTAACTAAATAGAGGAAAGTAATGGATAGATTTATAGTATTTAATGGTAAAGATGAAACTGGAATTACATATTCCACGTTTCGAGAAGCTGAAGTGGCTTTAATAAATTTTTGCAAAGAAAATACTGACTTAATTCAGTATAGTTTTATAGGTTGTTTAACCCATAAAATAACTATAGTTAGCAAACATCATGAGCTAGCACCTATTAATCAAGCCTCTACAAAAGAAGGCTACCTTCCACAAGAAGGGGACCTATTTCGTAAAATGCGAGGTTATCGAGTTAAAAGTACTGGAGATCTTGTTTTTGAAAGAAGAGTGGTAAAGGTAGGCCCAGACTTTGTCGTTTTACAGAATGGTGATAACGAGAAGGATTTACAGACCATGCCCCAGTACCAATTCTTTCGTTGGATCCGAGGTGCTGAATTTGTTGAACGGGCAGGAAAATTACTATGAAATTTATACAACTTAAAATTCAAGGTTTTAAATCGTTTGGAGAAAATCAAGTATTAGACTTTCCTAGTGATCCTGGTTTGTATTTCTTAACTGGCAAAAATGAATGTGAGCCAGACCTTGAAGCCAATGGCTCTGGTAAATCTTCTACATTTGATGCGGTCTGTTTTTCTTTGTATGGCAAAACGCCAAGAAATTCAAAAGCAGGGGATATCTGTAATTGGTATGCTGATGAAAAGACTGTTGTATCTTTAAAATTTGAGATTAAGAATCAAATTTACGACTTAAAAAGGACATGGTCACCTAATTCTATTGTCTTAAATGGTAAAAATGTTAACCAAGATGAACTTTTATCTGTCATTAGACTTGGATTCGATGATTTCCTGTACTCTGTGCTGTTTTCACAGTTTAGACCTCAATTTTTTGACCTAAGTGCTGCTGAAAAAACAACTTTATTTTCGTCTATCTTGAACCTTGAAGAGTGGGACGAATACAGCAAAAGAGCAAGTAACCAAGTTTCTCATTTAGGTGGTATTGAAAATGATCTAAAACTTGAAATCTCACACATGAAGGGCATGAAGGAGTCGTTAAAATCACTAAAATTTGAAGAAAAGATCCAAAATTGGGAAGAAAAACGTCAAAATACTATATCTGGACTTGAAACTGATATTTTTGTAATTCAGACTGATCTTGAATTGTTAAAAACTAGCACTTTAGAGCTTTTATCTGAAAAAAATACTTTTATTTTAGACAAAACTGATTTTAAAGATAAACTTGATGAACATAATAAAGACATACAGTCTATTTGTGACGATCTAAAGGAAATTGTAAAGGTAGAAAAGCAAATTGATGAAGATATACTTGATATTAAAACACAATTAGGTGTTTATAAGTCACAAATCTTGAAATTTGAGAAATTAGGTGATAATTGTCCCTCATGTTTGCAAAAAGTTGATCCAAAACACGTTGAAAAGGAACTTAAAATTATAAAAGAAGAAATTACCACTCTTTTAGTTAAAGATAATGAATTACAATTAGAAAAACAAGAAGCTGAAGACTTAAAAGTGGATCTTATACTTGATAAAGATCTAATTAATGAAAAGAAAGATGAAATAAACTCTAAAATCTTAGTTATTCAACGTGAAAACAATAAAAAAGAGCTTTTAATTGCAAAAGTAGATGCTCAAGTTAAGATTAATAAAACAGAGGTATCAAAACTGCTGCTTACTATTAATAAGAAAAATTTAGAGATAGAAAAACTAAAAGAAGAAGAAAATCCTGTTTTAATTGAGCAACAGACTACTAAAAATCAAATAAAGATTCTCACTAGTGAGATATTACAAAAAGCAAATGAATCTTTAACACTGGCTGGTACAATTGAACAAACAGCTTTCTGGGTCAAAGGTTTCCGAAATATTCGACTATTTCTTATCAGTGAAGTGCTTACACAATTGGAGTTAGAGTCTAATAATGTTTTGTTTAGACTGGGTTTACGAGACTGGTCAATATCTTTTGATATTGATAGGGAAAATAAATCCGGCACAATACGAAAAGGGTTCAGTGTTCTTATTACTTCTCCTTACAACGATAGTCCCGTAGCTTGGGAGTCATGGTCGGGAGGAGAAACACAACGTTTGAAACTGGCATCCACTATAGGGTTGAGTAATTTAATACTAGCCCGTTGTGGTATAGATTCCTTCGTTGAGGTATATGATGAAGCATCCAACTGGTTGAGTACGAAGGGAGTAGAACAATTGGTGGAATGTTTGGATAATAGATCACAAGAATTAGATCGCCAGATATGGATGATAGACCATCGTTCTTTAGAAAGTAGTTCTTTTAAAGGTGTGTATTCAGTAAATAAAAATGAATCTGGGTCTTATTTTGAGCATATAATATAATTAATTTGGAGTTTAAAAATGAGAGGACAAAAACCTACAGTAGAGATAATTTATTCTGATAACTACGATTTTGAGAAATGGGGGCCACTAGTCCCAGCTACTGAAGGTGCGGCTGGTTTTGACGTTCGTGCCTGTGCATGTACAGACGTTATAGTTGCACCGGGATCTACAGTTAAAATAGATTTAGGAATAAAATTGCATATAAATGATCCACACCTGGCTGCAATGCTGATACCTAGATCTGGTCTAGGTGTTAAAGGTCTGGTATTAGGAAATACTATTGGATTAATTGATTCTGATTATCAAGGCCCCGTGGTAGCGGCGGTTTTCAATCGTCTACAAAAAGAAGATCACATGTTTTATGACTCTTGGTATAAAAATGAAAATAATATAGTTATTCATCCTGGTGATAGAATAGCTCAATTAATATTCCTACCTGTAATCATACCTACATTATTTAAAGTGAATCATTTTGAGGAAACAAGGCGTGGTGAGGGTGGGTTTGGTCATACTGGAGTAGGAGATTAGTTATGCAAGAATATCATTGTGAGGACTTTCTTTCACAAGAAAAATTAAAAGAATTATTAGAATATAATCCAGATACAGGAGTTTTTATTAGAAAAATTAGATCAGGTAAAAATGTTAAAATTGGAGATGTTGCTGGATGTCTTACGAATCATGGATATATAAGTATACGTTTATTTAATAGACCTTTTTATGTTCATAGATTAGTTTGGTTGTATATCCATGGAATATGGCCTGAACATGATATAGACCATATAAATGGAATTAGAAAAGATAATAGATTAATTAATTTACGAGAAGCTGCTAGATTTCAAAATATGCAAAACGTATATAGAGCAAGAAGTAATAATATTTCAGGTTATTTGGGTGTATCTTATGATAGAGTAGGTAGAAATTATTATGCACAGATTACTTTAAATGGTGTTGTAAAACATCTAGGTCATTTTAAAACAGCAGAAGAAGCAAGTGAACGTTATCTTAGTGAAAAGGTTAAATTACATGAATACTACAACAGGATATAGATGTGAGGACTGTAATGTGTTTCATTTGGATTTAGATAATCCAGAACAAGTTATTTTTAGATGTAAGTATGAAAAGGAACCATTAAGTTTTGAACCCAAAACAAAAACACCTTGCAAGCGTTTCATGCCAAAAGAGTACATTCAAGCACTTAACTTTGATACAAGGTAGAATTTTATGTCTTACAAAATGTCAACAAGAGCACAAGTCATATTGAGAAGAACTTATAACAGACCTTTAAATGATGAAGGAACTCTATTTGAAACATGGTCTCAAACTCTAGATCGGGTTATTAATCATCAGAAATGGCTTTGGGAAAGAACTTTAGGTAAGGAATTAAATGAAAATCAGTTAGAAGAGCTTGCTGAATTACGACAGTTAATAGAAGAATGTAAGGTATTTCCAGCAGGACGTGTTTTATGGTTAGGAGGCACTGAAATAGGTCGAACTAGGGAATCAAGTTTATTAAATTGCGCCTTTATAAATGTAGAAACTATTTGTGATTTGGTAGATGTATTATGGAATTTATTACAGGGTTGTTTTCATCCAGATACTAAGATTCAAACTAGTGAAGGTATTTTAACACTTAGAGAGTTTGAAAAAAGATTTAATACAGGTGAAGAAATTATAGTTAATTCGTTTAATGAGGAGTTACAAGAGTTTGAATATAAGCCTGTTTTAAAAACTAATTTTTCTTTAAAACAAGAAAAGTTAGAGTTAACATTTGATGATGGTTCTGTTTTTAAGTGTACTGAAGATCATGAATTCTTAACAAAGAATAGAGGATATGTTAAAGCTGTTGATTTATTAGAAACAGATATATTGTAAATTCTTTTGGTTCCTGTTACAATGTTATGGTTCATAATTTTGGAGCAGGAACATGGGAATTAAAGGTGTTATTCAAAAATATAGAAAACAGTATTGGTTAATTAGGGGTTTTTCAGAAGAAGAATCTGCTAGTAAGGCTGATTTTTATTCTAAACTTAGAAATTCTTGGACTCTTGAATATTGGATAAGTAAAGGATTTTCTAAAGAAGAATCTTTAGAAAAATTAGAAAAAAAACGTTTAGAAGTCAGTGAAAGAAGAAAAGCTAATCCAATAGAATTTAAAAGAGAAAATTGTAAGAGTTGTATAGAGTGGTGGTTAAAAAATTATTCTGAAGAAGAAGCAAATTTATTACATAAACAACATTTAAAGTCTATTCAGAAAGAATTACTAATACCACCATCTCAAACTAGATATTGGGTTGCTAAAGGTTTTTCAGAAGAAGAATCTAAAGTGAAAGTATTAGAATTTAATACTAGAAATAAAGAGTTTTTTATAAAAAGATATGGAAAAGAAGATGGTGAAAAACGACATAAGGAGCGAAGTGAAAAGTTTAGTGAAAATACAGTCTTTAAAAAAGAAACTGGAAGGGTAGAAGAGATTCAAAATTTAGCAAGATTAAATAATCCATTACAAAGAGACTATTGGGTTGCTAAAGGATTTTCTGAAAAAGAAGCAAAAGAAAAATCTAATGAAGTTAGAAGATATACTTCTCCAAAATTTAAAGAATATTGGATTGAGAAAGGATTTTCAGAAGTAGAAGCTGAAGAAAAGAAAAATACATATAATTCTTATATGTGTAACGAAGCATTAAAGAGTATGTATACTAGGGAATTTAAAAATAATTCTAAAGGTGAGAAAGAGTTATATAAGATAGTAAAATTTTATAGTTGGACTGCTTTAAGAAATCAAAGTTTTAATATTGGAGATAGATGGTGTTTTCCAGATATAGTTATTGATGATAAATTGGTAATAGAGTATCAGGGTGACTATTACCATGCTAATCCTGCTTTTTACGAACCTTCAAGAAAAATGTTGGGTAGTACTGCTAGTGAAATACATAAGGTTGATGAAAGAAGGAAAAAATTATTAGAATCTTTAGGATTTGCTGTAGAAATTGTTTGGGAATATGACTGGGTTTCTTGTAAAGATAAACATGAATTGGTTAAAAATTTATTAAGGAAATATGATGCAATTAGTGGGCAAAAGATTATTAAAAGATGAAGAAAGTTATATAGACATAGCTGTTAAGGACAACCATAACTTTGTTTTAGAGAATGGAATAGTTGTACATAATTGTGGGGTTGGATTTTCTCCCATCATTGGCACATTAACAGGATTTCGTAAGAAAATATCAGAAATAGAAGTTATTCGTTCTAAATCTACTAAAAAAACAGGGATTGATAATAATGAAGAAATTTGGGATCCATTAACTAAAGTTTGGACTATAAAGATAGGTGATAGTGCTGAAGCTTGGGCTAAAGCTTTAGGCAAGTTAGTGGCTGGAAAGTATCCAGCATCTAGATTAGTTCTAGATTTTTCAAATATAAGACCATCAGGTGAAAGACTTAAAGGGTATGGATGGCTTAGTTCAGGTGACGAACAAATTTCTGTTGGTTTTAAGAAAATATCAGAAATACTCAATAGTAGAGCTGGACAATTACTCACTAAGATAAATATTTTAGATGTTGTTAATTGGTTAGGAACTATTCTTTCGTCACGTAGGTCAGCACAAATCTGTTTGTTTGAATATGGTTCTCCTGAGTGGGAAGAATTTGTGGTTGCTAAAAAGAATTATTGGGAAACAGGAAATCCACAAAGAGCCCAAAGTAATAACAGTCTAGCGTTCAAATCTAAACCTTCAAAAAAGGAATTAGAAACTATTTTTGAATTAATGGCAGATGCAGGTGGATCGGAACCTGGATTTATGAATATGGAAGCTGCTTTAAAAAGAGCCCCGTGGTTTTCAGGATTTAACCCATCTTTAAGAAAAGGTACTAGAGTTTATACAAATAAAGGTATTATTCCTATTGAGACTTTAGAGAATGATCTTTTTGAAGTGTTTACTATAGATGGACAATATAAAGAGGCGCGTTGTAAATTATCTGGTAAAAATCAACAACTTTACAGAATAATTTTACAAGGAGGCCATGAATATTATGCTACTAAAGAGCATAATTGGCCTATAAATAGAAAAAATAAACATAATTATGATCTTAGAAAAGATTTAATTAAGGTTACAACTGAAGAACTTAAATCAGGGGATTTACTTGTAAACACTATGAGAGATTCGTTGTATCCAAATGCTGTTAAAGGTTCTTATGATGATGGATTTTTTATTGGATGGCTTTTGAGTGATGGTTGGATAACAAAAAGATCTCAAGGTTCAACTTGTTTAGAAATTGGATTAATAGTAAATCAAGAAGATTATGAAAGTTCTATAAGAATTAAATTAGAGGATTATTTAGAATCTTTTGGTAGTGAATGTAAATTTAAAAATCCTAATAAACAAAGTTCTTGGGAATTACAAACGTCTATAAAATCTTTAAGTGATTGGTTATTAGAGTGTGGTGTTACAAATAATGAAAGATTACCTTCAAGTTTGTTTTCATCAGAATATTCAGAGGATTATAGAAAAGGTTTTATTGATGGAACTTTTTCTTCTGATGGTGGCTTAGATTTTGGTGGTTTAAGAGGTAGGGAAAGTAATTCAGTTAGGATTATTCTTAATTCTAGTAAGATTGAAAGAATTAAAGATATGTCTGAATTATTAGGTTTTTATGGAATAAGAACATCTGTGAGATTTGTACAAACTACAGGCATTTTTCCTAATGGTAAAGATTATAAAAAATTGTATGATTGTTATTATTTGGGTATTTCAGCTCCTGATTCTTTAAGGCATTTTTCTAATTTATTTCCACTTACACACGTTAGAAAACAATTTAGGATAGAGAGTGCTGATTTAAGTAAGAGAGGAAAACTTCCTGGTTTTATTAAGATAGAATCTATTGAAAAAACAGATTTATTTGAAGATGTTTGGGATATTGGAGTTTATGATGAAAGTCACACATTCCAATTAGCTCATGGATTTACTGGTAATTGTGGTGAGGTACTCTTAGCTAATAAAGGTTTTTGTAATCTTACAGAAGTAGATGTAAGTAAGTTTAAAAATAACCAAACAGCTTTATTTAGAGCGGTTTATATTGCTGCTAGAATGAATTATAGACAGACTTGTATAAATCTTAATGATGGTATTTTACAAGAAGCTTGGAATCTTAATAATGATTTTTTAAGATTGTGTGGTGTGGGATTAACAGGAATAGCTAAACGTCCTGATTTACAATGCTACGATTATACGGATCTTAAAAGAACTGCTACGTATGGTGCCTATGGTATGGCTGATGAATTAGATATGCCTAGACCAAAGAACGTTACTGTTGTAAAACCTTCTGGCAGCACGTCAAAAGTCATGGATACTACTGAAGGCATACATAAACCATTAGGTAAATATATCTTTAATAACGTCCAATTTAGTAAGCATGATCCATTGGTAAAACTGTTGCAAGATGCGGGTTACAATGTTTTTAATCATCCTATTGATGAAACAGGGGTTTTAGTTACATTTCCAGTGAAATGGGAAGGCGTTAAATTCAGTATTGTCGATGGTAAAGAAGTTAATCTTGACAGTGCTGTTATGCAGTTAGACAAGTATAAAATGTTGCAAGATCATTGGTGTCAACAAAATACATCTTGTACCATATCTTATGACCCCACAGAAGTTCCCGATATTATAGACTGGATGCTTTACAATTGGGATTCTTATGTTGGAGTTTCGTTTTTGTATAGAAATGATCCTACTAAGAATGCAAAAGATTTAGGTTACTTGTATTTACCACAAGAAGTTGTCACTAAAGAAGAATACGAAGACTATGTGGCTAATTTAAGTGAAATTGACATTGAAATGGGTAATTCTCTCTATGAATTACAGAACGAAGGGTGTTCTTCAGGGGCTTGTCCTATTAAGTAGTCTTGACAATCAATATTATTCTAATTATATTAACTATAAACTCCAATATTTTAGGATTAAAAGATGAGTGAATTGATACGACAACGTTCCAAAAGTAGTGAGTTAGATTTTAGTAAAAGTGCAGTTAATGCCTTTGAAAGGACTTACAGCGTGTTATTTGAGCAAGCATTGACCGAAGCTGATAGGTTACAAAGAATTAATGGTGCTATGACTGCTTTAGAACAAGAGTTATTAGATCCAGATCGTATTGCTCAAATGGACAACAGTCAGAAGTTGATGGTCTTTGATTTATTAACGCGAACGTCCAATACATCTATAAAGAATTTAATGGGTTTTGGTCAACTCTTTATGAATATTAAAACCGTTGTCAGTATATTGGAAAATACTAAGACTTCTACTATTATAGAACAAATACAAGATGATGTATTAGATATAGAATTTACATCTGAAGACTATGAAGGGATAGATTTTAAATGAACACTAAAGTAAATCTTAAAAATATAGAAACAGTAGATGTCTCAGTTCTTAAAGATTTTGTCAAATCATCTTCTACTTCTAAACTTATTAATTTATATTCTGGATTGAATAAAGTTTCATCTCAGAGTACACAATTATGTCAAAAAAGAATTCAACAAGTTCTTTATCGTGTGAAGCCTTCCAATAGATTTTTAAAGTGAGATATTTATGGCTGAAAATTTACCTTTAATAGAGAAATGCTTAGAATACTACTATAGATTAGGTCCAAATAGATCTCTTTTAACTTTAGAAGAAAAATCAAAAGTTCCTTTTGCAACGTTAAAAGACTGGTGTGAAGGGTTTGGTTGGGATGAAAAGATTATTGAAAGGGATAAAGATCTTAATAGGCAATTGGAAGAATCTTATAGAAGCAAGACTATTCAAATACGAAATAGACTGGTTGCCCAAATGGATGGTTTGATGAATGATATGGAGTCCTGTTCACTAGGACTTCCATTTGCGGTGACTTGTGTCGCAGATCTTAAGCAACTTTCTCAAGCCTACGAATCGTTAGTCCGGGCAAATATACTGGCTCAGACTAAGGCACAAGATTTATTAGGTTCAGACAAGTCACCTAAGACTTGGTCTGATTTGTTAGCACATGTTGAGGGCGATCGCCCAGAGGAGTTAGAATGAAAAATCAAGAAGAAAATAAAGAAAAATTCTTTGAGGATTTAATTGAGTTAGCAGAGACTACGGGTGGAATGGAGATTTTGAGGAGATTGTACAATTCCTCGAATTTGTACATGAAGATTTGAACATACAACGACCATTCGCAAACTATTATTTGGAACCTTATGAATAAGATCATTTTTGAAAAACAAGATTCAGATGTTGAAGAAAATTAAGTATGGCAGAAAGTTATATTGGGAAACCTTTAGAATTATCTCCTGATAAAATAAGAGAGGTTGGAGCTGATAAGGTTGAAATTATTATAGTTCATAAATTTAGTGATGGATCTGAAGCTGAATTTAGAGGTTTATATAAAGAAGGAAGGCAGCAATATTATTCTACTGAAATAACAAATGCAAAATCTAGTGTTCATCGTAGTGATTCTAGAGTTGATGATTTGTTGAAAGATTTATATTAGGTTAAATTTTATGAATAAGGTAATTATAGAAGTAAGAAGAAATGGCTGAAACACCTGTAAGTTGGAAATCCAACTTAGTAGAGAAATCTAAGCAAGATCCTGTTTGGTGGATAGAAAATGTTCTTGGCGTTACTTTATGGTCAAAACAAAGAGAAATTTGTGAGGCTATTCGTGATAATGAACGTGTAGCTGTTCCTTCAAGTTTTGGAACTGGTAAAACTTTTTTGGCAGCTTGTCTAGTATTGTGGTTTCTATATAATTTCAAACCTGCTCAAGTAGTTTCAACAGCACCCACATTTCGTCAAGTCCGTGATTTGTTATGGGCTGAAATTCGTAATTTACATGCTAGAGCTAAAATGCCTTTGGGTGGTGAATGTCTACAACTCAGTATTAAGCTGAATGATGAACAATTTGCTGTGGGTTTTAGTACTGATTCAAATAACATGGATCTCTTTACAGGGTACCACTCACCTAACATGTTAGTAGTTTTTGACCAGGCAGCGGGTTTATCCACAACGTTTTGGGAAGCCGCTGAAGGTTTGCTAACCTCGGCCAACTGTAAGTGGCTCGCAATCTCAAATACCGCAATCGCAGACAGCGAGTTTGCAAATATATGTATCCCTGAAAGAAGTACACGCTTTGGTGACTGGAAGATTGTTAAAATATGTGCAGAGGAGTCACCTAACGTAGTTGCTAAGAGGAATGTGTTTCCTGGATTAATTTCCTACGATTGGGTTCAGAAAAGAAAAAAGGCGTGGGGTATAAACGATCCCTTATACCAGATCTTTATCTTAGCTGAATTTGTTTTATCAAGTGAGATGACTGTTATCCCAGGACACTTAATTCCCATAGCTTTTGAGAATGATGGTATTGAAGGCGATGATATTATTATCGGTCTTGATGTGGCGAGAGCGGGTCTTGATTCAACGGTTTGGGCTGCGGTCAGTGGTAGTGCTGCTTTGGAGATAAAACGCCATACAGGGAATGATTTGATGGTTGTAGTGGGTGAAACTATTGAGTATGTACGCTATTTAGAAGAGAAATACGGTAAACCTGTATCAAATATTAAGATAGATACTATTGGTGTAGGTGGCGGTGTTTATGACAGATTGGCAGAGCAAGATTTTCCATGTACGCCTATAAATAACTCAGAAGTCAAAGTAGTTTCGGATAAAGAACGCTATCTTAATGTCAGAGCAGAAATGGCTTGGCAGTTACGATATTTGTTCCAAAATTTTGCTATTGGTTTATTTAGACTAGTAGATATGGATGAGGAACTTGCTGATTATTTGAAAACGGATTTACGTGTTCAAAAATATAAGATATCTTCGTCAGGAAAGATACAGCTTATATCTAAGGATGACATTAAAAAAGAACTAGGACGTTCTCCTGATTACTGGGATTCCTTGGTAATGGCATTTTGTGATCCTGGTGGTGGGCCTCCTGATCTTGAATATATCAGTGGTAGACCTGAAAAGAAAGAAGAACGTGTCTTAACAGATAAGGAGTGGAATAGTTTTCTTGGTATTGAGATTGATATTTTGGATTCAACCTTTAATTAGATGGAAATAGGAAGTTGAGATACGATGATTAGTGATATAATTTCAAGAATAGAAGTATTCTTTTTAGGAAATAAGATATGTCTTTAAATTCTCAACAACAATTTAGTTTCGTTGACTGGATGAATGAAGGTGGACAAGCTAATATCCGAAACAATGTCTTATCCACATCGTATGAAAGAGTTTCATGGGTTTATGCCTGTATTAATACAATTGGAACGGTAGCATCCAGTGCTCCATTAGCGTTTTATACTGATCCAACATGTTCAGAAAGATTTAGGCTTAAGGATGAGAAACATAATGTAGTAACATTGTTTAATCCTCCCAAGCCTCCTTTTATTCCATCACTTAGAGAACTCATATTTAGAACTTTTGTCCATTTAGGTATTCAAGGTAGAGTTTTTTGGGTATTTGAAAAAAAGAATGGTAAGTATGCTGAAATTGACCTCAAAGGAAATCTCCGTTCAGTTCTAACTAATGGTAGTTATGGAAAACTTATGTATTGGGAAGAACACAATGCAATGGGTTCTTTTAAATGGCAACCTGAACAAGTATTACCTGTTGTTTATTATAATCCTAGAGATTTGGTAACTACAGATGTACCTGTAACAGGTTTATCACCATTGATGGCAGCTAGACAAAGTTTAGATCAAGAGTTTAATATTAATGGGTGGAACACTTCGTTTTTTAAAACGGGTATGAAAACTCCATTATTATTGAAAGCTAAAGGAACTCTTTCAAAAGAACAAAAAGCTGATTTACGAAAAGAGATAGTTAATTATTACAGTGGTATTGATGGAGCACATGGAGCTTTAATTGTATCGGGTGGTATTGAAGTTACACCTTTATCTATTTCACAAAAAGATATAGATTTTATTGAAGGTAAGAAATTTAATAGAGAAGAAATAGCGTCTATTTATGGAGTTCCACCAGCATTATTGGGACTTTTTGAATTTTCAAATTATTCCAACGCCAGAGAGCAACGTAAAATATTTTGGGAAAATACTTTATTGCCTAAAATGGCAATGATTTTAGATTTAGTTCAGATTAATATCTTAGATAGATATTTTCCTGGAATTTATGCTAAATGGGATACTTCTAATATTTATGGACTGAAACCCGATGCTTCAGATGTAGCTAATGCTGCAAAGGTTTATTATGAAATGGGTATAGGTGTTAAAGATTTGGCAACTCTTTTAAGATTACCAGAATTGGCTAATATTAAATTAGAAGATAGAACTCCAAAACTTCCTAATATTCTTAATAGACCGACTCCTGGTGGCAATAATAACAAACCTATACCACAAGCCAATCGTCGTCCTAAACCTGGAAAACCTATTGATAATCCTGGTGATCCATCAAATGTGCAAAATGCTCCTAAAAAAGATTTAGAAAAATTTTTTACAAATGTCTTGAGTAGATATACTAATTCTGCCATTATGACCAAACAAAGGTCACCTAAATTAAATAAGAAATCTTGGTCAATGGAATTTATATCTATTGTTCAACCAGAATTAGAAAAATTTTGTGAAATTAATAATTATTCTATTTCTATTGCTCTGGATAAATGTAATTGTTTTGTAACATTCTTATTAGATGGTAAAATTTCACTACAATCAGTTCAAAATGAGCCTAGTAAATTTGCAGGTGTTTTAGTTTCTTCCATAGTGAATAAACTCTAAAGAATTTAAATCAAAAATGAGGTTTGTCCCATGTCACAGTTAATTTTTTCACTAGACAAAACTGTCACTGAGAAGGGCACTGTTGGAAGTAATATTTATAAAGCTATTGCATCTACAGCCGCTCTTGACCGTGACCGTGAGGTTTTAGTGCCCAAAGGTGCAGTTACTGATTCTTTTATGAAGAATCCTGTAATGTTAATGATCCATAACTACAAACAAGTTCCTATTGGTAAAGTTCTATCTATAGACATTACCAAAGATGCAGTATCTTTTTCTTTTACGTTTGCCGATACCGAGGATGGTAACGAATTGAAAGGTCTCTACGATACTGGATTCATGAACGCATTTAGTGTCGGTTTATATCCATTAAAATCAATGTGGATTGAAGATCAAACTCCAGATCAGTTTGAAATCACTAACACTGATGGAACTAAAGATACATTTGACTTAACCAAATACAAGATTAAGCCTCAACGTGTTGTGTTATCATGGGAATTGCTAGAAATTAGTCCAGTTCCAGTACCTAGTAATCCAGAAGCTCTGCTAATTAGAGCCAAAGAAGACATTATCCGTAAAACAGTTGAAGGTCAACTCAGTAAGGCAGCGGGTCAACTTTTAGAATACAGAATTGACAAGCAAATTGAAACTATTAAATTTGCCTTTGATTCTGATTTGGAAAAACTCAGTTCTTTAAAGAGTTCTAATGTCATTGAATACGTTAAAACTCCTATTGATGTTGAAAAAAGTTGGGATGGACTTAGAGCACAAGCTTCGTTAGCTAAATGGTCATCTTCTGATGAATCTGGAGAAAAAGATTTAATTAATTGGGGTGAATATGCTAGAGGATTTGCTTATGTCAATGTTGATAAAGCAGATAAATTATCTAGTTATAAATTTACCCACCATCATGTTATTGATAAAGAAGTAGTTGCTATTTTTAAAGGCGTAGCTAAATCTATGGCAAGTCTTTTGTCAAGTAAAGAAGTTTATGGTGATGATGCTAAAAGTATTTATGAACATTTGGCAGAACATTACAAAGATGCAGTAAAAGAGTGCCCACCTTTTGAAGATAATTATACTGAAGATCAGTTGAAAGCAATTGCTGATGGTTTAGATTGGACTGTTAAATCAGATCCAGAAAATGAATCTAATGAGGATGATGCTTCTAAAGATCCTGTTGAATTAGTTTCAGATAAGAAATTAGATCAAATACTAGAAACATTAGTAGAATTTGATGAAGTAATTAGGTTGAGATTCACTCTAATGGCTGATACACTGGATGCAATTCACGGTGATGTTAAATCTTTAAGTACTTCTGAAGAAAAATCTGATGATGAAGATCCTGACACAAGTGAAAATGTTATTGAAGATCAGCTTAAATCTTTGACTGAATTTCTAAAACAACCTTAATTATTAATTGTATTGGAGTTAAAAAAATGAGTGCTATGAATGTAGAAGTTTTTGGAGAATTCAGTGAAAGTGTAAAACTTGCTCTGTCTCAATTCAAAACTCAGACTGAAGAAATTACGTTGTTGAAAAGTTTGATCCAAGATTTGGAAAATAAACTTTTAGCAATTCCTGAAAAACAAATTATTACGTTACCTAATGGCAAAATAGGTTTCACCGACAAAACAGAAGCAAAACATTTTGTTGATTTATGCAAAGGTATTTTTCTACGAGACGGTGCGGCTGTTAAAGATTTAACAGAAGGTATTGATTCTGAAGGTGGATATTTGGTTCCTCTTGAAATTAGAAATACTCTAATTATGATGTTGAACCAATATGGGGTGGCTCGTCCTGCTTGTACTGTCATTCCTATTGCTAGAGAAGAATTATCGATGCCAAAATTGGTAAATGGCGTACAAGTATTCTGGATTGGTGAAGGTCAAACTATTCCACAAACTCAACCTTCATTCGGTGAATTCCGTATGCTGGTTAAGAAATTGGCGGCAATGGTTCCAGTAACCTCAGAATTATTGGCTGACAGCGTTATTCCAATTGCTAATTTATTGGCAACTCTGTTTGCTAATGCCTTGGCAAAAGAAGAAGATCGTGTAATTTTCACGGGTTCTACAATTGTGGGTGACCCGTTCAATGGTGTGTTTGGTGATCCAGGTGTTAATAGTTATGTGTTGCCAGCAACCAAGACCAAATTTACTGACATTACTTCTGACATGTTGGCTGAGATTACATCAACATTGATTCCTGCTGCTGCGGATGGTGCTAAGTTCTATATGCACAGAACTATTTTGAACGTAGTTCGTACCTTGAAGAATTCGATTGGTGAATATATTTACTCACCTGACATTCAACCAGGTACTCCTGGAATGCTTTGGGGTTACCCCATTGTGTTGTCAGAAGTAATGCCTGCTATAGGGGCTTCTGGTGCAGGTAAACCTTTTATGATTTTTGGTAATATGGCTCATTACTATATTGGGGACAGGATGGCGTTATCTGTAGCACGTTCTGACCATGTTGGTTTTGCTCAAGACAAAGTATTTTTAAGAATCATTCAACGCGAAGCTCTGGCGGCTGCATTACCAGAAGCGTTTATTGTTATTAAGACGGCTGCTCAATAATGGAGTTAAAAAATGAGTTTTTATCGGGTTATGTCTACTTTTGTGGACAATATAAATGGGCACCATTTTAGAGTAGGTCAGTTTATAGAAACAGACCAACAAAATTGGGTTGCACGATTTGGAGATATTTTGAAAAGAGAACAAATACTTCCTAATAATGTAGATATTTTTAAAGTGGACACTTCGTTAGAAGATTCGCCTGTTATTGAAAAAATAGTTACAGAGCAACCCAAAGTTGAGAAAGGTCTTACTAGAAAACCACTTCCTAATAAAGCCATTTTGGGTGACACATCCGAGAACAAATAGATGTCTTTGGATTCTTTTCTTAATGCTTTAGTCACTACAGCTATTCAAACATTACAGGTATCTGATGCAACTCTTGGAAATGATTTTGCAGATGATGATCCTATAGTTAGAGTAATGGCTAAAGCCGCTTATTCTCAAATTTGTAGTTTTTGTAACAGATATTTTGAAAAGGCTGAATTTAATGAAGAGTATCACAGTGTTTTTGATAAAATAAATCTACGCCACTCACCTGTAGAAACAGTTTCTGGACTATGGATACGTGGCGTACCTTTAATATTAGATGTAGATTATTCTGTTGCTGGAAATAGAATAACTTTATTAAAGGCTTATGATTATATGGAATATCCTTTATGGGATATGGAATATTTTCCATATTATTATACAGAAAGAATGAGAGAACATTCTGTTTTTACTAATGTTTGTTTGACTAGAGATAAAGATGTAGTAGTTAAATATACAGGTGGCTATCCGTATGCAGATAGCAATAACGATTTATTTACTGGTCTGCTTTTGCAGACTATGACTTTATATAATAGACGTTCTACATTAGGAATGTCTTCTATATCAGGTACTGTGGGTCATACAGGCCCAGCTACGGTGGCAGGTGCCTCTGATATGGGTGATTTGTTAGAAGTCGTAAAAGGAATTATGATTGCGTTTATAAATTTTAGGGATGTGGATTATGTCTAGTGGGATTCCTACTGTTTTACTTGATTTTGTAAAAGATCTAAATACAAACACTAGGAAGAAACAGACTACTTTAGTTGCTGTTAAATCTTTACAATTTCTTAACGAGCAATTAGATAATTTAAAAACAAATCCTGGAGCTTATGGATTATCAAGTGCAAGGGCTAATGCTTTAGAAAGGAATTTAATTCGTAGTAGAGCAGCAATAAATGTAAATAGGGATTCTATTAATATAAAGTTGAAATTAAAAGATTCTGCTGAAAGTGATCCATCTAGTGTATCAGAATGGGCTGCTATGATTAATAGAGGGCACACTGTTAAAGGTATGAGATCTATATTACCTACAGAAAGAAAAATGTTGGCCGTTCCTTTTACCATAGGAGGTGATGAAATTGTTTCATTTGCTAGAGGATCAAGAGATCCACATATTGTAGGTAAGTTTGTAAGCCAACATGTAGAAAAAAGCTCTTCAGGTAAACCTATGTTGTATTACTTACCTAGAGGAGACCATTTGGTTATGATGGGTAAAATTATGGGAGGCAAATGGGAAGGAATTGCCACACTATTTCAGTCAATACCCATAAAACAAGCTCCATGGGCAGATGAAATTTTATATAACGTTGCTAAAGCTCTGGGTGCAAAAGTTTAATGTCCAGAAGAGAAGAAGTTATCGCAGAACTTCGTAGAAGACTACTTGTCAAATTACCTTCAGCAATTATAATTGAAGGAACGGGTGGTATTTGGGGTGCATGGGATAAGAAAATACCTTGTATTCATTTATTTGAATTACCTAGTAAAAGAATTCTTACTAAGCCGGGTATTTATACAGTAGAGTTACCAGTTCAAATTGAATATGTGGTTAGACTGGGTAGACAGGATGGTTGTAATACTGAAGGTAGAGCTAGATTGTTATGCCTTCAACAGGCACTTGAACTGGATGAGAGATTTACCAAAGATAGAAACCTTAGAACACAAAGCATTGATTTAGTTATTAGTTATTTCTGTGGATCTGATGAAATAACGTCACCTTTACCTAATATATTAGATGCGGCTGTTTTGTATGTTTTTAAGTATGTTGACACTTTCTATGGTTATGAAAAATCTAGACATTAAGAATTTTTATTTTTACTTTTACTTTTATGAGGTTTCAAAATGAATTATCCGTCTCCAAATCCAGCCAACTACACTTTAGGAAAAGGTATTTTATACTTTGACCAATTTGATAGTTCTGGACAATTAACAGGTGAGGTAGATCTAGGTAATGCTCCAGAACTATCTTTCAATATGTCCGTGGACATGTTAGACCATTTTAGTAGCAGAGCTGGTATATCTTCTAAAGATGCCCAGGTTACTAAACTGATTGTGCCCACATTCACTTTCACTTTGGATGAGTTTTCTGATGAAACTTTATCCATGTTATTTTATGGTCAAAGCACTAATGTTATAAATCAGGCTGCTGTTCCTTATAAAACTGAAGCGTTGCCTGCCACAGTTAATAAAAAATCTTATTACTCGCTTGCTAATCGTAATATTGGTGCTTGGGCTGTTAATGTAGTTTATGAAACAGGTAAAACGGCTGCTGATATTCCCGATGATGCTGTATTGACCAATACTTCAGGTGGTGCTACTAATACTTATAGTGCTCTTACGGCTGTAGGTACTCGGATCTTTTTGAAAACACCTGCAGGTACAGGTTTAGCTGCATCAGGCGACATTTATATTGCTACTGTTAAGATTGCCACATACACAATTGCTCCACATTTTGATACTACTAGAGTTTTGATAAAGAAAGGTTCTGCTTGGTTGTTGCCCGGTGTTGATTTTACTCTTGATTCTGATTTAGGCCGTATTTTGATTGGAACTGATTCTACTTTAACAGGTAGTGAAGTGGTGAGTTTTGGTGTTGCCGCATCTAGTGTTAGAAAAATCAGTGCGGTGTCATCGAATACCTTAAAAGGCAAAATCAGATTTGTCAGTAACAATCCTGAAGGTGCTCAGTATCAGATGGAAGCGTGGAAGTGTTCCCTGAAACCATCTGGTGACACGGCCTTTATCAGCGATAATTGGGCAACCGTGAAATTTACAGCTGAAGTGTTACTTGACCGTGAGAATCATCCCTCAAGTCCATATTTGGACGTAACTATATACTAAGTAAATCAATGACTTAGGTGTTTTAACTAGGCCACTGAAGTTTCTATTCCAGTGGCCTATTAATCTAAAATAATAATCAAATATAATCTTTATTTAATATTTTTACTGACTTATACTAATGTTTTGCATTTTATATATCAGGCACAAATATGATTAAAGTTGGAGATAGATTTGAAACGAGGAATTATGGATTTTGCACTGTTATAGAGTATATAGATTCTTATAATGTAAGAATTAGATTTGAAGATGGAATTGAAATAACTTGTACAGCAGGTGCCTTAAGAACTGGTCAAGTTAAAAATCCAAATCATCCTAGTATTTGTGGTATTGGTTTTATTGGAATTGGAATTTATTCTCGTAAAACACATTTAAGAATTTATGATATTTGGAAATGTATGCTTGGAAGATGTTATGACGAAGGTTATAAAAATTTACATCCTACTTATAAAAGTTGTACAGTCTGTGAAAGATGGTTAAATTTTCAAAACTTTGCTCATGATTACTTACAAATGGTGGGTTCAGATTTAAACTGGCAATTAGATAAAGATATTTTATTTAAAAGAAATAAGATATATTCACCAGAAACATGTTGTTTAGTTCCACCACAAATAAATACACTTTTAATAAAACATGTTGCTAGAAGAGGAGAATTTCGTATTGGAGTTTCCTATGATGAACATTATATAAATCCATATATAGCTAAATGTCATATTAAAGGAAAAATTAAATATCTTGGTAGTTACAAAACAGAACAAGAAGCACATTTACGCTATAAAGCCGCGAAAGAACAAGAAATAAGAAGATTAGCTAATTTATTTAAAGACCAACTTGATCCAAGAGTGTATATTGCCTTAATGAATTATGAAGTTGAGATGGACGATTAAAAAATCGTTGCTGGTGCTACAGTTTTAAAAAGCTTCACACTGATAATGCTAATTCGTTAAAGTGGCTTAAACAGCAGTTTTAATGGCTTAAAATGCCACTTTCTCAACACTTGTTGAGTAGTTATGAAAAACAAAAAGTATAAATTCACCTACACTAAGAAGAGGAAAAAAGTTATGAAACCAGCAAGACAAAGAACGAAGTTGGGTGATTCAGATTGGACATCTTTATTTCCAGTTAAGCAGTATACAATAGGTACAACTTCTTTAGACATTTCACCTTTATCTATCCAGGAACTTTCGGGTGTTCTAGATAAATTGTCTAATATCTCAAATAAAATCCAAAGTGATTTAATAAATAATGAATTAGATGAAGGTGTAGCTAAGTCTTCGGTAACTGTTATCAACCTTGTAAAAATAATTATGTCTGAAAGTCCTGATATTCTTTCAGATATCTCAGGTTTGGATGTTGAAGATGTCCAATCGTTGCCATTGGATAAAGCTTTAGAATTGTTTAATTTTTGTTTGGATGTAAACATAGAAAGCCAAGAAGGCTTGTTAAAAAACTTCGACGGCCTGACCAGCCGGATATCCAAGTTTACGAGTCCCAAGACGATGACTCCAGCGACTCCATAGGCAAGTTAGTTCAATATTTAGTAGAACATGGACATTCTTGGAATGATATAAAAACCTATACTCTTTGTGAAATTGGTGTTTTTGTCCGAGAATGTAGACTAGGTGATGTATTAAAATATGAACAAGACATCCTTATAGCTTGGTTGGGTACAAATGCGACTGGAGATTATATAAAAGATTTAGTAAAAAAACAGGATAAAAGATTAAAGAAGAATAAAAAAATAGAAGAAGATCCAGAAGCTAAAAAGAAAGAGTGGTTAAATTTCGCAAGAGCATTTGGAAAATAAAGTTTAGTTACAATCTTTAAATGAAGTATGAAGTTGAGATAGACGATTAAGAAAATGTTGTTTGTCGCTTTATTAAATCTACGTTATACTACAGTTTATAATCTATAAACTGGGTATAATCAAAATGTCAGATACCTTAAATTCTTCTATTAATATACAGGTAACGGCTGATACTACAAAAGCTACTGAGTCTTTAACAGCGTTACTTTCCTCGTTACAAAAATCATTAGATGCATTTAATAAATTTCCTGGACAGGCAGAAATAGCTGTCAATACCATATCTGCCAGTTTTGGTAAAGTTAAGACATCTGTTGAGTCAGCTCTAGAACCTCTTAAAAAATTAGAAGGAATGTTTAAAAGCGTATCTGAAAATTCAGGTATAAAAACTTCTTCTGTCAAAATTGTTGATGACGCTCAAGTAACAAAAGAGATAGGTAGTATTAGATCTTTAGTGGGCACTATTGATTCTGCTAAAGAAAAAATAGCAACTCTTGGAAGCGGTGATTCTTTATCGGCTTTTAATACAAAATTAGATTTATCAGCTACAAAAGCAACTACATTAGGCAATTATCTCAAGAATGCAGTTACGCAAGGTTCTGAATTAAGAACTATCATATCTGCTGAAGTAGGTTTAGGAGTTAAACCTAATACTATGTCTGCTTGGGCTACTCTTAATCAAAACGTAAGGGATTACATTAGTAATATTATTAGAGCTAATTCTACTACTAATGAAGGGGCTAACGCATTAGTTAATCAACAAAAACTCTTAAATATTAATAAAGGAATTATTGATAGTAACATTTCTTCTTTGTCAAAAACAGATGCTACATATAGTCAAATATCTACTACAGTTTCAGGATTATTATCTTTACATTTTAAACTCCTAGAAACTGAGACTAAGCAATTTAATAATGAAGCTGAAATATCTACAGCTTTAGCAGCTAGAGCTGGAATTATTAAAACATTAGGGCAACTTCAGTCTGAATTAGCTATAAAACAGAATAGTTCTTTTGTAAATCCAGGTGATGCTGCTAAGGTTAATGAATTAGTAGCACAAGTAAATCAATTAGGTTTAGCTATAAGAGCTCCAATTTCAGCATTAAAATCATTTTCAGATGATATTAAAAATACTGCCTCTGCCGCTTCGGATACCAGTTTAAATATTAAGAGTTTATCTTTATCATTACAGAATTATGCCAATTTAAAAGTACCTGAGGATTCTCTTGGCTTTAAACAACTGATGTCTAGATTAACTGCTCTAAGAAATGAGATAAATAAAACATCAATAAGTTTGGATGATCTTGCTAAAAATCCTGTTCTGTCTAAGGAACTAAAATTAGAAGTAGGCATACAACAGGCAGGTATAGGTATTTTATTAGAGCAATTGAATACTATAGAGCAAGGTTTTATAAAAGATGCTGACGCGGCTAAATTAGATGTTGCCGCTAAAGCCAAACTTGATGTTGCTAATAGAACTGTTGTTGAATCGGGAACAAAATTAATAGATGTTTTAACAAAACAAAAAGAAGCATTGGTTAAGGTATCAGAAGGAATTATAAAAACGGATTCAGGTACATTTATTTCTTCAAATTTAGCTGTTTCAAGAGATGCTGTAATTAAATCTATGGCAGATATTGAAGCAACAGCTCTTAAATCATCAGAACAAATAAATTTAATATTAAAGAGTATAGGAGCAAATGTTTCGTTTGAGAATCTTGCTCAATTAAAATCTGTTTTAGGTAATTTGAAAATTGATTCTTCTGCATCAGAAGGATTAAAGGTTTTAATTCAATTAACAGAACAATATTCTTCTATTCAAAAAGAATTAGCTCTTCAAAGTAAAGCGAGTGTCTTTACAATACCAGTAGGTTCAGTTCAACAATTTAGTCAATTTACAAGACAAATACGAGATTTGGATAGTCAGTTTAGTCAACTTGGAGTGAATATCAATCATGTTATGAGTGGTGATGTTCCTGTAGAGTTGTTTAATAAGATGAGTAATGCTGCTAAGAATAGTTCTATGTCAATTAGAGCATCTATGGTTAATGTAGAGACAATTCTTAAACAAGTAAAAGATAGTTTTGGTCAGTCTTTAGCAGGTGGAATTGGAATGACTGCTACCTTTGACACTTCTCAAGCTACTTCTGCTTTAAAATCTTTATTAACAACTTTAACTACTGTTAAAGAACAAATTGATAAATTGGGTCAAAATTCAACAATGTTGGATCCTCTTATTGATAAATTAACTACTTTTACTAGTGAGTTATCTTTACCTATTGAAAGAATAAAAGCTTTAGAAGAAATACAGAATTTGTTAAAAACAAGTTCTTTAGGTGTAACGCAAGTTCTTGTAAGTTTTAAGGAACAATTATCTACTATATTTATATCTAATTCTTTAAAAGAATTGCCTAAGCAGTTTGAAGATATATCTCTTCAGATTAAAGGATTAATACAAGAAACAGAACTTCTTAATCAAATATCTTCTAAATCAAATAAAAAAGGTTCTTATGTTGATTATCAAATGGAATTGCTTCAGTTAAAAGAATTAAATAAAGATTCTTTAGAAGCTTCAAAATCTGTAGATATTCTTATTAAAAATCTAATGTCTATAGGAAAAACTCCTGCTGGAAAACAACAAATATTTACTGAATTACAAAACCAAGTTAATGGATTAAAAGTTGCTTTTGAACAGAAATTTGATGTAAAAATAGATATGACTAATGCAGAATCTGCATTTAAAACTATTATAGAGCAGTATATTCTTTTAAAAGATAAGATCCAAAGTAATACTGTAAAAATAAAAATGGATACTGCTCAAGTAACTGAGGCAGCAAAATCTACATCAATATCTGGAGATGCAATATTTCAAGCTACAGGGTTGCATAATACCATGCGAGCTTTAACGGAGGAAGGATCTTTATTATCAAAAGGAATAAGAAATTATTTTACATCAATTGCTGATGGATTAAAAATTGGTAAAGCATCTGTTATGGATTTTGAAAAAGGTTTGGTTTCATTAGAAGATGAGTTAGTACGATTAAGGTCAGGTGTTGTTACATGGTCAATGGGTATTATGATGATGGGTCAGGCTGTATTTGCTCCATTTGTATCCGCTGTTAAAGGTTTTGCTGATTTTGGCGACACTATGAAAATGGTTCAAGCTGTTTCTGAATCTACAGATGCTAAATTACAGGCTTTAACTGAGACTACTTTACAATTAACTTCTGCATCACGTTTTGATCCTAAATCTGCATCAGAAGGTTTACTTGAACTTGCTAGAGCAGGTTATTCTGCAAATGAAGCTATAGCAGCATTGCCTATTGTCTTGCGTATGGCACAAGCTGGAGCACTTGCAGTAGGTGAATCTGCTGTTATTACTTCACATTTAATGAATACATTTCAATTAGGAATTGAAGAGACAGGTAAAGTAACAGATATTTTAGTTAAGGCCGCAAATGAATCTACAGCCAATGTTTCAGATTTAGGTCATGCTTTTACTTATGTAGGTGCTTTAGCTAAAGGTTTTGGAGTTTCAATGGAAGAAACTGTGGGAGCTATTGGTGCAATGGCTAATATGGGTTTTACCGGGTGTTATGATGACCAAACTGAAATTTTAACTAGAACTAGAGGATTTCAATTATTTAAAGATTTAATTCCAAATGAAGAAGTAATGACCATTAACAAAGATACTTTGGTTATGGAATGGCAGGCTATAGAAGATCAAGTTTGGAGATATAGTCTTAATGATTCTCCTATGTTCCATATTAAGACAAAATCTTTAGATTTGAATGTTACACCTAATCATCGTATGTTTATTGAAACATACGCGGGAATTCGTAAAATAGTTTTAGCTGAAGATTTTAAAGAAGGAAAGTTTTTTAGAGCTGGTGTTTGGGAAGGTGTAGCTAATCCAATTTTTGTGTTGCCAGGATTAGAGCAAAATAGATCATCTCATATTAAAGTAATTCCAGATTTAGAAGTTGATATGGTAGATTGGGTTAAATTTTTAGCTTGGTATCTATCAGAAGGATCTTTACATCATGATACTAAGGGTAATTACAGAATAAGAATTACACAGAGCAAAGAAGCTAATCCTGAAAAATGTAAGATATTAGAAGATCTTTTTGAAAGACTTCCTTTTCATTTTAATTCTGATGGTAGAATAAATTATGGTTGTTATAATCAACAACTCTATGTTGAATTAGAAAAATATGGTAAAGGTTTTGCCAATAAAATTATCCCACAATATGTTAAAGATTTACCAGCTTCATATTTACAAGAATTTTATGAAAGTTATAAGTTAGGTGATGGTGATAAACAAGGAACTTTATATACATCTGGAAAACAGTTAGCTGAAGATTTATATGAAATAGTTGTTAAATCAGGTTACGCTGCACAACTTAAATTATTATATTCTGCAGGGACTGAGACTTTTAGTAAATCTTGGGATAGATCTCATGTTGCAACTAAAGATGGTTATGCTATCTATGTTAGTAAACATCATATAACTCCTTGGGTTTCTTTATGGAGACAAGATAAAGTATTAGAAACAACTTCTAATAAAATAGGTTATGAAAATTATACGGGCTTTGTTTACTGCGTAACGGTTCCAAATTCTATTGTTTTAGTAAGAAGAAATGGTAAGAGTGTTTTTTGTGGTAACTCCATGGCCGGGACTGCACTTCGTGGTATGTTAGAGCATTTGTTTAATCCAACTAAAGATGAAGCCAAATTAATGGATGAACTTGGAAAAAGAATTGGTGGTGTAGGTTTACAAATTAAAGATTCAGAAGGAAGTTTTATAGGGTTTGCTAATATTATTAGGCAATTAGAAAAAGCAGGTTTTACTTCTGCAGAAGCTTTGAGATTGTTTGGACAAAGAGCTGGCCCAGGTGTTGCAGCCATGATGAAATTGGGTTCTGCTGGTTTAGATGAATTTAATTCTAAGATGTATACGGCAGAAGGAACTGCTGGAGCTATGTCACAAATGATGGAGTCATCTTTACAAGGACGGTTTGAACTGATGACTAGAGCTATTCAGAGTTTTAGTATGGCTCTTGCTCAAAATTTAGAAGCTCCATTGAAGATGGCTGCGGATGCAATAACTACTGTTGTTGTTGCTTTCCATAATTTTCATACGGCATTAGGGCCAGTTGCTCAAGTATTAGATACTATAGCGGCATCATTAGCAGGTTTTATGGCTGTTGCTGGATCAGCAACATTCGCATGGTTCTTGATGGTTGTTCCTGTTACTCAGTTTTTAGGGTTTGTAAGATTGTTAGTTGCTGTGATGGAAGTAGGTAAAACATCTTTATTGACTAATGCGGCTGCGGGTCAGGTTTTAGCTGCACAACAGATGGAACAGATTGCTGTTTTAACAGGAGTTACTATTCAGACTAAAGCTGCTACTATTGTTACAGAATTAAATACTATAGCTAAAATTCAGAATAATGAAGCAACAATAGCTCAAGGTTTAGCTGAAATGAGAACTGCTTTAATGGCTCAAGGTCTTACTACTGCTCAAATAGAACAGACTATGGCTATGACAGCAAATAGTATTGCTATGGCTAGAGATTCTGAAGCTGCTCTGTTGTTAGCTAAGAATACCGCTATTGCTGATCTAGCTAATAGAGGATTTTTTGCTACATTGGGTGCTTTTGGTAAGATGATGTTAAGTCAACTTGCATCAGGTTTAGCTGCTCTTGGGACTTATGTTATAAATGCAGTTAAATCTATATATACTCTTGTTGTGGCTCAGGGGGTTTTAGGAACTGCAAGTATAGGTTTATCTGGAATACTTACTTATTTACAGGCAGCCCTCATTCGTGTAAGTGTTGCTGCTACTACTGCTTGGACAGCTTTAATGGGACCTATAGGAATTGGAATAGCTGCATTAGCTCTTTTAGGTGCTGCTATTTATGGAATTTATCTGTCAATGACAGAAGTTGAACGTGCCAAAGAAGATGCACTAAAATTTGATAAAGAGTCAGAATCAATTAAGAAATATGCAGGTGATATTAAAGATGCTAAAGCTGAATTAAAAGATTTACTAGTAACTAGATTAGAAGGTGAAATTGAAACTCCTAATATAGTTTTAGATAAAAGTAATATTGAAAAAACAATTCAACAATTTGCTAAATTAGAACAAGATGCACTTAAACATGGTAATACTGACATTGCTCTTGAATACAAATTTAATTTAGAAACTAATTCACAAGATGTTGCTCTTAGATTTAAGGATCAATTAATACCTATTATAGAGGCAGGTAAAGCTTTACCAGCAGGTATTAAACAAGTAATGGATGCATACGATACATCTGCAATAGATTCTAAAGCAGAAATTTTGGATAAATCACTTAAAAATTTTGGAATAATTCTTACTGATGGAGTAAAGACTCAAGGTATTTTAATTACTGCATTTCATAAACTTTTTAATATTCCTATTACTTTAGATTCTGGACAACAACAAAAGTTAGTTGAAGTTATAGATCAAAATAAGTTAATGTTTTCAAAATGGTATGAAAGTCAGAAACAGACCGTTGAAGATTTTAGTAATCTTAAAACAGCAGAAGTGCTTAGAAAATATTGGATTGATATTTACGGAAGCTCTAGTTCTATTCCAAAAACAGTAGTAGAAGAAACAAAAAGCTCTTTAACAGTATTAGTAGAAGAAATAAGAAATACTGAAGCTAAGTTAAAAAATCATAAACCTTTACAAGTGTCTTTAGTTAATTTGGCTAAAAATTCTGATGATTTTAAAGCTGGATTAGTAGAATTTGATAATGGATATGATGAAGCTACTAAGAAAATGGCAGACAAATTTAAAACAGGTTTTGATGCTGCGGGTAAGTATCTTACAGAGTTTACTGCTATAAATTCGGAAGCATCTAAAGATCAAATAAGAACTTTAGAAAGTGCCAGTACTGAACGTTTGGCACTTGCTAAGAAAGATGCGGATATGACTGGTACTTTTGAAGTTCTTACTTCTCAAGAATTAAGAAAGACAACCACTGAAAAGACTAAAATACTTATTGATGGACTTAAAATAATAGAAGATGTTAAAAAGAGTATGATGGATTCATCACAAGGACTTGGCCCAGAACTTAAAATAGAAGCTGAAAAAGGTTTTATTGAAGTATTAGGTCAAGAAAAAACTGTGTATCAAGATTCGGTAGCTTCTATGATTGCTGAATCTGCTAAATTAGCAGATATTATTAATGGTTTAGAAAAAAATTATAGAACGTTTCATGAAAGTATTTTAGCTTCTCAGGTTAAACTTACGAAAGATGCTTGTGAAACTGATCTTACAACAGAGTCTGCTAGTTTAGAAGCTAAAAAGAAAATAGATGAGGCTAAATTAGCTTTTACAGCCGGAAATTATGCTGATGAATTTAAATTGGCTCAAGAAGCTAAAGCAAAATTAGATGCTATAGATGCTACTACTGTTCAATCTTTTAGTACACAAGAAAAAAAGCAAATTTTTGACCAATATACAGAAATAGATAAATTAGCAAAACAAAGTGCAGACACATCTATTGCTAAACATAAGGAAGAACAAGATGCATTACAAAAAGCCATAGGAGAAACTAATAAAGTCATTCAATCTATGTCTGTTAATATGAGTCAAGTTGGAACTAGCATTGAAGGTAGTGTTAATAAGATGACTGAAGCTGTTAATAATTTACTTACAGCTCTTGCAGAAGTAGCTAAAGCAAAAGGTTTTGATATAAATCCAGCTACTCATGCTCTTACATTAGATGATGATTTAAAAAAATTACAAGCATCTCTTAGAGTTGCAGAAGTTATTAGAAATAAGTTAGTTGATATTACTAAGATTTTTGATGAAACAGGTAAACTAACAGGAGAACAGGAATCGTTAGAATATTTAAAAACATTAGATAATGCTTTTACTGATCTTCATAAAGCATCTATTAATGTTTTTGAAGAATTTAAGAAAGAAGGGGAAGATTTTAATTTACAGCCAGCAACAACATCTTTGGATATTTTTAAAAACAAGTTAGGTGAGAATAAAAAAGCACAGGAAGATTTATTAATTATACTTCGTACAACTGCTAATGAACCTGGTATTTCACCACAAATGAAAACAGGTATAGAAGCTCAAATAGCAGAAGTTGAAAAATTTAAAAATGTAATTACTAATGATTTAAATACTCTTAGTCTTTTAGATCCATCAAAATTTGACCAAGATAAAGAAAAATTTAGAGCTATTTTAGATGCTATAAGAATAGATTTTACTAAGTTTACAGAACATACTTATGTTGTTAATGTAGATGTTGCTGATAATCTTTTAGTTGCTGGTTTAGATAGAATAAAAGCAAAATTAAAGACTGTTGTCAGTACTCAAGATTTAATAGGTTATAAAGATGAATTAACTGCTCTACTTCAACAGTCTGTAGATCAAGGATTAAATCCTACTTTAATAAAAAGTACAAGAACTCTTCTTAATGTTGTTAAAGAAACTATTTCTACTATGGCAGGTATTGAACCTAAAATTGGAAAAAGTCCTAATCCTACCAAAGTTAATGTTGAAAAACAGGCACAACCAATAGATACTGTAGAAAATACTAATAAAAATATCGTTGCTATTAAAGAAGAAAATGATGTTTACACTAAAAATAGACTTGCTATTCAAGGATCAATTGATACAAGTAAACAAATTGCTGGTTTAGAAATTAAAAATACTGATGCTGTTAAAGAAGAAACAAAAGCTGTAGATGAATTATCTCAAGCTCAATTGAATAATAGAAAGATTAAAGAAGATTTAGCTAAAGTAGAAAGAGGTACAAGTACTGAAGGTAATAAAAACTATTCGTGGATGAAACCTGTTATAGAACAGACTCAAATATTTGAGGATGTTTGGAATGGCATGACTAAAAGTGTTGAAACTTTCTCAAAACAAGATTTTAAAATTGATTTAGATTTAACTGATATAAAAAATACAGAAGATGCAGAAGATAAAGTTAAACAAATAGAAGAAGGATTAAGATTAGTTGCCAAGGCTAAAGAAGAAGTTAATGGTAAAAAAATGGATCCAGAAAATCTTAAAGCTTATGCTGATAGACTAACTGATTTAGAAACAGCCTACACTGATGCTTTATCTAAATTAGATAAACCTTTAACTCCTGAAGTTAAGGCTACTTCTTTAAATGAAACCACTTTTAGCTTAGAAAATATGGTTAATATGCTCAATTCTTTGAAGTCTGAACAAGTAGGCATACCTGTAGAAGTTTTTGATAAAGCAACTAGTGTTGTAGAAAGTATCCAAGCTAGTGTGGATCAATTACACGGTAAAACTTTAGATATTATAGTGAATAAAGTATCAGGAAATAGTATTGGTGGATTAATTAGCTATTTTACTGAAGGTGGTAATGTTTTTAATAGACCAAGTTATTCGGTAGTACCAGGTTCAGGGGATGGTGATAAAGTGCCAGCCATGCTTGAGGCTAATGAATTTGTTTTACGAAAATCATCTGTACAAAAATTTGGTGTACCTTTCTTGAATAATATTAATGCGGGTATTTTGAAACTTCAATCAGGTGGATTGGTTTCTGGATTTGATCTTAATTCTATACAAGGTTTAAATGATAGTTCTTTTAATAAAGGAAAAGATGGTAAAATTCTTGACGAAGTTAATGTTAATTTACAAGTAGGTAACCATCCAGTTCCTTTTGTAATGAAATCTAATAGAGAAACAGCTAATGAATTATTAGCCGTTCTTAAAAATGTGGGGTTGTAAGTAATGGCGGAAGCATTTGTAGTTAAAATTGGGTCGTTGATTCTAAACCCTGAGATTGTCTGGGAAGACAAATCTAAATGGGTACCTATATATCAGGGCAGCGCACTTACATTGGGTGGTAAAACTATTATTCAGGCTATAGCCGCTGTTAATGGTAGGCCGGTGACTCTTACAGCAACACAGACTCAAGGTTGGCTGACGCTAACCCAAGTAAATGCTCTATTAGTAATGGCGGCTGTGCCTGGGGCTGTTTATGTTTTTCAGTATGGATCATTCACTACCAATGTGATGTTTAGGAGTCACGAACCACCCGCTGTTGAAATGACTCCTTTAGTAGATGGAGCAGAACCCTGTACCTATCATTCAGGTACTATTAAGTTGATAACGATATAACCTGTTATTTTAAATTGTAAAAGTATATAATATACATTTACTTAAAATACAATAGGTTATATTATGAAGATAGGCGATATTTTTCAAACAAACACATCTGGTTTTTGTACTGTTATAGAGTATAAAGATTGTAAAAATGTAAGAGTTAGATTTGAAGATGGAACTGAAATAACTTGTCAGGCAGGTAATTTAAGAAATGGTTTAGTTAAAGATCCAAGTCTTAAGTTTTGTAGTATTGGTTTTATTGGAGTTGGAATTTATTCTTATACATCACATAAAAGAATTTATATGGTTTGGATTGAGATGTTAAAAAGATGTTATGACGAAGGTACTCAATTAAATAATCGATCTTATATCGGTTGTACTGTTTGTGAAAAATGGTTTAATTTTCAAAATTTTGCCCATGATTACTTGTTGATGATAGGTTCAGATCTAAATTGGGAACTGGATAAAGATATATTATTTAAAGGAAATAAATTATATTCACCAGAAACGTGTTGTTTAGTTCCATCTCAAATAAATAAACTTTTAACAAAAAGTGATGCTAGTAGAGGTGAATTTCATATTGGAGTTTTTTATGATGAACGTTATATAAAACCATATTTGGCTCATTGTAGTATTAAAGGAAAACAAGAGTATCTTGGATCTTATAAAACAGAACATGAAGCACATCAAGCTTACAAAATAGCTAAAGAAACTGAAATCAAAAGACTAGCCAATGTTTATAAAGACCAATTAGATAGAAGAGTATATATTGCTCTAATGAATTACGAAGTTGAAATAACAGATTAAGAGGAATAAAACAATGTCAATTGAAAGATCTAACATAAAGTACTACAAATCACTTGTTTATGATGATGGGGTAGGTAGTGGTGGTCGAAGGAGTAATACCCAGATAACATCTGGATCTTCAAACCAATTATTCCCTGTAATAACAAGTGCAGAACGATCTGCGGGATCAATAAAGTTTCGTAAAATCTTCGTTCAAGTGGAAACGTATCAAAATTTACCTTTAATTGATGCAAAGGTTTATATAGAAAGTCCCACCCAGGCTCAAGACATGGTGTTTTTCGCTCCAGGTACAGCTACCAATATTAAATCAGGTTTAACAGGTAGTGAACGGTTTTATGGATGTGGTTATTTAAATGCTAATGTTGCTTTAGATGCAACTGTATTAACAGTTAGAGTTGAAGATGGTACTATTCCATTGTTTGTAAGTGGCGATTTAGTTAGGATTAGTAATAAATCTAATCTTGATGATACTACCTCAGGTACTACAGAAGAATATGTAACCATTACTGGAACTCCATCTGTAGTAGGAAGCGTAGTTACATTTAGTCTTGTTACAGGTGTTACTAATGCGTATTTGGCTGCTGATACAAGAGTTGCATCTGTTTATCAAGCGGGTAATGTTGATACCCGTTATAGTGATTTACTAGTTTCGTCTACTGATGGACTTTATGATGAAGTAAATTATCCTATAGAGTTGGCTTCTATTTCAACGATAACTCAGAATTGGACATTAACTTTTACTACTGCTAATTTAGTGACTGTGGTAGGTGACTCTATTGGATCTTTAGGTTCATTTTTGACTTTATCAGGAATATCACCTGTAAACGTGGCCTATTCTTCTGCTTATTTTACGTTGCCTGCTGCTGCATTTAGTGGAACTTTTGTGGCTAATGACGTTATCACTTTTAAGACTTATGCTCAATTTATTCCTTTATGGTTCAAAAGAATAGTTCCTATAGGTACAGCTACTTTTACAGGTAATAAATTTGTTGTGGTGGTTGAAGGCGAATCGGAATAATGGCTATTGAAGACCTTGCGGTCACTTATACAGTTTCTGCCACTTTAACTTTTTCTTTTGAAAGAGCTAAGATTATTCCTCAATTAATTGAAGGGTATACTAGTTCAGAATTTGTTTTCAATCCTTATTCTGATAGATTTGATCCTTGTGTAAATTACTACCATAGCTATGGTATTGATCCAATAAGTGTTAATCTTACTGGTTTAGGACATTTAATTTATGTAGGTTATAATACAGAACTTTTTCAAGAGGAATTAACTTTTGATGGTTCTTCTGTAGCTTCTTTATCTCAAATACCTATAAGTAATGTGCTTATGGGTGTTGAGAGTCGTTATTTTGAAAAAATAACAGAAACATTTAATATGGGTGAAATCACTTATACTGCATCCAGTTTTTCTCCTGTATTAAAATATAATTCTATAGCTAATGAAATAAGTGTTTCTGACAATCCAGATGTTTTAGTAAAATATTATGGAAAGATTGTTGTAAAATACAATGTTCATAAAAATACATATAAAGTTTCTTTTAAAGGTATTCCATGTTATGATTTTGCTGGTTACGTTCCAACAACCAGTCAAATGGGTTCATCTACTTTACCTTCAGGAAGTGGAAATAGTGGAGTTACAGTTACTAATGCCAGTTATTTTTCTGGTGGGACAAGTTATGTGACACAAGATAATGTTATTACTTATACTACACAACTAACTCCAAATGATCTCATATTGACAAATGAGAATTATACTCTTGCAGCTATCTTTTTAACAGGTATATCTACTATATCAGGAAAAAGAAATCAGAATTGTTGTGCTAGACCGACTTATGCGGGTGGTGTTGTAACAGGTGTTTCTGGAGATAATAATGAGGCTTTTGGTTGTACTACTGTTGTAAGTCTTTATGGGGATAATCCTGATTCAGTTTCTGATAAAAATAATAATGCAAGTGTAGGATATATGGGTTACTCTAAAGAAGGAGTTATTGAGACTTTAGAATTTAATGGATCTACATCAGTATCTTTAAAATATATTCCTATTGGTATCCCTAGTATTATAGAAAAATCTGATTTTGAAAGTATCGGAACTTATGCTAATGGTAGTGGTACATCCAATGTTCCACATAGTGGACTTGGATATAATCCATTTACTAATTCTTATGAAATAATTCCAACATCAGGTATAAGTAATGCTCAATTTTTTGGAACTATGGTTATTGGTTATGAGAGTGAAAGATATGATTATGCAGTAACTTTTAGCCAAAATAATTGCCCTGAAAATACAGATACTGAAGCTGAAAGGAAAAGAAAAGAAGATTTATCTAAAGCATTTCTTGTTATTACTTGGGGTCCTACTCATAAAACATCGCTGACTGTAAGTAGAGACAGTTCTTGTTGCCCTAAACAAAAACCAGGAAAATCAATAGAATCATATACAGTTAAAGTAGAACATGCATCTTTTTGTAATTCTTTTAAATCTAAAAAAGAAGTTTCACAAAGTGCATTAACAGGTTATACAGCTAGAGTAGATATAACAGATTATATTTTAGTACATAATTTTGGTGAATATGATTTTGATTTAGATGCTTATACAATAGAAGATGGAACTTTTGGTAAAGCTAAACAAGATTCTGGTGGAGAATCTTCAGTAGGTGAAGTTGCAAAAGCACTGGATATTTCTTTTTCAAAGGTTTTTAGAAAAGAAGTTTTAATAAGACAACAATTATCTTTAAAAGAATCTAGTACGGCAACTTTAGATGGAATACCAAAACAACCCAATTGGAAAGAAATTGTTCCATTAAAATCTATTCTTCCACAAAAATATGAACTCTATGTTTGTTTTGGTGTAAAAACTGAAGAAGTATATACAGGAGAGTACAATTATTCTACACACACTTTTAATATTACTGGAGTCAAACAACTAAAAGCTAATGAAGTTTGTATCGTTAATTCTTTAAATATAGAAATGTTAGTATCTGGAGTTATAGAAGTTTCGTATTATACAACTATCTGTATTTATGAGATAATGTATACTTTAGGTTCTTCTAATCCAGCACCTAGTGTAACAGAATCAAGATATAGAATTAGTTTTGTAAGTGACGATATTGTTTTAAATGGAGAATGTAAGTCTGATATAAAATCTATAAATGTGGTCAGTAAGAAAAAACTGAATAAAAGTTTTAAAGAATTTTTTGATTCATGTAAGACATGTAATCCTTGAAATTAAGTTTAATAAAGGAAAAATAAAGTGATTGAGTATAAACGAAAATATTCCATTCTTAATTTAACTGATTTAGGATTGTTTCATGACGGTCAATTGCCTCCTGATTACGATGGTTCAGTATTAAAGATAGAAGTTGTTCATAGAATTTTATTTGTAAATGAATTTACGGGTGAGTTGTTTACGATGACATTTAATCCTCCTGATGCAAAAAATTCTAGTAAAACTGTTACTCCATATACAAAAGATGAAATAAAGTTAAGAACTGCTGATGTTAATGAAGAACATGAGGATGGCAACCATTATTTTCCTAAAAGAGTAAAAGATTTGGCTGATTTTTTTATAGCAGATATAGAAAAAGATGGTGAGTCAAAGGTCATTTAGATGTTTAGAATCAGTTCTTTTTTAGATACGGATACTACAATAGATTCTGAGGGAAATAATTACTTTGTTTTAGACAGTCCCTATTCTTTTCCAGTAGCCAATGTGGTTAATTTTTTATTGGATCCTAACGTGAATATAATAGTTAATTCTACTTTTGAAAGTCTTGATAACTTCAGTACATCTTCAATATTGTTTCAAAAAGTGTATTATGAATTTTCTTCTGCTTTTAATTTCTTAACTACTTTAAATACAATTAAAGTTAAAGATAGTCTTATTTGTTTAGATGATTTTTATAAAGTAACATCACCTTTGGAATGTTTTGAAAGATTCCAAATAAATAATTTTTATGAGTTTTTAGATAATGAAGCATTTATTATAAAGAATGGTTTAGATATTTTTACAAATGGATTACTTGTAAAGAATTTTTGCAGTTCTTTAGATCCATATACAGTTTTTGTTACAGATACTATAGAATTAACAGATACGTATGTTAATCCAGTATTTTCATTTTTAGATTCTTTATACGACTGTAAAAATACTGTATCTGCTGAATTAGCAGTTTTAGAAGATTTTGTAGATAGAGTTCCAGTTTCAAAAGCATTTGAATTTTTACAAGATTCAAAAGTAACTCCACCTTTTTCAATCACGATGACTAATTAAGATTCATGGCTTTAATTACTTTCAGTTTTGTATCTTTAGATATATCAATAGACGAAAATAGTCCTTATTGGGATTGTGCTGCTGTCATAGCAGACTATTCTCAATTTGAAAGTATTAATGAAGGTGATTCTTTTAATGTATCTATATCGGGTGAAATTTGGACATTTATTATTGTCAGTAAAAAAGAAGATAGAAATTCACCTGCCATACCTAATTTTACAATTACAGGTAGATCTGATACATGTTTATTAGACCCACCTTATAAGCTTCCACTCATTTATGTGATGCAAGAAGATAGCAGTGCTAAAGAAGTGGTATCTGCTTTATTAGAACATAGACCTGTGACTTGGCTGTTAAAAGATTCTGTCGGTGCAGAATTAGATTGGACTTTAGATATGTTCAGTATCGCTGAAAGTGGTTCTAGCAGATTGGATTGCGCTAAGAAAATAGTTGAAGCGGCTGGTGGAGTTTTAGAATGTGAGCCTGATGGAACTGTGGTAGTTAGACCTTTGTTTTCTATATCTCCTTGGCAATATGATACAATAGTTGCAGATCATTCATTTACAGATGTTGAAAATTTACTTAATCTGTCTTTTGATTATACTTTAGAATCATTTTATGATTGGGTAAGAGTTAGAAATGTAGACCATTCTACTATATACGCTCCTACTGATAAAATAGAAATGATTTTCAATTTAACAGATGATGGAACTAATTTTATTGAGAGTAGGTCTGAGAATTTACATGGATGGTTAAGAGTTTATCCATTTCCATACAGAAATATGGAAGTTAAAACAACAGGATCTTTAGCTGTAGTAAAAATAGATTTTGCTACTAAAAAAGAAGAATATAGAGTAGTTCCTAGAGAATTTATAGAGATAATTAAAGGTGCGGGCAATACTCAGTTTCCTATTTATGATATTTTAGAGTTTCGTTGGCAAGCAGAAGATTTAGGCCCATTGACATTCAATCCTTATACCACGGTTTTATTTTCTACTAAGGCAACGCCAGGTTATTCTACAGTAATGGTCACGTATAGAACACGGTGTTATAAATGGGCAGTAATTGCTACTATGCCAGAACTTTTTTCAAAATACGAGACTCAAATTCTTTTGGTGGATCCAAGTGCCATTAAGTGAAATTAGCCAGTTTTTAAATACAGATGTTGCAGTCGGGTTCAATAGCGAAACGTTGCCTGGAAATATTATTTTAGAAGAGGACAGTAATTATAATTTAAATTCATTTCCTGGATCAACTCAAAGATTTTTTTTATATACAAGTATTGGAGTTACTAACATACAGGTATCCAGTACTTTAGGCAGTCTTAGATATTTAAAAGATTACACTGTTAAAAAGGAAGAGATGGCCACTATTACTAACCAAGGATATCTTAATTTAAAATATCCAATTACTCCAGGAACAATACCTAATTTTATGGTAATTGGTAAACCGCTTAATTATGGTGGTATAGAACAACGACGAGACAAAACTTGGCTAGTGAAAGCCCAAGACTTGAATAAGAACTACATGATGGTTATTTTATTAGTGGATTATATGACGACGAGACAGCATTGGGAGTTAAGTAATACTTTTTTCCCATTGGCTAGTTACGAAATTGGAATTTTAGCAACGGGAACTAATCCGCTTTTGAAAAAGAGTTCATAAAATGCCCATAGTACCTATTACTCAGCAACAGATTGTAACTGCGAACTTAAGTGTCACGTTTACAGTGTCAGGGGCATCTTCTTTAAAAGCAGAAATAGATTCTCGTCATAGTGGTGGTAATGCGGGTAAAACCAGTTTTAAGCCAGGCGACGAGGTATCTTGGTTGCTGTTTAGAAGTCCGGCAGTCTATTTAGATCAGATTATTACCAGTGCGGGTACTACATCGGGTTCCATAATTGATAGCAAAGGTGGAACGGGGGAGTCTATACCCGTTAAAGAATTTTTATCTTTAGCGGGAGTTTATGATGTGTCTTTAGAGTACCCGTATTATTCCAATTTTTCGTATGAATGGGTAGGTACTCCAGGTGCCACTGTTATAGAAACTCCACCTATTGGATCAACTCAACTCAATTTTAAAGGTACAAGTAAATACGGGGCTATAGGTTATTTAATAATAAAATATAACACGTTAGGAGAAGTAAATCGGTTAGTGTCTACTTACTTACCCTATTTACAATATGATATAGTAGTCTATATAGGTGGACATGATCCTAATCTTTAAATTCAAGGTGAATTAATTGATTGTTACAGATATTGTTGTTCAGAGGCCAAATGCTTTCCCATATAAAGCAGAAGACATATTTGATATTTTGATCCAGGGTAAAGAATGTGCCTTAGCTAGAGGACGGTCTTTTCTTGATGAAAAAGGTACAGGTACCCAAGTTGTTTCATTTGATATTCCATACGTACCTAATTTAAGATTAGGACAAATAGTCCAAGTTTCAGATTCATTTTTAGCTTTGACTTGGCGAGCTAAAATAGTATCTATCAGTCATAAGATTCAAATAGGATCTGGTTCTTCATTGCTATTGACCACAAATTTGAAAGTAAAAAAACCATCCACTTATTTTGTTCCCGCTTCGGAGTTCTAATCATGAGTCTTGTAAACGATTTAAAATCAGTGTTTAATCCAAGTAAATCTTATGTGACGGGTAATGTTATATCTGTAGAAGTAGATAGGGCTATTGTCAGTACTATTAATGGTCGAGCGAATTGTGGCATAGGTATATTGTCTACTTTAAAAGCGAATGATAAAGTCCATATTGAGGACGGCACTATCATAGGTAAGTTGTCTGATGAAAAATCTCTTACCAAACACTTCGTTTGAAAACGCGTCTTGCTGGCACGAAAATCGTTGTCTAAGCCACGTTCTTTTTATGAGTGGTGTACTGGTGTTAGTTAATGAAAACTCCAAGCTTAAATCGAATATTTTGAAGGTGGCATTGTGGCAGTAATGGTTTTTAGAAATACAGATACTGGAGTCCCTGATCCTGGATTAAAAAGTGACAGTGCTTCAGGTATGTTTGTCAATTTTTTAGATAAATGTCTGGTTACTGGATTTGGTGGTGCAAGCATTTCATCTATTACTAGAAGTGGGTCTGTTGTAACTGTGGTGACAGCTACTGCTCATGGTTTGGCTCCTACATTACAGACTTATAGGTATGTTTTAATAGCAGGAGTAGAGCAAACAGAGTATAATGGCACGTTTAAGGCCACAATCATCAATACAACCACTTTTACTTATCCAATAACAACAACTCCTATATCACCTGGAACCAGTTCTACTGCAATGACTGTTAAAATTGCTCCGGCTGGTTGGACTAAACCATTTACGGGAACAAATAGTGCCGCATTTAAACAGCCTGCTGGTTCAAATGGAATGTATCTTTTTGTGGAAGATACTGTAGGTATTAATGGGTTGCTTTATCGTGGTTATGAAACCATGTCTAACATTGGTACAGGAACAAATCCATTTCCTGCAGGTGCTTACCTTAGTTGGTATAAATGGAGTACATCGGGTATTGATTGGGTATTCATTACTAATGGGAAGTTTTTTTATTTTATATCGTTGTGTTCTTATACTTCTTATTATAGTTATTGGGTGATTGCTTTTGGGGATTTCACTTCGTATTTAATAGCTCCAGATAATTATAATACTATTTTAATAGGTAATGCTCTTTCTACTCAAGCATGTAATTTTATGTGTCTTGGTAATGGAACTGGACGTTATATCGCTAGATCTTGGGCTCAAACAGGAGCTGCTTTTTCTTTTGCAAATTGGACTGATGGTATATCAGGAGCTTATATAGGTGGACAAGGTTTTAGTTATCCAGAACCTAATAGAAATGCTTTTATAGTATCTCCTGTTTATATTAATGATGGTTGTAAACGAGGAGTATTACCTGGATTTCTTAATCCATTACATGCAGCAAGAATATTTGCTGATCTTGATTTTATTCAAGGTACAGGTGATTATGCAGGCAGACTTTATCTTTATAAATATCTTGGAGGTTCTAATGCTCCTGCTAATACTGCTGCTCTGTTTGAAGTTTCGGACACTTGGTAAATAGTTATGGCAACAATAACTCCAACTAACATGTTATGTCTTTCAAATGATATTCCTATATATTGTTCACCTTGGATTGAATATTGGGATTCTAAAGCCTGTTTTATTCCTGATGTGACTGGTTCTATATCAGGAGTAGTCACTCTTAAAGGTGTACTTATGCCAGGTGAACTGGTGTCTTTGTATTACAGACCTAATGGTAAGAAAATAGGATCTGTTTTAACTGATAATAATGGATCTTTTACTTTTCAGCATCTGGATAAAAACAGTAACCAATACTACGCAGTTGCCAGACTAAAAGGAACCTATATAGAGCCAGAAAAATACAACGCTCTAATTTACGATCTGCTTCAACCAATTTAAAGAGATAAGAAAATGAGTGGAACCACCATTGTCACACTAAGATCTACAGATACAGGAGCACCACGATTATCTGGTACAGCAGGAGATATAATTGCTTTATTTGATGCCTGTCTTATCAATGGCTATAACAGTAAAACAGTTCTAAGTATGGTTAGAACTAATCAGACTGTTACTGTCTATTTTGCTACTGCACATAATCTTGCAGGAGATGGGGTTACTAAAGTTTTAATATCGGGAGCAGATCAAGTTGAATATAACGGAATATTTAAAATAAGTAATATCCAGGCTTCATCTTTTGATATTACGGTGACAGGGTCACCTTTGTCTCCCGCTACTGGGACTACTATTACATCTAAAGTGGCTCCAGTAGGTTGGTCTAAGGCTTTTACTGGAACCAATTTAGGTGTGTACAGAAGTTTAGAAAGTACTGCCACCAAATTATATCTTCGTATTGATGATACGGGTACTTTATCTTGTAGAGCCCGTGGTTTTGAAACCATGTCTGATGTGAATAATGGCAGTGGTTTGTTTCCTACTGATTTACAATTATCGGGTGGTTTGTTTATTCAAAAATCTAATAGCGCTTCTACTGCTTCACGGCCTTGGATTTTAGTAGGCGATGGGTTTGAGTTTTTCTTTTTTAGTGCAGCGCACGGAAGTTATCCAACTTTATTTTATTCTTTTCATTTTGGTGATCCAGCATCGGAAATGACCAGTGATCCGTATGGTTGTTTGATTTATGGTGGTAATGCAGATGATACTGGTCAGGCCCCAGCCTTTTACTGTGGTGTTGCTCCTCAATCTATAACAACTTCTTTAGCTGCCCAGGCAGGTCATTATTACGCTAGGATTTATAATCAACTAGGTGGTAGTGTAGGAGCTTCTAAATTAGGTTCAAGTGGTTTAGGTGGAACTACAATAGGATATGGTGGTATTTTAACTTATCCTGCACAACATAATAACGGTTTATATATTGCTCCTATTGTCGTATCAGACACGTATGTCATACGAGGTCAATTGAAAGGACTTTACCAACCATTACATAGAACTCCTTTAGGAAATTGGATACTTGTAGATGTGAGCTTATCTCCAATAAATAGAAGACTTTATTCTATAGGTACATCTGTAGGAACTCAAGGTAATATTCTTACAGGTGAAGTCCATGTTGACATTGATGGTCCATGGCGGTAATACATGTCCGATTCCTATTATGATAATGTGGTTTTGCAATTATTATGTACAGGTATTAATAATTCTACTACGTTTATAGATACTTCTAAATTTAATAGATCTGTAACAAGAGTTGGTTCTACTATTATTTCAACAGTTAAATCTAAGGATTGGAATGGTTCTAGTGCTTATTTTGATGGTAATATAGGTTATTTACAATGTGATACATCTACTGATTTTAATTGGGGAGCAGGTGCTTTTACTATTGAGATGTGGGTACTTGCGACAGGGACAGGTATAGGTGGTACTCTATATAGTGATAGTCTTGAAGGCAATGTTGCAGCTAATAGAGCTAATAGAACCATTTTAATGTTTAGTAATGGGAGTTTTATGGCTGAAATAGGTAATGCTTGGGTTGGATGTACTGCTGTAAATCCATTTGTTTGGAACCATGTGGCAATATCAGGGACGGGTAATACTTATAGATTATTTGTTAATGGAGTTTATCAAACTTATGGAGCTACAGGAGGTACTACTCTAGCCGCACAAGCAGGTCGTCCTGTAATAGGTATTTCCGGTGATCTTACTTCTGATAGATTTATAGGATATATAGACGACATTCGTATCACTAAAGGTATATCTAGATACCCCACAACAGCAAACTTTATTCCTCCATATCCTTTTTTTGCTGATTCTGCAGGTCTACCAACTTATGGAAAAAACATTCAGGGTCTTTATAGTAAATCTGCTTTTCAATGGTGTCTATTACCTACTTATGAGAAAATGATAGATATTCTTTTAGATAAGACTGCTTTTCAATGGTGTCTATTACCTCAGCAAGGTCATTATAATAATAATATTTTAATGTCTTCATTTTTACAATATTCTGGATTGCCTAAAAAAATAACAGTAATACCAGAATGTTATGATGCAAGACAATCTAATGCAATTTTTTGGTGGGGTGGTACTGGATCACTTTCAGGAACAGTTAGAATAGGCCCTACTGCTTGTAAACGTAAAATTAGATTGTATGAATCTGTTACTAATATTTTATGTCAAGAAGCATGGTCTGATACTGATGGTGGTTTTGCTTTTACAAATCTTAATAAAACTTGTAAATTCACCGTTACGGGCACAGACTATAACAATGTTTACAACGACATTATTATAGGAAATTTAACTCCAATTTAAAGGAAAACTATCATGAGCGGAACTCAAGTTATTCTATTAAGATCAACAGATACAGATGCTCCACGATTGTCGGGGACTGCTGGAGATCTTGTCAATCTTTTTTATAAGTGTTTAGATTCAACACAAGGCTACAACATTTGTGCTTTAACTAGTATAACTAGAGTTGGTTCTGTAGCAACAGCCACGTTTGCAGGTCATGGTTATGCAGCAGATGGTCTTACTAAAATACAGATAAGTGGTGCAACTCCAAGTGATTATAATGGACTTAAAACTATTTCAAATGTATCTGCAAATACCTTTGATTTTGCAGTAGCAGGAACTCCTGTAGATGCAACTGTTCCAGGTTCTAGTTGTGTTGCTCCATTAGGATGGACACGTTCATTTACTGGAACTAATCTAGCTGCTTTTAGAAGTAATGAAGTTACTGGAACAAGACTATATCTTCGTATAGATGATACAGGGACGACTACCGCAAGGGTTCGTGGATGGGAATCTATGTCAGATATTAATACAGGAACAGGTTTATTTCCAACAGAAGCACAATTGTCTGGTGGGTTGTGGATTAATAAATCAGATCTTGCCAGTACAGCGGCAAGAACTTGGATTTTAGTAGGCGATGGTTTTGAATTTTACTTCTTCTATGCGACTAACATAACAACATATCCAAATGTTTACAGACAATTTCATTTTGGTGATCCAGCATCTGAAATGGCAAGTGATCCTTATGGATGTTTGATATATGGAGACATTGCATCTGCTTTAGCTGCTCCAGAATTATCCCAAACAACCTTTCAAGTAGGTACTACAAGTGCGGCAGCACAGGCAGGGCATTATTACGCTAGATCATATACTCAAACAGGTGCTTCTGTTGCAGGTGGTAAATTTGGAAATTACACTTTAGGTACTGCAAATATTGGAGTGGGTAATATCCTGTATCCATCACAAGCTAATAATGGATTGTACATATCACCTATTTTTACAGTAGATGTTTCTGTTATACGGGGACAATTAAAAGGCATCTATCAACCTTGCCATACCAGACCATTAGGTAATCTCACGTTTCTTGCTGCTAATGTTTCTCCTATTTCACGAAGATTGTTATCTATAGCAACAGCTTATTCTGGAGCTACTCCTGGTGAAACCCATATAGATATAGATGGCCCATGGAGATAATTTGTGGCAGATCCCTATATAAATAATGTAGTTCTGCTTCTTCATTGTGATGGAGTTAACGGCTCTGCTACATTTACAGATAGTTCTCCAAAAGGAAAAATTCCTAGTGTTTATGGATCTGCACAGATAAGTTCTACTAAGTATAAATTTGGTGGAACTAGTGGATATTTTGAAGGCAGTGTCAGTGATCTTAGGTATGCCTCTAGTGCAGATTTTGACTTTGGATCTGGTGACTTTACAATAGAGTGTTGGATATACCCTATTAGTAATCCTTCAGTTAAATTATTTTGTGGAAAATTACCCAATTCTGGTAGAGGTCCTTTTTTCTTAGGATGTGATAATTCAACTTTTTATTTTGGTTTTTCTACTAATACAGGTAATTGGGATATAGCTGATTACAAAACACTTGGATCTGTTACACAAAATACTTGGAGTCATGTTGCTGTATCTAGACAAGGGTCTACATTTAGATCTTTTTTAAATGGAGTGGCTGGAGCAACAGCTACTTCTTCATCTGCCTTAGTGGTTGTTGCAAATCCTTTATCAATAGGTAGTGGTGGTGAAGGTACAACTGGAAACTATTTTAATGGATACATTGATGATCTTCGTATCACTAAAGGAGTTGCTAGGTACACAGCAAACTTTACTCCACCTACTTTTGCACTTGAAGATAACATACCTATATCTTCACAAGATCCATATTATGATAAAGTAGCTTTATTACTCCATTGTGAAGGTTCTAATAATTCTACTACTTTTAAAGATAGCTCTCCAATACCAAAAGATATAGATGTAACTGGAACTTCTAAAATAAGTACAGCACAAGCTAAATTTGGTGGGTCAAGTGCTTATTTTGATGGAACAGTAAACTATTTATCTTCTTCTAATAGTTTTTTAAATTTAAGTTCTGGAGATTTTACAATAGAATGTTGGATGTATCCAACATCTTTAGTAGCAGCATCTCAAGGAATTTTTTTTAATGGAACATTTGGCAGCAGTAGTAATAGTAGAATACAAATAGATTTAAAATCAGATGGGAGTCTTAGTTTTTTTGCAGCTAACTCTACACCTACTACATCATGGTCTTTAACTTCTGCTATATCTTTAATAAATATAAATACTTGGTATCATATTGCTGCTGTTAGACTAGGAAGCTCTGTTACTCTTTATATTGATGGAATTTCTGTAGCAACTTCTTCTATTAGTAACGAACCTGGTGCAGGTAGTGTTTATTATATTGGATATGCAAGAAATTCATCATTAGATAGATATTTTACTGGATACATAGATGAACTTCGTGTTACAAAAGGATTAGCTAGGTACTTAACAAATTTTACTCCAACAGTATATCCATTTCAGGATATACTACCATTACCAACTTCTACAGACCATTATCATTCTTTTGTAAGCCTATTATTGCACTGTGAAGGTACTCATGGTTCTACTACTTTTATAGATAATGGATCTGCTCCAAAGACTGTAACAGCAAATGGGAATGCATCTATAAGTTCAACTCAATCTAAAATAGGATCAACCAGTGCTTATTTTGATGGAACTGGTGATTATTTAACTATTCCTATTAGTAGTGATTTTAATTTTGGTACAGGTGATTTTACAGTTGAGGCATGGGTCTATGTATCTTCCTTAAATGAATATTCACATATTATCCAATTTGGTGAATCTTCTACTAAAAGATGGAATATCTATCATAGCAAAACAGGTCAAACATTTCGTTTGTATTATAACGATTCAGGTGTCTGGGGTGATGTAGCGGTAACTGGAACTGTTAGTTTTAATACCTGGTATTATGTAGCAGTGGTGAAGAACGGAACAACAGTTAATTTTTATCTAAATGGGTCTAACACATATTCATCCACCACGTTAGGCTTACCAATCGGTAATTTAATGGTAGGTATAGGTGAAGAAAATTTTAGTCTAGACTCAACTTGCTATTTTAAAGGATATATAGATGAAATAAGAATAACAAAAGGACTAGCAAGATATACTATAAATTTTAATTCAACTTCAGTACCTTTTTCTGACAATCCAAGAATTATTTCTTTAGGAAATGATGCTTATTCATCTTCTGTAAGTCTGTTATTACATTTTGAAGGGTCTAATGGTTCTACTACATTTACAGATAATTCTCCAAATCCAAAAACTGTAACAGCTGCAGGTAATGCTAAGATAAGCACAGCACAATCTAAGTTTGGTGGAACAAGTGCCTTATTTGATGGAAGTGGAGATTATCTAACCATACCTGCTAGTTCTTCTACAGATTTAAGAAGTAGTGCCTTTACTATTGAGTTTTGGGCATACCGTCCCAGTACAGGTGGAACTAATCCTGGTGACGGAGGATGTGTTGTATTAAATCGTAGATATGGAGGTGGATCTGCGACTGATGTTCAATGGGGAGCTGGAGTTAGTTTAACAGCATCTACTTTCTGGTTCTCAACTTCAAATGGGGCAGGTAATCAAAGTATTTCAACGGTCTCAACTAGCTCAAAAGATGTATGGCATCATTACGCAGTAACTTTAACAGATGCAGGATATATACGATTATTTGTTGATGGTGTATTATCTGCAAGTAATCCATCTTATGGAATGCTAAATGTTATTGCGCCTGTAGATAACAATAATGTTTACGTTGGATATGGAGGATTTAATACACAATATTTTAATGGATACATAGATAAACTTCGTATTACTAAAGGTGTGGCTAGGTATATCAATGATTTTACTCCTACCATAACAGATTATCTTCCAACAGATTCTTTAGATCCTTATATAAATTCTGTAAGTCTTCTATGTACATTTGATAATGAAGATACTGCTGTTTTTTCGGATTATTCTCCTGCACGTAGAACTGTTTCTCCGTCTGCTGCTGGTTTTAACACTACATCTACTTTTAAATATAGAGGTGGAAGTTGTTTAATAAATAATGCTACAAATGATTATATCTATGCTGGATCATTTCCTATAGCAGATAATAGTTTTACAATAGAAGGTTGGTTTAATGTAAGATCTTGGGGAACGTATGGAAGACAATTATTTTTTCATGGTTCAGCTTTTACACCTTCTATGTCCCTTCAGGCTCAAATAAGTTCAGCTGGAGCTATAACAATAGCTGCTCCTAGTGTGTCTGGAGCTGTTTTAACCTTATCTGCTGGAATTATTCCTGGAAAGTGGTATCACATAGCCTTTGTTAGAAATGGTTCTACAATTAGTACATTTGTTAATGGAGTGAAGTTAGGATCTACAGTAATTTCTGGAGTTATATCTACTTCTGCAAATAATTTTTATATAGGTAGAGGATCAGATTGGGGTACTAACAATATTTGTTCTTTTGATGGATATATAAATGATTTTAGAGTAACTGTTGGTATATCTAGATATACTGCAAACTTTAATCCTCCTGGCTCACTTAGAGATACTTTTAATCTTTTACAAGATCCATATTATTCAAATAATACGTTAGAATTATTTTTTGATGGATCTACTACTGAGACTAAATTAAAAGATGCCTCAAGTCTGGGTAAGCATGTAGCTTTATACGGTAATGCATCTATATCTAATACTATTTATAAATACAGCAAAAGCAGCGTCTATCTTGATGGAGTTAACAGTTCTGTACAAATAGAAAAATCTTCAAACTATGGAATTTCTTCAGGTGATTTTACTATAGAAGGCTGGTTTTATATTATTCCTAATGGGTCTGGATTAAACCATCTTTTGCAGGTTAATTATGGATCATTATCTAGTAGATGGAATGTATTTTATAATACCACGGATAGTACGTTAAATCTTTGGATGAATGGAAATTTAGTATCATGTGTAATTTCTGCATCAGTTTGGAATCATGTAGCTGTAGTCAGACTTGGATCAGTTACAACTTTATTTATTAATGGTGGTTCTATGGGAACTACTTCTGTAACACTTCCATCTGGTGTTCCATCAATAACTTTAGGTACTCAATTTTATTCTCCTCTTGCTCCTGATTATTTTAAAGGTTATATAGATGAATTTAGAATAACAAGCATGGCAAGATATACTTCAAGTTTTTCTCCACCAATAAATTATTTCTTAATTAATCGTATTTTAGAAATTGTAAGAATTTTAGGTGTATCTTCATTTGGAACATTTCTTCAATGGTCTGGTTTACCACCTAAAATGATAAATCTTCCAGTAGAGATTGGAAGAGGCTACTATGAGTGGATTATAAAACCACCTAAAATGGTAAATCTTCCAGTAGAATTTGGAATAGGGTATCTCAGTTGGAACACCCTTCCACCTAAAATGATAACATTGCCAATAGAATTTGGACATGAACAAAAAATAGTTACCTGGTGGTCTGGTAATAGCACTATCTTTGGAGTGATTACAATTAATTCTATACCAGCTAAACGTAGAGTTAGATTATTTGATTCTATTACCGGAATATGTCTTAAAGAAATAATTTCAAATTCTGAGGGTGAATTTGTTTTTCTTAATTTAAGGAAAGATTTAACGTATACTATCAGTACCACAGATAGGGGAGAAAATTACAATGATGTTCTTACTGCAAATGTTTTTCCTGTCTAAAAATTAAATTAATCAAATTGGGATGATCTGATTGTGTCTAATTACGTCCCTACTCCAAGTACAAATATCAATTTAGTTTTCTTAGAAGAACTATTACCTCCTTTAGGTAATGATGTAGATCTAGAATTATCTAGAGTAGTTCTTTATGGAGAATTAATTTGTACTACAGATGATATATTATTAGATTTAGTTCTTTATCATTATATTTGGGAAAAAACTCTTAATCTTGTTGTAACAACAGATGACATTGTTACAGATGTTCATATCGCTCCTAACGAAGGTTTGTGGTATCTAGTACCACAACAGCCTATAGTTTTTGCATTTATTGATGATACGTATACCATACCTGGAGCAGCAAATGTTCCATTCACGTTTACACCTTTAACAGTTCAATTCAAGTTTCTCAAATTTACTGTAACAGCAGATAATGTCAGTATAGATTTAGAATTATTTACTCAAGATATTCGTGATAGATTTATCACATATACATTACCTACAGTTGGACTCTTCACTGCTTTTTTTGCCAGACCTGCTTTTTTCACTTGGATAAGTTCTTTAGCAACTATTTTACCACTCTTTGCTTGTAAATATATTCCACCAAGAACCGCCAATATCTTTAGTACCTTAGCAAATGGTTCTTGTTCTATATCAGGAATAGTGCCTATACCTGTAACAGGTACTTTAGCTGCAACGTTGGGTTATACTTCTTGTTCAGTTTTAGGAATAGTTCCTATCCGGATTTATATAATTTTTTCTACAACTCTAGATAATATTACTCCTACTTTTTCATTATTAAGGTGGGATAGTGTTCAAGGATCATTTGATTGTAATACCGGAAGTTGTTCTGTAATATTTAATCTTTATAAAGCTCCAGTAGGTAATTGGCTTTCAACTACTGAAAATAATACAGATTTATTTACAGCCGTTCATTTAGTTGGAAGACTAAACTCAATCTTAGCAGTAAATACTTCTATATTTAGAACTGTTCATATTGTAGGAATATTAGATTCTAATACGAATTGTGTTTTCTATTTAACTGGAATTATTCCAATAAGAATATATTTAACTTTAGATTTTACAACTGGAACAGTAATATGGGTTCCATTAAAAGAAATGATAGCGGAGTTTTCAATAGATTATTATCTGGATGCATCTGATTCTATTGAGCATATTCAAGATATTTCGTATTTTGGAGACGCTAGAAATTTATTCAATAATGTCCATATCTTAACTTATATTAATGATGCTCCAAATGATCTTCCAATAATACAAAATTTGAATTATTTATCTAATCTAACAAGTTCAGAAATAATTGTTAATGAAGAATATGCTCTTGAAGGTTTGGCAGATGAACATAATTATATTCTTCAACAATATTCTGTAAATCTTAAAGAATCAGTTATTTTTGAGGTTTTAGAATATTTAGTTGAGGTATCTTTAAATAAATCTAATGTAATAACTAATTCATATTCTAATATTTTAGTTTCTACTGAATATATCAATGAAATATCTAGTAGTATTATTGTAGAAGAACAAACGGATGAAGCTCATTTTTATTGGGATTTAGATACGATAAATCTTTATCAGGATTCTTATAGTGTTAATTACGAATTACAGTCCCCTACCGCAGCTATTATTAATATTGTTCCAGATACACCTGTTACTATTATAAGATTTTTAGTTAGTCTAGGTGCGGTTATTCAAGGTTTTACAAGTTCTATTAATGTTGAAATATTTCTTCATATTATGGAACCAAAAACTATTGATCTAAGTTTTATTACTGATGATTCTTTGTTTGATAGTAGAGGATATTCTGTATTAAAAATAATTATAGATGCACATACCCATAATGATTATAGTCTATTTAGTATAGTCACTTTTTATGGACGCTTATCCATAACTACAGCATCGGTAATCAGTGTTATTAGAGGTGGTATTCCAACTTTAATTTCTATGAATTTAATTACTAATAAAGATGTTTCACTAACAACTGGACATTTTTTACTGACAGCCGCATCAAATTATCTAGTTTATATAAATATAGATACAGGATCTGTTCAAGCCAATATTTTTGGTGTAGGTGCTAATTTAGGAAGTTTATTTGTATCAGGTAATCCAAATGAGGTTTATAATTTAACTGATCCAATCACTCATAAAATATTAAGATACTGGTATGCATTAGGTGTCATTTTTAATGGCATGATAATAAATCCGTATGCATTAAGAGCTGAGATAATAACTCCAATGGTGGTTTGTAGATTTGTTGCTCTTATTCCAGAACCAAGACAATTAACACTAGCATTAAATCTTAGCCCTGTTATTTTTAGAGGTCGAGGTTATATACGTGTTACTTTAATTTTTAATGTAATTCTTAATAACATTAATGGCGTTTTTACGTTAGGTTATACTAATACAAAATTGCAAATGGATTTGTTTACTGCTATTTCAAGATCAACATTATCTTTAACAACACCTATTAGAATTTATGTAGATTTTAGAGCAAACACAGGTGATATACATTCTGACATTTTTATTCGCTTGAGCAGTTTAGGTAAATTACAAAGTGACACTCTTGATTCTACAAGTCGAATATGGGGTGTGCAAATGGTAGGTACGTTTGATGTTGTATCTAGAAATGTTATACCTATTTTAGAATTAAGAATACCTTTTGGCATTACACTTGCAGGAGATACAGGTTGTCCTCTAGGTAATATAGATTTAAAAGTTCCTATTCAAATAAACATAAGATTTGACTGTGCGTTTGATAACGCTTTAGGAGGTTTTAAATTAAGGAATCCTATTGTAGGTTCATTAGAAACTACAACAGCTTTTATGTTTCCAAAGATATTAATCTCGTCAATAATAGGAAGATTAAGCACTGTCACTAATAATTATCTTTATATAAATTTTTATCTTAAACATAGAGATTTACAAACATTAGAATTAGATTTAGAACTTGAAGATTGTAGTTCTAAAATTAAAGGTAGAATAATTACGAACTTTCGTATAAATCTAACTATGTCAGATAATTATTCTATTATTATGATGAAAGCTCCTATTTATAATGTTTTAGATTTTAGAACTTCTTTATTTGATAATATTCCAACATTTGTATTAAGAAATGGCAAAGCCACTTTTGTTATTATAGAAAAACTTTTACCTAATTCTATAGCACAAATTTATTGTTATTATCCATTAATAGGTTTTTTCAATGTAGTTCTTAATGATGTTTTTCTTAATTTAAAAATAAAAGTTCCAGAAAGATATTTAGTAGATTTTACTCCTGATACAGTAACTGCCTTTTTTGATATACGAATGGCTATTCCTGTTTTTGGATATGTTAATGGTCTGATTCATAATGATCTTAGTTATTTCAGAGGTTCTGCTACTTTAGGAATAATGGCTATTTTTCCTCCTGCTATTAAAATTGTAAGTTTTAAATTATCTGTTGCAGTAAGAATTTCAGTTAAATTCCTTAGTACTTTAGAATTAATAAATTTTAGATTGAATAGTTGGGTAGATGTTGTAGGTATTTTAAGTGGAATTAATGAAGAATTATTTAAGGAAGAAGATCCTCAATTTGACCATCAATTAATGTTAAATCAACAACAAAGATCAGGAGTTACCTCATTATTTAGATTATTTACTTATGTAATGCCTACGGCTATCAGTGGACGGTTATTACAATTTTTACCTAATGTATTTCCTAATTTTGTATTAAATAATCCAACTAATGGAATAAGATTTAATGTTTATGTTACTGCTTATGGTAATATCAATTTAGTATCTTTAGTTCAAGGTGAATTTATAATTGAAACTGAAGATTTAAGAAGTTGTGAAATAATTTTAAATCTTAAAGCTACTTCAGGAATTATCACTTCACAATTAAAAAATAGTTCTGCTAATTTTAAAGGTTCTATTGATATTGCAGTTTTCTTAGATAAAGTAACAGAGTTAGTAAAACCATTTATTCTTTTAGAAGTTAAATCTACTAGACATGGAAGTCTTATTTTTAGAACACAAAATAATACTGGAATTTTTGTATGTAAGTCTATAAAAGACCAATATGCAGGACCTTGGTTATCTGTTTTAGATAATGTTAAATTTGTTCTTTTTCAACTTAAAATTCCATATAGATTATATTGTGTTATAGATTCAAATACAGTTAGATGTTATTGCAATATTGCAATCCATGTTAGTTGTGGTGGTAGATTAAGTTCCGAAACTGATTCTGTTTTACCTACAATTTTATCACAAGATAGTAATCTTAGAATTTTATTAATTACAGAAGATTTAATAGGTAAAATAAAACTAGGAATTGCTCCAGCAGTAGATGGATTATTTAAAGTTATTACTGAAAAATTTATAGTAGATATTCATTTAAAAACTCCTACTAGTGGGCATTTATTTGTGGTAACAGCACCACCCAGTTTAGTAAGATTTAGAATGAATAAAGAAATCTATGGAAAAATGGTTCCATGGGATTACATAGTAAGTAACAATCCACCTTTATATAAACTAGATTTAAAAGATCCAATATATCAAGGAATTGATATTACAGAATGGATGTTTGACCCTACAAAATGTGATATTTTTAAAAGAACAGCTTTTGTTATTCCGCAAATAGAATTATACACACCCATACCTGCTAAAATTCGCATGAATTTGCTTCCAGGAAAAGAAGAACAATTTGCAGATACATATATGGTTTGGAATAGTTATATTAATAAATGGGAGTGGGGTACAACTAGAACATTACCTAATCCTTGGTTTAGTGCTTCTGGTATTGTAGATATTTTTGGATTTATGGAAACAGGTATTACTGGAGTAAAAGAAGTTTTATTTTATTTATCTATAAAGGTGTTTTCAGGAAAATGGGAATCTAAATTAGATGGAGTAAAAAAGACAGATCTTAGATTAAGGAATGTTTTTAGTATTGGTTTCTTTTTAGAATTTCAAACAGGTCCTGCTACTTTTTATATTGCGGCTACTGCAACAAATCCTAGTTATTTTGCAATTATTACAGATCATGTAAATTGTGCTATTTATGCTACAGCACCTTTCTTTGCATTTTGTGATTTAGAATCTACTACAGAATCTATAAAAATAAGAATAGTTATAGATGTTGTTTTGTATAAGTGGGCATTTATATTTACTCAAACTGTCGATAGTGTTGCTGTTATTACTGGATTAATTTCATTTTCGCTTAATAGAATAGAATTAATTACTCAGGATATTATTAGTGATATTTTATTGATTGAATATTTTATTTTAGGTAGAATGAACGCCTATTTAAGAGCTTGTACTGTTAGAATGAAAATAAATACCACTGGATTAAATCCAATTATAGGTTATTTTATAACTCATACTGATTCTATTATTTTTCATACTGAAATTTATGCTTCTACAGGTTTATTTATTCTTGTGGGTACTAAAAATGCTACAATGAATTTTATAGGTAAAGTTGCACGACCATTAGTAATAGATTTTTATTTTAGAACTGAAAATTCTTTAAGTGCTATTTATTTGGTTGCACCTATATCAGGTTTGTTACAATCTAATTTACAAGATATAGAAAATGATCTACAATTACTTTATATAAAACCTATTATAGGTCACTTATTTTCAGATTCAGATTCAATTTCATGTAATATTAGATTATATATTCCTGTATATCTTACATTAGATCTTATATTGCAAGACATTATTACTGATATGGATATTAGAGTAATGGTTACTTTAACTCTAGAAAGTATTTTAGAGTCTTCAGTTTACTTTGGACGAGTTAATATTTACGAAAAAGAGGTGGAGCAAATTTCAGATTTATATTATGATATAGAAGGTGAAATATTACCAGACTCTCCTACTTCAACTTTCAATAAAAAAGGCTTTGTACGTGTATATTCGGGTGAAACAGGGGAATTAGTAAAAGAGGTTTATACTACAGGTTCGACTTATAAAATTGCTAATCTTATTGAAGGGGAATATTCAGTAGTCTTAGATCCTGATGTTGAAAAAAGATTAAAAGTCCACAGTAAGATAATATTGGGAGAAGATGCCTAACTAGTTTATTATATCTATGTTAAAATATAGATTGAATTAAAGAACTATGCTTAGTAATTGCTAGGCATTTAAATAAAAACACTATAGGAATCAAAGACTTATGACAATCAAATTTGCCACCGCTATAAGAAATTCCCGTGCAGGATCCATAGCCACAGCGATAGATGCTGGAGCTACTCCAGGAACTCTTAAACTTTACACAGGTAGTAGACCTGCCACTTCTGGAGGTGCTATTGATCCTTTCAACAACATTCTATTAGGTACATTGACATTCAGTAAACCATGTTCAGCTTCTATTGATAATGGTGTATTAACATTTTCTGCCATTGCTCAAGACACGGCTGCGGATAATAACGGAACTGCAAGTTGGGCACGGATCAATAACGGGGATGGTGGTTACGTTATGGATCTTGATGTTTCAAACAATAGCGGAAGCGGGGACATAAAACTTAATGAGATTATAGAAATAGAAATCTCTGGGTTCATTGCAGAGTAATCTGCAACAGCAAACTATGTGAATTGCTGGGATCTCTTATTCATTATCGGGTGAATAAGACAATCAGCAGCCAAGCTAAAATGGATTTTGGAAGGTTCAACGACTATCCAAAGCAGATGGATTATTTAAAATAATCCGGGTAAGTGAGTAGAGTACGAATCAAGTGATTCGGAAGTGCATAGCCCCTAATTAAGATAGCATGATGCTAGGTAGGGTGAAGAAATAGTCTCAACATTACAGGTGACTGTAAGCAGCTTTAAAAAGCGGAATAGATTTAACGAATCTATTTGAAGGTGATGCAATAGTACCGATATAATCCAAGGAGGACCTATCAGCGTGATCTCGGCATCTATAACCGAAGGAAACGCCTAGCTTGTATAACTGCTTTAATGCTTGACAAATCCTTTTAGTTGGTTTAAACTCTTAGTCGTAAATTAACCGACTAAGAGGATTTTCAAATGTTAAAAAAATTATGTAAAGAGAGTGGATGTGATAGACCTGCGAGAGCTATAGGTTTATGTACTCTTCACTATAATAGATTAAAACCTATAAAGAATTTAAAAAAATGTTCTGTTGAAAATTGTGTACAATTAACAGCAGGAAAAAATGGAGTATGTAAAGAACATTATCAAGAATTTTTAAGAAATGGTACGATAAAAAGTTATGAAAGGGATCCAATAGAAATTAGATTTAAATCTAAATATAAAGTAGATTTAAATACAGATTGTTGGAATTGGACTGCTAGTAAGGATGATTGTGGTTATGGTTATTTCTTAAAAGATGGTAGACCACATAGAGCACATAGAATTAGTTATGAATTTCATAAAGGTCCTATTCCAGAAGGAATAGAAGTTTGTCATACTTGTGATAATCCTCCTTGTGTTAATCCAGATCATTTATTTCTTGGAACACATAAAGTAAATATGGGTGATATGGTTAATAAAGGAAGAAGTAAAGGTACTCCTGGAGAAGCCCACAATAAAGCTAAATTGACAGATGAAAAAGTTTTAGAGATACGACGACTTTTTAATGCTGGATATTCTGAATCAGCTTTAGTAAAGAAATTCAAAGTTTGTCAGAGTACGATAAATAGAGTTATACTAAGACAGACTTGGTCTCATGTAAAAGAACCTGAACCTGAAAAATTAACATTTAAAACACGAGTTAAAACTCATGTTTAAAAAAAGAACAAAAACTAGAGTTAGCAAGCAGATTACTTTAGAACAAGTTGAATTTATTAAATTCAGATTGAAGTCTGGAGAAGATATTCCTTCTTTAGCAAAAGAATATGATCTAACAGTTACACGAATTGCTGCGATAGGTAAACACGTTCTTAAAACCCATATTAAAAGTGGTTTGAAACTTCGTAAATGTAGTTTGCGGTAGTTCGAGAAAGTGGCTGTTTAAGCCAAGAATCTGGCTGTTTAAGCCATTTTTTCAAATTAGCATTATCAGTGTGAAGCTTTATACTGTGAAGCTTTAAAACGCTTATTTTTGGGGATAAAGTTATGGCTATGAAAACACAACAAGATAGAGATTTTGATGCTTTAACTGCAAAAGTAATCGTATTTGTTTTAGTAGTGGTGGCGTTGGTTTTATTTTTTGTTTAGGAATTAATTATGGCAGTTTCAAGTAATCTTGGGGCGTATGTTCAGCTTAAGTTATCTGGAGGCACAGGTAACCAAGACGGTAATTCTTCATTAGGTGGAGTAGTTTCAAGTAAAACTATAACCAGCCAGACAGTGGCTACGTTATTAAGTGCAAAACCCTTAAAAAGGTTTGCAATATCTGCCATAACCAGTTCTGCCAAGCGTAGAACCAATTATCTTATAGATAGCATCACACAAAATTTTACTCTAAATCATAGTCCAGATCCTTTTATTTTAGGATTAACTTGGATTAATGCTTTACCTGCTAATATAACAAATCTTGTTCCAACAGGTTTAGGTACTGATACCAGTTATGCACTCTATTTTAAAAAAGTAGTTGTATCCACTTCGTTAACAGAATATTATGCCATTCTTATTCCAGATGTGTTTTTAGATAACGAACCATTGCTGGATGCTGAAACGGGTATCCAAGGAACTAAATCTTTGCTTTTTGAAAGTACTCCGTGGTCGTATGGAGTAGGTTATCCTACTTGGAATAAATATTATTTAGATAGCAATGGTGCTGTTCTAACATCTAGTTATGCTAAAAAGATTTTATCTGTTACTACGAATACCAGTACTGGAGCACCTATTATTGGGACTTATCCGGCATTAGTAGCTATTACTGATCCTAAATCCATAAATGGTTATATTGAATTTGGGTTGTCTTTTGCTTGGGCTAGTGGTGTGCAAGTTACGGGTACTATTTCTGCTGATTTAGATGGTGGAGTGTATCCATTTCAATTAAAAGTTAATGGTAATTCCTATAAGAAATTTGCAGTGGTAAATGATGCTCCTTTTGTGAGAAATACTTATACTGTCACTAATTTAGCCGCTCCTACTACAGATATACAAAGACCTGACTATAAGTTTAATAATGGTATTACGGGAATTACTGTGCTTGATTCAGGTGGTTGGGCTATTGCATCAGACTATTCAGTAGTCTATGATATGGCTACTAAACGTTGTGCTGTTCTTGAAAATAGATGGCAGGAAGATTTAAATTATATTCAAGCGGTGGGCAGCACCACTTACAATTTTGAAACCATTGTTTCGGAAGATGTTAATTATGCAGGTTGGCGTTATGGTGATTGGTCAGATGTATCTATAAATGGCAATTATAAACTCCATAATTCAGCAAAGAATAAATGGCTCACTATTTCAGTTATTAATTCCATGTTACCTGTTTCTGGAAATAGATTTCAAATAGTAGATATTCAATCCAGTAATAAAAAGAATGAGTTATTTGATTCTATAAAACGAGCAGAAGCACATTTTGGTGATACGGAATATAGATCTTTTTATATTGCTAATACCCATGCAACAGAAGCTATGTGGCAAGTTAAAGTCTATATAGATTCTCAACCAGTATCAGGAATAGATACACTAGAATTAGGATTAGATCCTGCTGGAATAGGCAATGGATCAACTACGGGGGTGGCTGTCACTATTGTAGATGAGAGTACTGCTCCTGTTGGAGTTACTTTTACTACTCCAACTAAGTTAGCTCCTCTAGTAATAGGAGATTTATTACCCTATGAATGTGCTGCGGTTTGGATTAAACGAACAGTACCGGAAGGAGTGGAATGTGACATTTGGGATAATTTTAGCAGTATTGGAGTATCTGGTCTAATTTAAAGGGGATTAATATGTTAGATTATCAACAAAGAGTTATTGATGAAAAAATAGAATTAGATGAAAAACTTGAAAAATTATTGATTTTTATTTCTTCTGATTTTTTTTCTAAAACAATATCTTTTGAAGAACAAATTAGATTAAGAAAACAGTCTGTAAGTATGACAGCATATTCAGAAATTTTAGCAGAAAGAATAGAAGCATTTAGTCTTTAATATCTTATGCGTATATATTTCGGTTTTGGATGGATTCATACTCCAGATGTAATAGCCAGTTTTACAGGTGGACTTATTCAGAAAAGTTGGCATTTAGATTTAATTTGTAAAAGGGATTATTTAAATAATTTATATCTAGGTGGTGCTTTTTCTGAAAGTGGTAAAAATGTAGCTATTTATATTTTAAGTACAGGTATAACATTTAGTTCTAAAACTCTTAAAAATAGAGTTTTTCAACTTTATGGTAACGAAGATATTGATGGTCATGGAACTGCATTGGCTTCTATAGTGGCAGGTGTTCAGTATGGTATTGCACGTTCTGCTCATGTTTATGGTCTTACTTTAGATTATGCTAATTTAAGAACTTCTTTAGATGCTGCTATTACTGTAGTTTTAAATCATATTGCTAATGGAACTAATAAAGCTGTAGTATTATTAGATGCTTTAGAAGTTCCTGAAGAGTCTAATAATTTTAGATTTACCAGTGATTCTGATAATGCTCTTACTCTTAGTGTGCAAAGATTATTAGATTTAAACATAACGACAATTGCTTGTGCAAAATCAGGTTACTATAATAAAGGTAATTGGCTAGGAAATTTGAATTTGGATTTTCTTCCACCAATCAGTACTACAGACGTTATGTCTTTTGTTGGTTTTGATAATAGATTTATTCATTATCTTTATTGCAATTATGGAGCATCAGCTTTCTTATATGCTCCATGTTGTATGATTGTTGTAGAATCTTTACAAGGTATTTTGTATTATGATTCTCATGCAGATTATGCTTCAGCTATTGGTACAGGTATTGCTGCATTATGCCTATCAAAAAATCCACATTGGGGGCATAAACAAGTAAAAGCCTTTCTTAAAAGAATTTGTAGAACTAAAAAAATAAATAACAGTAGGTCTTATGGTTATGATGCTATTGTTGGTATGGATAGAGATTTTGTGTTAGATAAACAAGGGCATATTATTGTTTATACTTATCCTAATTTTACAATGTTGACCAGTGATTCTGTTAATGCTTATTTTATTAAAAATCTGTTAGAATTTAATTCAGATGCAGATCTTGGAGAATTTAATAGTAACCAAACTATCTCTATATCTTTTGATGTAATTTGTAAGTCTTTTTATGAAGAAAATAAACCTTATCTTTTAAAGATACTTTCTAGTGACTGTGCTTTTTTAAAAATAGATTCAGCTAATAAACTCTATGGTTTTGTACCTGTTCATAAAACAGATATTTCATACAGTATTATTTTAGGAATAAGTAATGGTGTTAATGCTCTTTCAAAGACTTTGATTTTTAAAATAAAGACCACGGTGACTCAAAGTAAGGTAGCGGCTGTTAAAGTTATTGTAAAAGAAAAGAATTGGTTAGATTTTAATTTAGTATATAAAGAACATGAGAAATATAATTTAGTTGAGACGCAATTTCATTTAAAGACTTCTATTACTAGACCTGTCAGTAGAGAAGTAGGATTTTATGACCATGTTTCAGGTCATTATTCTAATTCAATAAAATCTTCTCCTAATACAGGGGATGCTTTCGTTGATACTAAGTCAGATAGATTGTATGCTATAATAGCAGAAGATAAAAAAGATAGATTAATATCTGATTCTAAAATAATAAGTAGGATAGATCCGCAATGACAGTTTCCACTTTTAGATCAATAGATTATGGAGCACCCGTTCTTAATGGTGAATTTGGAGCTTTTTTTAATGTTCTTAATACGTGTTTAGTGACAGGTTATGCTGCTAATGGTGGTGCTGGTTGGACTAATCCTTATTTTGATGCTCAAAATAATTATGTTTTACGAACGGGTTTACCTGGGTATGGTTTTTGTCTTAGAATAGCAGATCAATATACAGACCATGCCAATTTTGCAGTTATGGCGGGTTTTTCTAGTATGACAGGTTTAAATGTAGGTGAAGATTGTACTCCTACTGTTTTACAGTCCCTTTATGGTGTAGGACTTTGTAAAAGCATTACTGCAAATACAGTTGCTAGAAATTGGCTTATTGTTGCTAACCAACGATTTTTTTATCTGTTTATTTGTGCAGATGGTTCTTCTGATTTTACTACAGCAGAAGGTTATTGTTTTGGACAGTTTGATTCATTTAGAGTTGATGATGAATTTAATTGTATTCTTATTGGTAGAGATCCAGTAGACTTTTCAATAGGTAATTATTCTTATTTTGCAAATTCAGGTGCGACAAATGCTGCAATAGGTAAGCATTGGTTAATGCGGAGTTATACTCAAATAGGTGCTGCTGTACCTTGTGGTAAGCATTATGATATCAGTAAAACTGCTCTGCCTTTTCCAAATCTAGTAGATGGAAATTTATATTTATCTCCTGTATTTATAACAGAATCTACTTTGAATTGTGTACGTGGTAAATTACCAGGATTATGGGCTATTTGTCATAATAAATCTTATTTTAATCACGGTGATGTTTTTACAGGTAATGGAGATCTTGCTGGTAAGACTTTTATGGTAGTAAAAGTCTATAATGGAGCTTTTGCTTTAGAAACATCTGATACTTGGGATGCTTGATTGTGGCTACCAAGATTTTAAAGCCTACAAAAGAAGCAACTTTTTTTGCTGCTCCATTTGGCCCTTATAATCAATTTCTTTTCAATGATAGTGGACTTTATGTAGAAAGTGGAGCTCTTTCACTTCAATATTCTGGCTATGCTAACATCAATTCTTATTTTCCAGAACAACTTTATACAAATATAGAAACTTGTCCAATAACTGGATATCTTTTTGTTAATTCTTCTAGAGTGAATTCTTCTGATGGATGTCAAGAAGATAAAGTAGTGAGTGTTAGTGGGACTAATACTGCTAAAGGAGTTAAGGGATTTTTAGAATCAATAGCATTTGGTTGTGAGAAAAAAGTAGATGAAGTTGAGTGTATGAATCCTAATGGAAATTCTTATACTCTATATAGACATGAAATTGCACCTAAGACTATTATAGATTTTCCTATTTTACCAATAGTTCCTAGTGCTGGCGGTCAGATGGCAGTAGGACAAGCTTATCTAGAATGGAGAAATAATTGGTTAAAGTCTCAAATGACCCAATCTTATATAAAAGGTTATAGTTTTAATAGTTCACCTTTTGCTTTAAAGAGTGAGAAAGCTGATATTTGTGATTGTGATTTAATAGATAGAAAATATAATCTTAAAAGATATGTACATCCACAAAGTTTCAGTGGTAAAACTAGACTATTTGTTCAGTCTATTTTTGGATCTAAAGAAAAACTGATGGATGTTGAAATAAATGGAATTACTGTTTCAGTTATGTATCATGGTTTAGCAAAAAATACTGATGATACTAAACGTAAAAGAATTGCATCTTTAGATAAACAGTTTACGAAGTTACATACGGATGATGCGGGAAATTATTATCTATTACAAGTATCTTCTTCAATATCTATTAATGCGCTTGTACCTTCTAGAGAAGGACGTTTATTACAAAAATGGTTGAAGACTAAGAATTTTGATAAAAAGAAAAGTTCTGTTTATGAAGCATTTATTTTATCTTCTTGTTCACCAACCAAGACTGTTAATATTGCAGGAAGTTCTTTAGAAGGAGTATGTTATCAGAGTTTAGGTGGTTATGGGTGGAAGTCTAATTGGCGGGGTAATGAATTTTCAATAGCTACTTTAGATTGGGAAACACCTTGTAAAGCTAAACTCTTTACAGCTAATGTTACTTTAACAGATCCTGTTGTATTATATTCCGATGAAAAAGATAGAAAATTAGCTTCCATAGTAGAACAATATGAAGCTCCTGAAATTTTAAAAAAATTGACAAAAGAAGAAAGAGAAGCTCTTGTTCCTGCCGTAGTTTCACAATATAAATCTATATATTCTTTATTAGTTACAGAAATTCCAGGTGAAAATCCAGAAGATCCTCCTATTAAAAAATATTGTATAGATGGTGATATACATGAAGGAGAATGGGGATGGGTTATATCTAATGAATTTAATGTGACTCCTTCTACAAAAAAGAATTTAGAAGATGAATTAAAAACTAAAAATAAACAAGATGGTGGCTTACCTTATTCTCCTACTTTTTTTAAAGATTTAGCTGATGCTTTTATAGTTTCAGAATCTTTAGCTGATTCTGGTGAATTTAAGTTCCCTTATTATGCAGACCGTATATTTACTTGGGATGAAATGTATGGAGTATTTAATTTAGAATTACCTTACGACGTTCGTGACCATATTGGAGGTATGGCTGGATCAGGTCCTGTATATTGTTTTTATAATGATAAAGATCTGTTAAAGATAGTCTATTATCAAAATGGAGCAGTCACTCCAACTTCAACAAATGATAACGATAATTCTGAGAATCAGTGTGGTGATGCTTTTACAAGAGGATCTACTATAAATGGAGGAGGTGGAGGTTCTAGTTCTTTTTATATAGGAGGTATTGAAGTATTGAATTTGGCAGCTAGTAGTTATTCTCAATCTGAATCTTCTTCTAAACAATCTTGTGGTGGTTCTAATTTAGAATGTCTTGAGTATCCACCACACCCAGGGCCTTGTAATATTGTTTATTGTGGAACTTATTTTTGGAAAAATTTTAGAGGCAGTGTACAAGGAAGTTCTTTTTCATTTTCAGGAGGCCAGTCATCAAAAATATGTTTAGTAATTTCTAAATATGATTGTGAGACTGTTTTTATGGCTAGTGTTACTTCTTATAGTGGCAGTCATTCTGAATCACAAACAGATGGTAAAAATTGTATTTGTGCCCAATGGGTATCTCCAAGACGTAGTGCTGCTTATTGGCAACCTTGTTTTTCACCATTAGAAAACTGTACTGCTCAAGGTGGTGAAGCTCCTTGTTGTGCTAAGGAAAAACAATATGGGCCTAAATTTGATCAGAACTATGGGCCAGGTCAAGCCTGTGCTGATATAGGTCCTACTATGGGTGTAAATGGTGCTATTTTTATATTTGATGTTTATGGATTTTGGTTTAATGGCCCTAATTCTGATGCTGTTAGAGCAGGTGATAATAATCCTGACCCTAATAGAAATAATTTTGATTGGTCTAATTATAGTCATGTAGATCAAAATGCTATAGGTTGGCGTCCTTCTAAAAAAGGTAATATTCCCAGTAGAGGAGGATATTGCACTTATAGACCTACTACCCCTGATTGTGCGGGTGAAGAATTAAAATTTATTCCACAAGGAATCCAATTTGCGTATTTAGGAAGTGGGGCTGCATACGATTCTGATTGCAATATTAATTATTCAAGTAAATCTAAAAGTATGACCAGTTCAGTATTAAAAGTCTATGCTGTTACTAGAACTGATGAAACTCTTGTTTTAGAAGGCACTGAAGGTTATGGTGATCTAGGTAATATGTTTGCAGGTGATATTAGTGCGGGAAATGCTGTTTTTACTCCAGGTTGTCATGAATGGACTGGAGAACAAAAGTTTTTAGGCCGTATTGATCCAATGTTTCCGTATGTTGAATCAGTTGTAACTATTAATCAAAGTGTAAATGGAGTTTATTGGCTTGTATCACCTGATATGATATACAGTGCAGATTATCCTTTTGATAAGAAAGGACTTTATTATATAGGTTCAGCATGAAATTACGTCTTTCTTCTGATCCACAAGCTAAACAGATTACTGCTGATGTGGATTCTATCCGAAAGATTTTAAAATCCTGTTTAGTGGATGGGTATGGTTCTTTTGAAGGTTTAGGTTGGACTCAAGTTTTTGTATCTAATACGGCTGCTGTTTTTAAATCTAAAAATGATGTGGTTTTGATCGTAGAAGAAACTCTTGATACCGTAAGTTTTAGAGGTTGTAGTAATGCATCTACTATTTCAGATTATACTTTTTCAGAAAAACATCTTTATAAGTTTTTTCCAACGGTGTATCAAAGAGAAAATGGACTTACTCTAAATAAAAGTTCTTTAATAACTAATTGGACATTATTAGGAACGGATAGTTATTTTTATTTCTTTTCTGGTAATTTTTTATTGTTCTTTGGATCTTTTATGGAAACTAGAACTAATGAATCTGAAATGTTAATATGTTCCTCTTCGTTTGGTACGTTTACAAATACAACAGATGACCATATTGTTACTAAAAAGAGTAATAATTTATTTAGTCCAGAATTTGTAGGAAAGATAACAATTTTTGATAAATATAGACAGGGTGAGACTTTTTCTTATGTAAATATTTATGAAGATCTTTTTTTTGCATTGTTAGGTATTTTACCCGAAGTTTTTGTAGTGGATATACAATCACCTTTTAATGATGGATCTTTTTCTACTACTTTTGGTAAAAATATTCTAGTTAAGAATTTTAATGGCAGACCTTTCTTTTTTCAAACAGATGGCTGATTTAGGTAATTGCGGATTTACTATTAATTCTTTTAAAGTTAATATAGTGAGTCCTATTTTTAATTATTTTACCAAGTCTTACGGAGTTAGTAGTACAAATGTCTTAACTCCATTGACGGGTAGTATATCTTTCTCTACAATGTTACCATTGATAGAAAATATAGAAGTAATAACTAAGTCTATCAAAGGTATAACAAGAAAGGACGAAATTCCAACACCTAAACTAGTTCGTTTATATGATAGACAATCTGGAATAATGATTCATGAAGTTCTCAGCAACCTTGATGGATCATTTGAATTTAATGGGTTAAGTATTACAAAAGAGTTTTATGTAATAGTTTTAGATGATGGTGACAGCATCTATAATGCCTTAATAGAAGATCATTTATTTGCCTTATGTTAAACAGGATAAAACATGATACCTCAAAATGAAGAAGATGTAGAATACTTAACAAGGGGAGATAGACGTCCCCAAAGGTATAATTCTCAATCAGGTGGTAGTCCTGATGAACATGGTTGTAATAAAGATTATCCTTTTGCAGATATTCTACCTAAAGATGAAGCTTATATAGATTTTTTAAAAAATAAAGAAGTGGTAGGAATAGCTGTTAATGATATTGGTATGAAATGTTCCAGTGTTATGAATTTTGTTCATAATCTTAAAAATTATTATCCTGAAGAACTTTTAAAAAATAATATAGAAGGATTACAAAATTCTGTCACTAGTCTTAATTCTGCTTTAACAGAATTACAAGAATATTTACTTGCCAGAGAAAAACTTGCCAGAGAAGTGCTTAAGTCTGGTAGTACTTGGATAAGACGATCTTTGTAAGGAATTAATGTGGCAGCTTGTATATTTGATCTTATAATTGAACAAGGATCTCTTTATGAAGCATTATTTTCTTGGACTGACGACCAAGATGTACCTATTAATTTGTCAGGTTGGTCTGCTAGGATGCAAATTAGATCTACTGTAGAATCGAATGTTGTTTTAGTAGATTTGTCTACTGAAAATGAAGGTATTTTACTGACTTACAATAACCCAGGAACAATCCTCATTCGTCTCACTACTAGACAGACTAATGCTTTTACTTGGGTAACAGGTGTATATGATTTAGAATTATACAGCCCTCAATTTGAAAGTTATCGGCTTATAAAAGGAAAAGTTAAAATAGATCCTCAGGTAACTAGAGTTCCGCCCATGATTATAGGTGTATTTAATTTTACAACAGGACCTGTGATTAGTCTCATATCTTGATAAAAGAGGTTCTGAATGGCTGTTATCCCAGGTCAACCTGATAAAGTATTAAAAAATTCTAATAGAATAGTTCTTATAAAAAGAGAAGTAATTAGAAGAGTTGTAACGACACATGAACAAGGCCCTCCTGGTGTATCTGGACTACCTGGATTAAAGGGTTCTGAAGGTGTACAAGGGCCACAAGGCCCTTTAGGTTTAACTCCTATTCCCAATCAATTAGTATTTTTCATTACTGAGAATACTAGAAATAGATTTACACTTTCATCTGTTCCTATAGTTAATTCTGTTTTAGTAGCCATGAATGGAGTATTCCAGCATGGTTGGACTTTAGATGGATTAGATATAGTATTAAACACTCCAGCGGAAAAAGATGATTTCATTTTAGTTTTCTGGTTTGAAAGCGTATAGTAAAGAATTATTTTATTAGATTATCAGGATAAGTACCATGACCGTTTCTACAATTAAAGGCAGTCAAATTAGACTGGGTGCAATTACCGCTGCACATTTAGCCGCAGATGCGGTGTATATTGCCAATGCATTTAATTATGTGAGTGGTATTGCTGGTGGGGCTACAGGTTCAGCAACAGATTTAGCACTACAGAGTGCTGATGGAAAACGTGCTGGATCGTATTATAAAGTCACTACTGCGGGTTACTTTAAGGTATCTGCACCTGTAGTAGAACCATTAGATCCAGATTTACAAGCCGAGTTTTATGTTAATAATAATGACGGGTTAGTTTGGAATACGGGCGGTACTGTTGATATTATTGATAACTCTAATTCCACTTTAACAGGTACAGATCATTTAATTGGCGTATCAGGTTCCACTAACTTAGGTTACACTGTCACTATACATAGTGACTTCACCACTAAGGTTTCAAATTTAGAATCAGCCGTTGGTACAATAGGTAGTTTAGCGACTACTGCAACAGACTTGGTTGCTGCTATCAATGAAGTCCACGGTGAGTTAGTTGCCGCTGCTCCAGTATTTGTCCACGAAACACCTGCAGGTGATATTGATGGTGCTAATAAGGCTTATCTTATCACAGATACATCTATTGCTGGAACTGTTCAAGTTTATTTGAATGGAGTTTTACAAGAATTAACTGCTGACTATGCTTTTGCCACCAAGACCATCACATTCGTAGATGCTCCTGTTGTAGATGATAAAGTATCTACCATTTATTACAAATTAGCGGCCTAATATTCGTAGATTTAGGGAGATATTATTATGACAATTTCTACAATTCATGGCTCACAGATACGGTTGGGAGCGATTACTGCCGCCCACTTGGCTGCGAGTGCAAAATATATCAGTAATGCCTTTAATTATGTAGGTACTATTGAAGGTGGTTTAACAGGTTCAGGTACAGACCTTTCGTTACAAAGTGCTGACGGAAAAAGACCTGGATCATATTACAAAGTGATTACCGCTGGTTTTTTTAAAGTAGATGCAGGTGCTCAATTTTATGCCAACATCAATGATGGTCTGGTTTGGAATTTAAGTGGTTCTGTTGATATTATTGATAATACGGGCACTCTTATTTCTGGTGACACTGGTCTTATTGATGTGTCAGGAACCGTGGATGATGGTTTTACGGTTACGGTTGCAGATGCTTTTACTGGTAGAGTCACTACTCTTGAAACAAATGTTGATACTGTTGCTAATTTAGATACCGATTCTAAAAACTTGGTGGGAGCTATTAATGAGCTTCATGCTGCTATAGTACCTCCAGCTCCAGTTTATGTACGGCAACAGCCCACTACAGGTGCTATTAATAGCACTAATTTAGATTATACGTTAGAATTTGCTCCTATAGCTGGAACTTTGTTAGCGTATTTGAATGGAATTTTACAGGCACTGACTGATGATTATACTTATGCTGCACCTAACGATGTACCTACTGTATCTTTTGTAGAAGGTGGAGCACCTAAAACAGATAGTGTGTTGACGTTCCTTTATTTTAAATTAGGTTAAGCTATTGTGGTGGTGAGGGATAAGTCTTGCCACTATTTAAGGAGCTATCATGGCTAGAACACAAATTCGCGGTACTCAGATATTAGATAAGACTATTGAACCGATAGATTTGTCTGTTGATTACGCTTTAGCTAATAATGTTTCTTATCAATTTTTGCCTGTTCTTAAACACGACTCTTTTATAGCTAAAGTCCCACCACCCCAATTCTTAGCAATTTTTACTCGTAGTCAAACTTACACCCAGTTAGTCATTTATTTGGGACTCTTACCCGTGGTTACTAGAGCGGGTTCTACTGTGCAGGTGCAATTATCATGACCCAACGTTATCCCTTAGTTTTGAACGGTGTGCAGATTCAGGAAATACAGGCGGGTGAATTTTTAGCTGTGCCAGAGTTGTTTGCAGACAATGGTGTGGTTTGCAATAAACAAACTATAGATACCAGCATCACATTCCCAGAAGCCACCAATGTTATTTCAGTGGGAACACTAACCATAAGCCCAGGTGTCACTGTCACTCTGGGTGCAGGCCAGAAATGGTCTATCATTTAAAGGCAGGTTTAATATGACCACTGTAGTAAAAACTAATAGTTCAGGATATTCGGTCACACCAGGTGTGGATAATATCTTTGAATTTAAAACCAATGATATACTAGCTCTCACAATCAATGCTTCTCAAGTCGTTTCCTTAGTAAATCCATTACCTGTAAATTCGGGAGGTATTGGTTTTGCTGCTCCAGGTATGGTTGGTAACATTTTAAGAAGCAATGGCACTATCTGGGAATCAGTAGCACCTACACCTACTATTACCGATGACACTACCACCAATGTTCTTCAATATTTGGGTATGTCCAGAGCCACGTCAGGGGCTTGGATCACTGATTATATTTGTACCTCTAAGTTGAATTTTAATCCGTTTACTGGTGTATTAACTTCCTTTTTATTCAATGCTTCTTCTGACGTGACTCTGAAAGAAAATATTACACCTATTGTAAACGGTTTGTCTACTATAGAAAGTCTTAATGGTGTTAGTTTCAATTGGAAAGATAGTCAGTTACCATCCATAGGTTTAATTGCTCAGGAAGTTGAAAAGGTTTGTCCCATATTGGTATCGGAAGAAGATGGTTTAAAGTCTTTGAACTACAATGGCATCATTGGCTTGTTAGTAGAAGCGGTTAAGGAATTGTCGGCACGGGTTAAAGAATTGGAGAACGGATAATGGCCTCTAACTATACTGAAGATGACCCTGTTTTTGGCACTGTAGACTTGGATGACGAGTATATAACTGATGCTTGGTTGGTTGACAGATATGTGGGTAATACATTATGGTCTTTTGGATATAATAATAATGGACAATTAGGTAACGGTACAATTATTGATTATTCTAGCCCTATTCAGATAGGTTCACTAACTAACTGGAAACAAGTTGCTTGTGAATATAGACATACTTTAGCTATTAAAACTGACGGCACTTTATGGGCTTGTGGATATAATGATTATGGGCAATTAGGTAACGGTACAGCTATTTATTATTCTAGTCCTATTCAAGTAGGTAGCTTAACTAATTGGAAACAAGTTGCTGGTGGATATAAAAATACTTTAGCTATTAAAACAGATAATACATTATGGGCTTGTGGATATAATTATTATGGACAATTAGGCAACGATACAACTATTGCTTATTCAAGTCCAATCCAAATTGGTAGTCTGACTAACTGGAAACAAGTTGCTTGTGGGCGCTATCACACTGTAGCCATTAAGACAGACGGCACTTTATGGAGTTGTGGATATAATTATTATGCTCAATTAGGTAATGGTACAGTTATTAAATATTCTAGTCCTATCCAAATTGGTTCATTGACTGATTGGAAACAAGTAGTTAGTGAGCAATACTCTACATTAGCTATTAAGACAAATGGAACTTTATGGGCTTTTGGATATAATGGTAATGGACAATTAGGCAATGGTACAACCATTAATTACTCTAGTCCTATTCAAATTGGTTCATTGACTAATTGGAAACAAGTTGCTGGTGGATATTTTTTTACTGTAGCCATTAAGACAGATGGAACTTTATGGGGGTTTGGTACTAATTCTTATGGACAATTAGGCAATAATACACGTATTCATTATTCCAGCCCCATTCAAGTAGGTAGCTTAACTGACTGGAAACAAGTTGCTTGTGGAAATAGTACTTTAGCTATTAAAACTGACGGCACTTTATGGGCTTTTGGATATAATGATTATGGACAGTTAGGTAATAGCACATCTATTAATTATTCCAGCCCTATCCAAATAAGCAGCCTGACTAATTGGAAACAAGTTGCTTGTGGAGATAAACATACTGTAGCAGTCACATTTAAAGATATAGGAGATTAAAAATGCAATATTTACTGACCGAAAACAAATCTGTACTGCTAGGCCCGATTGATTGGAAACCAAGATTCATACAATCAGAGCTAGATGATTTAGAGGTAGACTTTAAAATACCTATCGCAGAACCAGGTTATTTGGCTATTAATGAAACCTTGGAAATTATTCCGGTAATCACGTCTTATAAGCCAGCCGTGGATTTCAATTTTGAACATTTGGCAGGGCCATTCTATACCTTCACCAACAATGGGGCACATGAAGTCTATAGCTCCTATCGTTTGTCGTTAGACATTATCAAGGAGAATTTACATGCCATTGCTGCAATGGCAAGGTTCAGAAAGGAAGAACTGGGTACTAAAACCACTATCCAGAACTTGGAAGTGACTGTAGACACCACCCGAAGTAGCAGAAACATCTTCGTACAAAAATACTTATTGATGAGTGAGTCTGATACTGTGTTGTTAAAGTTTGCTGAAGGTTGGTTTACGGTGACTAAAGCAGAATTAGGTCAAGTTGTGCAAGCGGGTAATAATTATATCCAAGCTCAATTCGATGCTGAAAAGGTTAAGTTGGGTGAGATAGATGCTCATGACACTTTTGAAGGTCTGCAAGCTGTAGTTATTATACCACTACCTGAAGTACCAGAAGCTCCTTTAGGAGGCTGATATGCTGACCGGATTTAAGACTATAGACCCTAATACAGGTAATGCTAATGATTTGGGTGAACGGTATCTGACTAAAGACTATATGCTCGATGCTTATCCTAACTTGATTCCAGGTATGAACCCTAGTGGGTTGTGGAGTTTTGGATATAATGGTTTTGGGCAATTAGGTAACGATACACGTATTAATTATTCTTCTCCTATTCAAGTAGGTAGTCTGACTAACTGGAAACAAGTTACTTGTGGGCGTTACCATAGTGCAGCTATTAAAACAGACGGCACTTTATGGGCTTTTGGCGATAATTATAGTGGACAATTAGGTAACGGTACAACCATTGGTTACTCCAGCCCTATTCAAATTGGT